TTGCGATAACGGCAAACGCCAAGAAACCCAAAGTCGTATGGCCTAAGGCAGTGCTGACTCTTAAAGACGGTACTGTGCTCAACGGCTATTTGCAGAACGACATCCACTTCATGAAAAAATACATCTATTTCAGTGAAACACAAAATGGTAAGGATGTAAAATACAAAATCGTAGACATTAAATCCCTTGAGGTGGATAATGCTCTCCAGGATGGCAAGAAACGCACTTTCATCCTTATAGATGAAGACCCTACATTCCAATATTTGGCAACTGTCATTTACAAGGGTAAACATGTTACGGGCTATATGCAGCCGTTTGCTTTTGAAAATTCCACCCACAGCAGGTCGTTTACTGGTATATGGACAAATAATACCGTTTACTTGGGCTGTAGATCATACGACTATAAGGTTGATGGCGGAAAGCTTGTTTACTATTGGATGTTATTTGAGGATAAAAAAATTAATTCCAAAAGAGAAAAATACTCTCAAAAGAAACTGTTGAAAAAGATAAAAAATAAATTCAAGGACTATCCTGCCGTCGCTGAAGAAGTGGAAAAGAGAGGACTCACTGCTGAGCAAATCCACGAGGACCCTACCATTCTTCTTGAAATTCTTGACAAGAGTCTGCAATAACTCTTGTCTTTTCCCCCATACAAATGCTTCCGTACTTTCGCAGTATGGAAGCATTTTTCAATTTATCCCTACCCACTGATTGGCAGTCACTCTCTGACAGCCAACTCTTGTATTTCTTCACACAGCTCTCGCATGATCTGCCAATGGAAGAAATACTCACTCTCTGTCTGTTCAAATGGGCAGACCTAAGAGTGTTGTGCAAGACGCATGACGGCAGCTATCTCGTAAAGCACCGCCAAGCGTCCAAGCAGGAGGCTACGCTCACCATCAGACAAATGCAAGCAGCCACGGCTTCATTGGACTTCTTACGACAATTCGCACCATTGCCGGTTCGCATCACAAAAATCGGAAGAGCCAAAGCCGTCGAAGCCGACTTCCAGGGCGTGCCGTTCTCGACATTCATATCTGCCGACAACTACTATCAGGGCTTTCTCCACACCAAGAACGATGCCTTATTGAAAGACCTCGCCACGCTTCTGTACCCAAAGGTCAAGTCGCGTCACCTAACAACGCCACTTTTGCTCAACGCCTTCTATTGGTTTTCATCGCTGAAGCATTACTTCGCCCGACTGTTCCCACACTTCCTGCAGCCGATGTCCAGTTCTTCTGAAGACCTCCTGGGCTACGCACCGCCCATCGGCGATGTGCTACGGACTGCCATGAATGCACAGATCCGTGCGCTTACCGGAGGTGACATCACTAAAGAGGAAGCGGTGCTCTCTATGGACACATGGCGAGCACTCACAGAACTCGACGCTAAGGCTAAAGAAGTAGAAGACATCAAACGACAAACGAAATGACAGACAAGAACATCAATTGGGATGCCACCGCTTTCTTCGCATCTCTTACAGAAACAAACAAGTTCGCCAAGGCCCATGACTTTGTATTCGCAAAGGTCAGCGGACTTGACGGCTTCGAGGAAGCCTTGCAGCAGCTACAGTCCGCCACCGCCATTATCGCCGTCAGCGACATAAGCCAAGGCTACATCGAGATGAACAATAGTCCGCACACTCGAAGAGTGAAGACGGTCTTCCTCGCCATGCGCCACGCCATCGACGACATGGCAGCACGCCAGCAGTGCATGGACACCATGCGCGAGCTGTTCCGACAGTTTATGAGCAAGCTAATCCTCGAAAAGACGAAGCAGGAGCAGCATAATATCTATCTCGACTCTCGCATTTCCTTTCAGGAAATCGACCAATACTTCTTCTCTGGCTGCGCCTGTGCTTTCTTTCAAATAGCCGTTGACACTTATACCGATTTACGTTATGACCCCACTGAATGGCAATGACCCACAACTGCAAGAACGTGAGAAGTTCGTTCTTGCCTTCAACGATACGATGCTCAAAATATGGCGTGAGCAAATGACTCTCCTCGGTGTAATCGACACCGGACGTTTGCTTCACAGCCCCAAGTTCCTCCCTGTCCGTGCGGATGGTCGTTTCATAGAGTTAGGACTAAGCCAGTCCTTCCTCGAATATGGCCTTTGGCAGAACTTCGGTACGGGTAAAGAAATTCCAAGAGGTAATCATGGCGACATCGGCCGTGAACGCAAGCGCAAGAAGAAGCCCTGGTTCAGCCGTAAGTACTACGCTTCCGTCATGAACCTCCGTGACTTCCTCTCCGACAACATCGCTCATGAGTTCGTCGGTGTCGTCGCCCAGGCACTCGACGACAAGTATGTGCGCTATAATCACTAACAATGTCTTTTCTCCATCTAAAAGTCAGCCATACCTTTGCTGAAAACAAGCAAAAGTATGGCTGACATTTCATCTATCACATCTCTCATTACCTCATTTCGCAGCGAGACGCGCGAAGAGGCTATAACGCCCGAAGTTCTGGGCGCACTGTTGCAGAAAATCGCAGACCTTTTGGGCAAAGCTGCTCTGCAGACGGACGTGAGTCGCCTTGATAATTGGCGCTCGGATCTTGCACGCATCGGCTATGTGCTGACATCGCTCACCATCGGTTCGGACGACCGCAACAACGTGTACTTCACGTTGGGAAAGGCGAACCTCTCTACTGGAATCAACCAAATTGCAAACAATTCCATTCTAATACGCCAAGCCACTACCGAGCGTGCCGGTGTCATGCGTGCGCAGCAGGTGCAGGACTTGAACAAGTGCAAGGCTGATATCTCCAAGTATTTCTCTTCGCTTTCAACTTTGGAGGAAACAATCTTAAATCTACAAAAGGGTATTGCAAATATCAGTCTCCGTGTTTCCAGAAACACCAAAGCAACCACTGTCAACGCTGAAGATATCCTAAAGATTCAGACGGATATCAAGTCGCTTGCATCGCAGATGAAATCGTTGCAAACGGACATTCAGAAGTTTGCCACGATGAAGCAAGCTACGCAGATGCACATTGAATGTATCATCACTGACAGCACTCTCGTGATACAGGATGCCTACCGTTATATCCGGCAAGGGCTTACACCGGTCATTTTTCGACACTCGGTGCGTACAAGTCGCAAGCAGGAGGATAAAAACGGTGTGCGTGAGTATCTTCCACGGCGACGTGGCTGGAACCGCTTTTATGACGACCGAAAGATTAGTGTGAATAATGGCGACGAGATTTCTTTCCGTCTGGATAAGGAGGGCGACCCGAACAGAGGAAAGTTTTTTACTGAGCCTGGTGTGTTGTTCGGCGACTGCCGTGCCGTCATCGACCCCAATACGCAAAGGCTTTCGGAAGTCCGCATTTACTTTGGCAAACGTTCATTTAACATTCTCGGCATCAACCGCTATTTCCGCTTCGCCATCGGATTTTACAAGAAGTCCAAAGATTACGGTCCGTTCCAGTTCGGTGAACTCCGAACTAACCTCGCTGAATTCAAGGTAATTGCAAGGGCTGATACATTTGATAGTAGCAACAATTACAAACTCACCTTCATTTTCAGTATGTAAACGAAAATGAGCCATGGTTTCTCCGCAAGGAGGCCACCACAGCTCGGATGCAAAATGGTGTTCGCGACACCACGCTGCCAAAGAGCAATGGTCCAATCGACCACAACTCAATACAAAGATAACCACATCATATTAACTCTCAAAAGACAATTCATTATGACAAAAGAAACTAAGGAAAACGTGCAGATTGTATCTGCCATAGCTATGCTCATCGGAGGATTCCTCCTCGCTGTCGCAGGATTCATCGTACCGCCCACCGGACAAATCCACGAGTCTGTCCTGGGTGTATTCGCAGAGTGTCTTATCTACGCCGGGTCTATCTTCGGTGTCACTATCTACATACAGACTAAGTATGCAGAACTACGCTCGTACCTCGACGACAAGCTGAAACGGAAGGAGGAGAAGGATGCGCAAGATTGATCTCATCATCGTCCATTGCTCTGCCACGCCTGAAGGCAAGGACTTCACCACGACAGACATTGACCGCTGGCATCGACAGCGAGGCTTTGCATCCATCGGATATCACTTCGTTATCTACCGCGACGGCTCTGTGCATCATGGCAGACCGCTCGCACAAGTGGGAGCGCACTGCCAAGGGCACAACGCCCATTCCATAGGAATCTGCTATATCGGTGGTTTGACCGCCGACGGCAAACACCCTAAGGATACTCGCACGAAGGAGCAGAAATCCGCATTGGTGGCACTTCTTCGTAAACTCAGAGTGCAGTTCCCCAATGCCAAAATCCGAGGACATCGCGAAATGACGTGCAAACGAGCGCAATATGAAGCTGGCTTCAATATTGCCGAGTGCAGCCGTCATTGTGCAAATTGCAAATTCGCTGCCAAAGCGTGTCCATCATTCGCTGCCACGGCAGAGTATGCCATCATCTAAACCCTACGATATGAAACATATCCTAATCCTTATTCTTTGTGCATTTGTACTGTCATGCAAGAGCACAAAGACAGCATCGTCCTCCAATGAAAGTGAGCGAAACGCCGTTTCGCAAGCTCAATGGCGATCCGCTCAGAATCTTTCATTCAGTTCCCTACAGAGGCTTACCGCCCTTTCATTCGATAGCTGCGTCTTCACATTCGGGGGTGTCGACACGTCGGCAACCCCTCAATGTTCCGCCATCAGCTATCCATCGGGCAAGCCCCTGTCCAATGACAAGGCAAAGCCTCCATCTTACCACGGCAAGCCTTCAGCAATAAGATACGGCAAGCCGTCTTCTCTCAGACTCTACGGACTTCACCTTTCCCAAGAGGAAAAGGAGGAGTCCGCAGCTGCACAGCAGGTGGAAGACAGCATCGCAATAGCGAAGCAGTCTTCATCCGACAAGTCGCAGGAAATCATCAAGTCAAGGTCTTCAGTTCCCTTCACGGCAAAGCTCGCTATTGCCGTCCTGATGATGATAACGGCAGTAGCCGTCATTTTCTTTATCCGTCGCTATCTCGCCGGCAGACGACGACATTTCGGTCACAGGCTCCCGAATTCATTACCTGGCAGCTCCGGCGGTGCATTGTTCGGTGGCGAGGACAAGCCATTGCAAGGCTAAGTGAAATTGTGGGGTGTTCCATTGCGTTCCGTCGCTTTGGGCTTCTGTTGCAAAATAAGTATGCCACTTCCCTGATCCGTACCATGTCTCTTTTTCTCGGATGTGAGGAGGACAAATCGCCTGAAGTCGAATAGTCCTCCATACATTCGAGAAAAGTGCAAGCACACGAGTCACGGTACGGGGTAAGCAACATACACATTTCTCCACGGCAGCCCAAAGCCCCTCCACTTCATTACACGCCCCATAATTTCACGGCTACGCCAGTCCTCGCCACCGAACAATGCACCACCTATGCACATGATTGACGCATCACCCAGCCAAGCAACGCTTGCAGCGAGCTTGTCTGACCTCCTCGTCAATCATCAACACGCAAGCGTCATCCGTCTTCCACGTCATTTCATTCCGTCATTCTTCTCCACATCTACGATGTCATTCTGTTTTTTGCACATCAAAGATATCTATCTATCATCATCAAAGGTGAAAAGTGTTGCACACCCTTCACCTTTCTTAATAGGTACGGACACACGCTCCATTGCATTGCACATAAGTCCGTGCAGCTGCGCTCTATTGTCTATCATCTCGCTGCGCTCAATCCCTTTCATTTCGCTGCGCTCAATCTTCTCTTCTTCAGCCGAAAGGCAGTGGCTCTCCACTCCCGTGTCCGTCCGTTATGCGCCATATCCTTTCGTCCACTGTTGCGAAAGGATATTGCGCTACATTCCATTACGTTATCATTCCGGAGTTTCTCTATGACTCTGCGAGCCATGGAGAAGTCCTACATTACCACTTCATTACATTCCACTTCATACCCATTCGCTTCGGGTAAGGCTGAGCCTTCTGTTTCCTATAAGGCGATGCCTTCATGGTTTGGTAAAGCTATGCTTTCTATTATCTGTCAATGCGAGAAAGCCGTCTGACTTATGGCAATCAAGATTGCTATAAGTCTGACAGCACTCTCGCTTATTCAAATAGGTATGGCAGAGGTATGGGATAGAAAAGGTAGTGCGCCTAATGTCGGGCAAGACCGACAGGCGCATTACCTTTTTATCCCTCACCACTGCCGCATTACCGCACGATGGGTCGGGCGTGGCGTGGTGGCTCGCTTGGGTGTGGGCGGTGGTTCAGTAACACGAAAGAGCGCAGTATGAAGCCGAAACCTTCGTTTTTCTCGCATATATTGCAACATCCGCAAGCCATTGATGCCCATCCGATACCCAATAGCCTTTCGTAGTACGGCAAGACCTTCGGTTTGCTCGGCTTGGAGGCTTAAAGTGCCGAAAATAGAGCATTTGACACATCCGAAACCCTATATCGTACCGAAACCCGATGCTTTGCCGAAACCTTTTGCTTGTTTCAGCCTTATTTGCTCAAGGCGAAGCCCTCGTTTTTCGTGGAACTTGGAGCGGTTGTGCATCAGCGTGAAACCTCGGTTCGCTTTCGTCATCAGCGAAACTTGCAAGCCTTTTTCGTCACTTTCTGCCTTTTCGCCTTTTAGCGCAACTAAGGCGGTTTTACGAGTGTGAGAAACTAAATATTAACATTTGTTTACATATTCCGCAAAGGTCGGGCGGTCGTAGCCGTCAGCAAGGACAGGGCGGTCGGGGGGTCTTTATCAAGACGGGTTAAGGGAAAATCCCTTAACAATCCCTTAACGGCTTGATACACAAGCCCTTCGTTTTTCTATCGCTTAAATTTCGTCGTTTTTTGTCGGCGCCAGCGTGCCTAAATCGGGCGAAACTGCCTTATTTCTCGTCTTTTGAGTGGTGTTTGAGCGGTGTTATTTTTGCGTATCATTAAACCAATAAAATTGAAAGACGTATGTCGAATATAAACACCAATGCGACCGTTACACTCACCGTAAACGGAAAACAGGCGGAAGATATGCTCCTGAAATTGAAATCTCAGGCTGCAAACCTCGAAAAAGCCATTGAGAAAGCGGCAGCAGCAGGAAACAAACAGCAGCTCACGAAGCTAAAGCGTGAACTGAAGGAGACTAATCGCCAAATCTCGCAGATTGAAAATGCTGCAAAAGGGGTCGAGCATATTCTGCAACGACTCGATGAAACTTCTCCTAAGGAACTGAACCGCACGTTGGTACAGCTGAAACGTAACATTAATGGGCTTGAACGTGGAAGCGAAGAGTGGAACAGACAATGTGAGGCTATCAAGCGTGTAAAGGCGGAGATTGCCAAAGTGAACTCGCAACTGCGAGAGAATGAGAGTCTGTGGGAACGGATGAACCGAAAGTTGAACGACTGGCAGACGGCTCTTGCCGGCATTGCTGCTGCCATCACGGGTATCATCATGGCAGGACGCTCGGCGGTGAACGCTTTTGCGGATATGGACCAGGAGATGGCGAATGTGCGCAAGTTTACCGGAATGAACGCTTCGGAGGTGGAGCAGCTGAATGAGGAGTTCCAGAAGATTGACACCAGAACGGGGCGTGAGGAATTGAATAAGTTGGCGCAGGAGGCGGGTCGATTGGGCAAAACATCGCAGGAGGATGTCTTGGGCTTCGTGAAAGCTGCCGACCAAATCAATGTGGCTTTGGACGACCTCGGTGATGGGGCTACGCTTACATTGAGTAAACTTACCAACATCTTCGGTGACGAGGAACGCCTCGGCACGGAGAAGGCTCTGCTTGCCGTGGGTTCTGTGATTAATGAGTTGTCGCAGAACTGCACGGCTTCTGCTCCTTATCTCGCAAACTTTACACAGCGCATGGCTGGCGTGGGTGCCCAGGCGAAGATGACTATCCCGGAAATCATGGGCTTCGCTGCGGTTCTCGATAGCCAGGGACAGGCGGTGGAGATGTCGGCAACGGCGGTTTCCAAAGTCATTATGGATATGTTCAAGGAGAACGACAAGATAATAAAAGCTACTGGACTTAATGCGAAGGAGTTCAACGAAACGCTGAAGAAGAGCACTAACGAGGGACTTCTTATGTTGCTGGATCGTCTGCACGAATTGGGCAACATCGACGTACTGGCTCCAGTCTTCAAGGATATGGGCGAGAACGGTGCCCGTGCTGCGCAGGTGATTTCAGCTCTTGCTGGTAACCTCGATTTGGTGCGATGGGAGCAGGAGGAAGCTACTAAGGCGTTTGCGGAGGGTACATCTGTCACAAATGAGTTCAATGTGCAGAATACTACGGTGCAAGCAGGACTTGACAAGGCTCGCAAGGGCGTGACGGAGATGGCGGTGGCACTCGGTGAGCAGCTGCAGCCGATAATGAAGCATGTCATATCTTCCACCACGTTGTTGTTGAAGTTCATGTCTACTTCTATCACGTTCATAAAGGAGAACGCTTTTACCTTGGCTTCGCTGACAACTGCTTTCATTGCATATAAGATTGCGGTGAACGCTTCGAACATTGCTTTCAAGGCGCATTATGCGTGGCTTGTTATCTGCAAGACGGCAACGGCTGCGTACAAAACTACGGTGGCTACGTTACATGCTGCGCACTTGCTTCTGCAGATGGGGCTCGCAAAACTGCAGGGCAACTGGGTACGTCAGTCATGGCTGATGTCGGACCTCAAAAAGCAGGGTGCTCTGCTCGCATCGGGCTATGGTGCGATAGCAGCCGGAGCCATTGCTCTCGGTGCGGTTCTGTATAAGTTATACAAGAAGATGACGGAGGTGTCGCAAGCAGAAAAGGATTTGCAGGAGATACGCAAGCGTGGGCAAGAGGGCATCATCGACGAGAAGAACAAGATTGATGCGCTTATTGCTGTGGCTCGCGATGAAACGCAGTCGCTGAAGGACAGACACACGGCGATTGATGCGCTCAACAAGATTATCCCGAACTATAATGCCCAGTTGGATGATACTACGGGCAAGTATAAGGAGAACAAGAAGGCTCTTGATGATTACTTGAAGTCGTTGACTCGCAAGTATGAGATTGAGGGTGCCAAGGATAAGTTGCGTGATATAGGAAAGCAGCGTGTCGACCTTAATCTGGAAAAGCAGAGGCAGGAGCGTGTCGTTGCCATGGATGAGATGGAGGCAAGGACGGAAACGGTTATGCCTGGTCAGGAGGGAAAGGTGGTGCAGTTGGGTGTCAACTCGTTGCGTGCCTCGAACAGACGTGCGCTTGCCAAGACAAAGGAGGACCTGGCGGAACTCGACCAGCGTGAGGCGAACATCTTAGGCATATATGGCGAAGACATCAAGAAGGAGGCACTCAATGACGCGAAGAAAGAACAGAAGCAGGAACAGCAGACGCAGAACCCTCCATACACGCCTCCTAAGACGGACAAGAAGACGAAGTCTGAGGATGTGCTGAAGCCGGAGAAGGACTGGAAGACCAGGGAACAGGCTATCAACCGCATTGCGTATGCCAAAGGTGAGAAGGACTTCGAGGAGTACACGAACCGCATGACAGAGATTGATATGGAGTACAATCAGAAAGTTATGGCTAATGGCAAAGCTACAACTGAACAGAAGCTGGAAGCGGAAGCATCATACTATGAGGCGAAGAAGAAGCTCGTTGATGACAAGAATGTGCAGTCGGCTAAGCAGGAGAACGACTATTACAATGAGCTTGTTGCTACGGAGAAACAGCGGTACATTGATGGCAAGGTCGACCAAAAAACGTTTGATGATGCGCTTGAACTCATGGAGTTGGAGCATCTGCGTCGTTTGACGAAGGTCTACACGGATGGTTCTAAGGAACAGCTGCAAGCGCAGAAAATTTATCAGAATAAGCTCGTTGAAAACCAAAAGCGTAATCAGAAGACCGTCGAGGACAACGAGAAGAAGCTTCAGAAAGAGCTTGCCAAAATAAAAGAGGACTACTTCGGGGATAACAAGTCGGAGAAGAAAGAGAAATACACCAAAGATAGTGCTGCCCTCGATGAGGTTTTCAAACAGGAGATAAAGGCTGCTGGCGACGATGCAAAGGAGAAGTTGCGCATTGAGGAAGCGTATCAAAAGGCAAAGGTGGCACTGGCGAAGAAGTACGGCCAGGAGTATAACGACACGAGCAAGAACTTCCTCGAAAACATGACGGAGGACATCACGGAGTGGCTGAACTCGGACCTCGGACAGGCGGTGCAAGGGTCTTTCGACACGCTGACATCGGGCATGTCTTCAATATTTTCGGGCATGACTTCGCTCATTCAGGCGGAACTGGAGATACAGACTGCTGCCATCGAGAAGCGGTATGACAAGGAGATATCGCAAGCGGAGGGTAACAACTACAAGGTGAAGAAGCTCGAAGAACAGAAGCAGAAGGAGCTGGCAAAGAAAAAGAACGAGGCGAACAAAAAGATGTTTGCCATGCAGGTGATACAAGCGGTGGCGCAGACGGCACAGAACGCCATCTCGGCGTATGGCTCGGCAGCGGCAATTCCGCTTGTGGGTTATATCCTGGCACCAGTGGCTGCTGCAATGGCGGTGGCAGCTGGAGCAATTCAGATTGCTGCAATCAAAAAGCAGCAGCAAGCGAGTGAAAGCCAGGGCTATGCAAAGGGTGGCTTCACTCCGAAAGGCTCCAAGTTCCAAGAAGTGGGCGTGGTTCATGCCGGGGAATGGGTGGCGTCGCAGGAGATGCTTGCCAACCCGGTTGCGCGTCCTATCATCAACGCCCTGGACTATGCGCAGCGGACTAACACCATCGGATCCTTACGAGCCGATGATGTTAGTCGGACTATTGCGCCAGTAGCATATAGCACGCCACAACAGCAACAGCCTATCATCGTGCAGCAGCAGTCGGACGGACTGGCTACGGCTGCAATCGTGCAGAACACAAAGGCTATGCAGAGTTATGCTGATACGATGAAGCAATTGGAGAAGCGGTTGAGCGAGCCTTTCGTCACGGTGAACACGGTCACGGGTGACACTGGCATCAAGCAAGCGCAGGACGAGTATGACACACTAATCCGTAACAAGACACCAAAGAGTAGGAGAAAGTGAGTAACCTCTGGTTAATGGTGAGCCTCGCCAATTGTCATTACATACATAGCAATAAATAAGAATATTAGGAGCAAAATCCATGTGGCAAGCGATATGTATGATAAAGTGGCAAGTGTTCGTCTTGCAGACTTACCTTTCACATATCTACTTAAAATATACAGTACGACACTACTTGCAATAAGAAATATGAGCATGTGTGGAAAATCGAAATTCCAATAGTCAATAAAGACAAGACTTGCAACAAAAAGTGTCAAACTTGCGAATATTATAATTAGTGTATGCTTCATTTTGCAAAAGTAATAAAAATGGAAATAATAATCAATGGCAAACAAGCTTTTTTGAAGAAGAACACTTCGTTTGACTTCATCTTCGAGAACCGTCTGTTTACGGGTAGCGACAGCTACACCTTGACAATTACGTTTCCACTAAAGGGATGCGCCCGAAATATAGCCATCTTCGGGCACATCCACAGAGCGGATGTTATCAAGTCGAAGGTGGTGTTTGACTGCGACATACGTGATGGTGCATTTATGAAGTCTGGCTCCATCACAATAACGGAAATATCGGACGTAGAAGTAAAAACGCAATTCCTGGAGGGACGCAGTGAGCAGAACTTTGACGAGACATTTGACGATATCTATCTCAATGAAATGGATTTGGGATATCCTACCAAGCGCGATAATCTTATAGCAGCAGAAGCGTTCAAACCATATCCAACGAACAACTGGGTGCCGTTGCCGTGGGTAAACAACTATTCCGGCAATCTGCAAAATGCTGTTACTACATCTGTCCATTTCATCACTGGCTTCGAGAATGTCAAAAGTACTCTTTCGTTCCAGCCATACTTATTGTATATCTTGAAGCGTATTTGTTCGCAATTGGGGTATGAGGCGAACTTTGCTGAACTGGAGCAATCGCAATATAAATATCTCTTGATTTGCAATACGCTTCCGGCTGCATGGGCTGCGTGGAACTTTGCCATTGCATTGCCTCATTGGACATTGAACGAGTTTTTTGAGCATCTTGAAAACTTCCTTTTCGGAGATTTTGATATCAACCATAAGGCTAAGCGCATCGAGTTTCATTTCTCTAATAGTCTGGCAAAATCGGCAGGAGAGATAATCTTAAACAAGGTCTTGGACTCTTACACAACAGAGGTGTCGCAAGAAGATGAAAGCAAGTACATCGCTTCGGCTAACTTGAAATACGCTGATAATGATGCGCTTCTGTGGTCATATTATTCGTGCGACTGGTTTATAAGAGCCAACAAGTCAAAGGCTTTGGTCTATGATACATTTCGGGAATTGATTGACAAGGCAATGACGTTGAAGATTAGCGGTTATTACAAGTCCACGGGGCATAGCGGACATGGATACAGCGAGTCTTTCAGCCGTGGCTATCCAGTTGGAAGTGACGGAAACAGACTGTTTTATTGCAAGGAGATTGATACCTATTTTATAATGTACTGCTACAAATCAGAATTTGTCAGCAAGCATAATGACATGAAGTGGTACAAGTATTATAACCGTCTGATGCCTGTAAATCAGTTCGGAGATTATTTTGTTGATAATGATGCTGACGATATTGAACTGAAAATCGTTCCTGCATGGATAGAGGGTACTGACGACAAGTATGGCAATTGTATGTTTCTCGACTGCGGAGAGTTGGGCAGTAGAGAAACATGGACTATATCGGAAGACGGTACAGGCTCTTCTGGCTCTGCATCTTCTGGCATCTACATAGGACAAAGACCGAACAATGAAGGGCAATTATCATCGGTACGCTATCACGATGATGTCGACTATGATGCAGGAGACTTGGCACAAGGCACTGCAAGCTATGTGATTGGCAAAGGAGAAACCGAGAAGTCATCTGCATACTTTGATGTTATATATGTCGGCTTTTGGAGTGGACATTATCTTTTCGGCGGTAATCAGCCACATCCTATAATAGATAAGGTGGAGGTTACTGACTCGTTTGGGTATAACAGAACTCAATTCACCTTGCGATTGAAAGACGGCATAGCCAATTCTATGCGCTTGTCAATGCACAAGATTGATGGAAAGCAGAAGTTCCATTTCTCTTTCCTCTCTGACACAATACCCAATCCTCGTGCATTGTTCTACATACGTGGACAGAGGTATATATGCGAAAAAATAACTGCCACCTTCCATGAGTCGGGAAAGTCGCAGTTACTAAAGGGAATATTCTATCGTGTCTTAGCTGATTGAACGCTGCAGGGCTGTGGCATGGCGCTCGATGGTGGTGCGCAGCACCTTGGCATAAATCTGTGTGGTCTTGATGTCCTGGTGCCCAAGCATACGAGCCACATTCTCTATAGGCACATCGTGAGCCAATGCCATCGTAGCGAAGGAGTGGCGAGCCACGTGGAAAGTCAACTTCTGCCTGAAGTGCAGCTCCATCTGTATCACATGAAGGTAGTCGTTGGCTTTCTGGTTGCTTATCTTAGGCAGTTGGTAGTCGTACTTCTCAAGCACCTTCATCGCAGGAGAGAGGATAGGAGTGAAGAACTTCGTATCGGTCTTGATACGGCTACCATCGATGTAGTACATCTTGCCTTCCTTCTTCGTCATGCTCTCGAAGTCGAAGGTCTGTGTGTCGCAGAACGACAGACCGGTGTAGGCTGCGAAGATGAAGAGGTCACGAACCCTGGCAAGCTTGCCCTCGAACTTGTAGCTGCGCATGAGCTTCAGTTCAAGTTCGGTGAGCGGTTCACGTTCACGGCACTTGCCTCGCTTCAACGTCACCACTTGATAAGGATCCTGTGGAATTTCGCCCATCTGATAAAGTTGGCGAACCCACTTGTGGATTTTCTTGTGGTAGCCGTAACACGTCACATCGGTACGGGTGCCATCATGCAGCCAGTTGTCAAAGGCGATGATGTTCTTCGGAGTCAAGTCGCCATAGGTATTGAGTTTACCGAATGTGCGCACGGTTTCGATAGCACATATCTTGTGCTTGCGTGTGCCTTCGCGCAAATCTTCATTGGCGAGAGCTTCCTCCATAAAGTCGAGAAAGCTCTTTTCACTTTTCTCCGGCTCTTTTGGCTGCTCCTCCTTTACTTCCATCTTAGGCTTCTTGTCTTCGCCATTGAAGTGATACATGAAATTGTCGTAGGTACGCTCTTCATCAAGAACGTCCATCGCAGCAATGATTTTCTTACACTTTGCTACCAGAGCTTGTGTTTCGGGCGAAGCTGCTGCTGCTTGCCAGTCGTCGGGTGAATACTTGCCAATCATAATGTATTTACGAGTGGCACGTCCAAGATAAACTTGCACTTCCAAAAATCCGTAACCCCTCTTCTCGGAGTTTTTTCTACGGTCGAAGACGACCTCTACCAATTCCTTCTTCATCGTTAAAGTAGGTTTTAGTACAGCGGACAAATAAGTGGAGAAGATGAGAATAATGGGAGTTTAACAATTTTTAATTGGCTATCTTGCCAATTCCAGCTATTTAGTGGCTGAAAGTGTCACACGTTTTTAGAAAGTGTCACACATTTCAGAAAAGTGTCACACAAAGTGTCACACATTTATGTATCGTTGTGTCCCGTTATGTCATCATCAAAGCACCAGGTTCAAATCCGCTGCGTTAATTAGACATTACGCTCGTCCTCTAAATAACTGTCTGAATTTCAAGTTACTCGCTCGTAACTAACTGTATATAAGCAACAAAGAGGATACTACCGAAGTAGAATCCTCTTTGACGTTGTTTTGTTCCGATGTGACCCGCATGGGGTCACAAAGTGATTCCGTTGGGGTTCGAACCCAAGACCCACAGCTTAGAAGGCTGTTGCTCTAATCCAACTGAGCTATTGAAACAGAGAGAGTTATAATATTTAAAGGATGAGAATATTGCAGAATTAATTCAATAGATATAAATTATTGCAGTTAATGACATAAAACGACAATCATAAGTTAACATTGCTATGGCTACAATCACATATAAAATAGAAGAACCTAAAAAAGACAAAACAAGAAAAGTTTCAATAACACTATCTCATAAAGGAATAAGAAAGAGAATCCATACAAATATTGTTATAAAGGAGTGTGACCTAACAAAACAAGGAAAGATAAAGTCTGATAGTCTTAAAAGAAATATTGAAGACACTATAAATACTTTAAGGAATAAGTTGTATGAAATAGAGACTAGCTTGGGAAATAAAGATGCAGATATTGAATGGATATATTCTCAATTAACAGGTAATGTCAAGACACTGGACTTTTTTGAATATACAAGAAAGTGGGTTGAGAAATCAAATAATAAAGGAAAAGGCAACTACTCTATTATGCTTAATTCCTTATACAGATTTCTAAAAAGTGATACACTATCATTCTTTGATATTAATTATAATCTTCTCAACAACTATAAGGACTATCTTACTGGACATCCAAGAGCACAGTCTTTATACTTAGGTTGTATGCATCATATATTCAATGAGGCTATAAGAGAATACAATATGGATGATAACAAGGTAATAACCAATAATCCATTTAATAGCTTTATCATTCCTAAGAGTGCGTCAATGACAAAGAATAGAATTATCAGTGATGATAACCTAATTAAACTATTTAACTTTCATGGGACAAGAAGAGTTGGAATGGCAAGGGATTGCTATATTTTGTCATTCTGTCTTATAGGTATGAACTCTATTGATCTATATGAATGCATATCATATAGCAATGGTGTACTTGCTTATGACAGAGCAAAGACAAGAAATAGAAGAATAGATAATGCACATATTGAAATAACAGTACCCAATATAATAAAACCTCTTTTTGATAAATATAAAGGAGACTCAAGAGTGTTTAACTTCTATAAGAAGTATAGCAATGCAGCTAATTTCAACAAACATATAAATAAAGGACTGCATATAATTGCAGACACCTTGGGTATTCCCCATTTTGACTTTTATTCTGCCAGACATACATGGGCATCAATAGCAAGAAACAGACTTGGTATAGATAAGTATACTATACATGAAGCATTGAACCATGTATCAGATATGAGTATTACTGACATCTATATACAAAAGGACTATACCAATATCAATAAAGCCAATGAAAAGGTTATTGCTTATATAGAGAAACTTATCTATCATAAATCCAAATAGACTTTGATAAAACAAAAACTCCCTCTGTCCGCTGACAGGGGGAGAACCAACCTAACAATTAAAAAATAATAAAAAAGCAAATAGAATACTACTTACTTAATAATCTCAACGTATTTGTTATCCTGACTTTCTATATAGGGATTCTTCTCAACTACATTCACATGTAGAACAGTGTGTTTCTTTTGAAACCATCTGAATAAGAAGAACCTCTTTGGAGGATTAACTGTTTCCTTCTTAGTTGATACTATCACAGTTTTCACACTCTTGAATTTTGGTGTGACAGTTACAGATGAAGGGTATTTTAAACCCACCCTCACAGAATACCATTCATCTGACAACAGAGTATCAATGTTAATCCCCTTGTTTTTAAAAACAGTGTCTTTCAAAATTATAGTATCAGATTTTATGAAGTTAGAAGATATGTGCTGCAAGCTCTTTAGCTTGGAGTCTTTTATCTTCAGTTCCTTTCTTGTATTATCAAGCTCTTGGAAGATGGAGTCATTAGAATGCTTCAACTGAGCAATAGTCAATTGGAATGCTATACTATTGTCCTTAGAATCACTGAACATATTCTCATAGGATTTTACATTAGTAATAGCTTCTTTCCATCTATTCTCCGTTTTGACCTTACTTTTAAGTATAAAACATAGAGCAATTATTGTTACCATCATTAATACAATACTTCCAATGCAAACATATTTCTTTAACTTTTCCATTCTGTTTTCTTTAAGTATTGCAAAGATATAACCAATAGATTTATATGACAATGATCTAACAATACCATTTATATCATGTTAATACATTCATTTAACTACTTTCATAGAGCAGTATATAATAGTACCTTTGTGTTATAACTAATACATATATAATATGAAGATATTGATAGATAGAAAATGGAAGAAAGAGGATTATACTATTGGTAAGTTATATGTTGATGGTGTATTCTTCTCAAATACTTTAGAAGATAGAGATAGAGGTTTGACAAGTACTATGTCTATTGAGGAGATTAAGAAAAAGAAGAAAGCTGGAGATACCGCAATACCTACTGGAACTTATAAGGTAAGAATGGATATTCCTAGCCCAAGATTCAGCAAAAGTAATTGGTATATAAAAAACTGTAATGGAGCAAAGATGCCAAGACTTAAAGATGTTCCTGGATATGATGGTGTACTTGTTCATTGTGGAAATACAGCTAAAGACACAGAAGGTTGTATACTTGTTGGAAAGAATGATGTAAAAGGAATGGTTACAAAGTCAAAGGATTATTTCTTGAAGCTATATAATATAATGTATACTGCATACAAGAAAGGTGAGAGCATTGAAATAACAATAAAATAAAGATTACTATGAAAAGAATAAAGTCAGTTCTGAAATACATTTGGCAGTTGCCTCAGAACATTATTGCTCTAATTTATTTGAGCTATTTGATAGTAGAGAATCAGATTCCTGCAATAACAAAATATAAAGGGATAAAGGTTTATACAAAGTATTCTTCAGGAAGTGTAACACTTGGAAATTACATATTCATTTCTCCAAGAGCAACTAAGAATACTATAAAACATGAGTATGGACATACAAGGCAGAGTTTGTATCTCGGACCACTATATCTCATTATAATAGGTATTCCAAGTATATTGTGGGCAATGATACACAAAACAATAGCTCCTGACAAACTATACAATTGGTTTTACACAGAGGCTTGGGCAGATAAATTAGGTGATATAAAATAATAGTCATACATTTAAAGATTTACAATTAATTGAATAAGAGGAAGCTGTGATAGCCTCCTCTTATTTTATACATACTCCTTTAAATCTATATTGCTGTTCAGTAAAGTAAACAGAGTAAAAGCATAACCATTGGAACTATAATCTCCTACTATATCAAGAGCATATCTAAGACATTTCTTCTTAGTAGCATGACAATGATTCTTTTTATATTTATTGACTAAGAATATTATATCTCCTAATGTTGCCTCAGACACATTATAATAAACCATTGCCTCAGAAGATTTTTCTATTTCTGAGGGACTCCATCTATTGTCTATAGCTGCAATGGCAAGTCTTTCAGTAAAATGTCTACCATGCTTTGAGATATATACTTCCAATCCTTTCATTTCTTATAGATGTATTTGTTACTAATGCTCTGTTGCAAAGTTACTTATAATACTTTTAACAGCAAAATAGTATATAATAAAATGTGTAGATATAGATATGGATAATAATGAAAAATGAAGTGTGTGTATAAAGAGGGAAGATAATATAACACACCACCCCCACTATATCTTGGAGTGGGATATACCCCCTGGGGTATTTCATTTCATGATGATTTGAGGGTGAAGAATAGTAACCTTCCATTTGTCAATTTGTTCAATGGCAAATATTCATCTGCACACATGCCTCTGGAGAAAGCATCCGAGGAACTAAAGGCATAGCACTAATGAAGTCCTGCTATGAGGCATATCTATGGCACAGTCAAACAAAATCAAGAACAGCTGGTCACTTCTCTCGTTTGCAAGAGAGTTTGGTCCTAAGATGCAGGTTGGTGAGTTTGTAAACTCAGAATCTGGTGACAAATTCAAGAGCTGCATCTTCACAAAGGGTGATACCCGCACCTTTGTTGCATTCAGCAGCAAGCTTGGTGTTCTCTCTCCAAAAGAAATTGCAGCACAGAAAGATGACCTTCAGGTGGTTCTCTGTGAGACAAAGGATGGTGATGACATGTATTCACTTTGCCATCAGGGTCAGGACTCTTGGGAAGATGTTGACCTTGGACTCTAACAACAATGAAAGGCAGGAGAAATCCTGCTTTTCCTTTTTATCACAACAACAATGAATAAAACTATCCTTTTTTGCATCATATCAATGATAATTGGTATGGTTGCAGGTTTTATGGTATGCCAAAATACTAACAATACAAGAGTTAACAATCTTCTTAGTGCTTATAATTCATACAACAAAGCTACAGAAGATTTGCTTGATACTCTTGATAATAAATATGACTGGGTAGATGCTTTTGACCCACAAGACTATTATGAGTCAAGAGCTAAACTAGACAGTATTCAATGTGAAAGTACACTTTCCTATTTTATAAATAAGCTTTATCAATAACTAAATCCTTTGCAACTATGAGAAAGAAAATCAACCGTAATGCTGTATGTTCAAGTGATAACTATGAAGCCAGCAAGAGAGTTCACCTTAATATGCTTGAAGAAAGACATTCTCACTTCAACAACATGGTAATAAGTGGAGAGATAAGTATTGATGTACCTATCTTCAAGGACAATACTATCACTCCAAAGTACAAGACAATCAAAATCTTTGGAAGAAACATCAAAGTCTCTATTGATGAGTATAATACTCACTGCAAAGCTCTTGGACTATAATCACTAAACATAGGCTGCTTGGTACATCACCTTGCAGCCTTTTTTCTTATTAAAAACATCAATTATGAAAGCAATCATATTCTACATTACATTTATCCTTTCTACATTACTCCTTTGTTGTACAGAATTATCCTTTACTTGGTTAGTTCTTGTAGCACTTGATATAACTTTAATCACATGGTGCTACAATAATATCACCTTTAGAGAGTTTATTAAGTATAGTGGTTATTCAACTTGGTATAAATTTTTAAGGTCTTAAGTCTTAGACAAAATAAAAGCTAACCTTATTAGGCTAGCTTTTTTATTTTAATCATTAATTTCTAGTTTATACTATAGTTTTTATAATAATATATGCAAACCTATAAAGATGTACAATCAGTATTTTTCAGTCACTCCAATTTCTCAAACTAAGTGAGAAAAGTAGTTTAGCTCTAAACAGAAGCTCAGCTTACACAACACAAATCCTACTACTATTATCTTTCACTGGTCAGAGGGAACATTCCTCTTCAAATATACTTAGGTTAATAAGCTAAGGGGAACACATCACAGTTAGTCTTTTATAGTAAATAACATTAAGCACAATAGTATTTGTTAGTATTATTCTTTGCTAAATATTGAGTAACTTATATAGTATTTGTATACCTCATTCTTTAGTACTTAATCACTTATCTCTACCCTATTCATCTATACTTATCTATACTAAATGTTGTTTCATTCTGTACAATATATTGCTTCACTAAACCCTATAGAACTAATCCATTCTACCCTATTTGTTGAAAATCCGTTACTATTATATAGTAATATATGCTGAGTTTTTATATTACCAAATTATTTAACATATTTAACTATATTAGCAGCGTATTTTTATTACACTAGTACTTTCTGTTCAATACTTTAGCATTTAACACCTCAATACTTTAGCATTTATTGAAACAGAGGAATATGATTTATTGATTAATAGATTAGTATTTGTTTGCTTAATTCTATAGTATTCTTCTTCACAATATCTTATTACTTATTGATGAATAGAATACTATTCATTTCATCAACAATACTTATAGTAAAGGTCAATGAAATTGTATTCAATAAACCTCTTCTACATAAATTATGTATATCAAAACTCATATCTTTTCTTTCTTTATATATTTCTTTCTTTTCTGTAAGTTTTGTAAGAAAAGAAGTTTTATAGCTTTATAAGATTTTAAGGGACACATCACCACTCCTATATCTTGAGGGGATATAGAGGATTCTCAGAATATCTGCCTTCTAATAGTTTTATAATTCCAATAGGGTTGACTGTCCTTGAGGAATAATATTATATTGCAGTCAGTTAGTCATTGTCTACAAATGATAGTGCCTCTGAGATGAGGAAGTATAATGTCTACCAATAATGGTTCAGTTTTGAAAGGTATCAAGGATTCATGGTCTCTTATTGACTTTGCTAAGTCTCATGGTAAAATGCAGGTTGGAGAATTTGTCAACCAAGAGTCAGGAGAAATGTTCAAGTCTTGTATCTTCACTAATCCAAGTGACAACACAAGAACATTTGTTGCTTTCTCTTCTAAACTTGGTGTACTCTCACCTAAGGAGATTGCAGAGAAAAAGGATGAACTACAGGTTGTTGAACTTGATAGTGGTAACTTCTCACTTTGTAATGCTGGTGCTAATGCTTGGCAGGATGTCAATTTAGGCATCTAATTGCACAGTAAAATGTGTGTGCAATAAGTTTGTAATTAGTTGTGTTATAGATAGTTAGGTGTGTAAAGTTGGCTGAAAATATCTCTCTCCAGAGATTACTTCAACCTCTTTACACACCATTTTCTCATCTCTACAGACTTATAGCACAATTTACTTACTCTTATCTCACACTTTCTCCTTTCCTCTAAGCACAACTATCTATTCTTTTTGCTAAAACTACTTAGCAATATTGCATTTTTTACAACATTTCTCTTTAAGTATTACAAAAACATTATCACAATGATACAAGTAAAAGAGTTTTTTGATACATATCCAAACTATAATCTTGGATTTATGGTTAAAAATAAGCCAACAGCTACAGACAAGTTGCTTAAGCAAGAGCATAATAGCATTGTTATGTCCGAGACTCATAAAGGTAGATACTACCAAGAATATTGGCTTACTGATGCTGCTATGACTTCTTTGTTATCTTGTTTTCCTAAGGAACATGAGATCATATGTTTTAAGGCAAATGAAGGAGCTACTTTTAAAGGTGTTAGAAGAGGAAATTCTATAGCCTGTGTATGTCTTGAAACATTAGAAAGAGTATTATTTGCTCAGTGTCCTTTTGATAAAGTAGAAATACAAATAGCATGAGAAAAGCAACTATACAGGACTTAAAGCTAGAGTTGTGGCTTAGACAGCGCAACTCTGGCTTTATTATCTGGACAACAAAAGATGGTAAAAACATTCCTATCAAAGATATGAACACCAATTATTTAGTCAATACCTTTAAAATGCTTTCAAAACAAGAAGCAATAGCTGAGTGTTTCAAGGACATAATGGAATGTGATGAAAATGACATCTTATAAAATTATGGATTCAAGACAACTCACCAATCTACTTTCTTTTATAGCAGACAACTATGAAATAAGACATTCAACTGGTGCAAGACTTAAACCTGAGTTTATGCAAAAGTTACTTTTAAATAAATTTCCTAATCTCACAGAAGCTCAAGTTAAACATATTCTTAGAATATTATAATAGTAACAAAAAGAAAAACTATGCAGTACAAAGAAATTCTTGAGGCTTTGACAAAAGCCATAGCAGAGAGTGGATTCTCTAAGTATTCATTTGTAATTGACAATAATCAGATAGATAAGGTTATTGGAGGTGCAAAAGATATTTTAGAAGTCAACAACTACATTATTAAGAATGTAGAGATAGTCTTTAATACAGCACAAGTAGTTGTTGTTAGAAGTAATACATATAATCCTACTTATGGTTGGGAGAGTAGTGACAGTGCTTTAATGCTCTCTTGCATAAAGAGAGTATATAGAGGAAAAGAGTTGGTATTCGATTGTGCTATAAAAGAATGATTACTCTCTCACAGGTAAATCAGTATGCCAGTACCAATGGTATTGACAATAGTACTGATATATTCTCTATACTGTCTCAGATGCAGTTGGAGTATAAAGAGAACACTTCTAAGCGTGTGGCTAAGAATGTCTCTCCTACTCCATCTGCAACTAAGGTAGAATACTCAACTCAAGACCTCTTGGATTTGTTTAACTCTTAGCATTAATCAACATGGATAAATCAGATCTACAAACAATAATAAGATTTGCTCTACAAAACAACATCATGAACAAATCATTCCTTCAAGTATTCAAGTGGTACAACATACAAAACTCACTTGCATACAATCAGTATAACAGAAATCTTGTAAATATAAACTAATAAAACTCATGCTACAATTAGATTATATACTTAATAATTGGGATAAGTTTGAAACTCCCTTTGAAGATAGATTAGGACATAGATTATGTCAGTTTCTTACTATAGAACAGGCAAAATCTATAGGTTGGGAAATTCAAGAACCAAATTGGATTCCTCAAAAATTCACGAAGAAAAATATCATTAGTCAGCTTAGAATGGATGTTGCATTTGGTTTTAAAAAAGCTTTAAATAAACGAGGTATTTCAGCAAGCATGATGTATGAAGTTGTTAGGGGATGGTTAACTATACTTGAAGACCCTCTTAAAGACTTTGACAATTATCCCATGTATGGATTACCTTTATTTAAAGCTGTTGCTACTAAATATGGATTTGATAATCCAATAGGAGAAGATGATGGTTCAGAAGACAAATATAGAAATTAAAATATTTCTAAATTAAGTCAGCCAGGAGACTTAAAAATTCATACTGATGAGACTGGACGAAACACAGAGGAACTATTAGCACTGGATAGTCTGATGGTAACTTTGCGTCTATGTATAACGCTTTAACACTTTAAAAATATGAGTATTCGTAAAACAAAAAAAGCCCTGAAGAATCTTAGAGGTTATATTACTATAAGTGTTTATGACCGTGGTTTTTATACAATAAATGATGAAGCTAATATAGTGTATCATAAAAATAGTATAGTTATTGATACAGAAGATTTCTCTGAATATTTTGATTATGTACAAATTAATCATATAATTTATGAATTTAGTAAACCGAAAAAGAAGAAGCATTAAAAATAGTAAGGGAACATAATCTTCAACATAAATATAATAACTGAACACAGGCAACACTGGATAGTTTAATCTGTGTTTAGATTTTTACGTGGATAAATAAAATCATAATACAAGTCCACTTAAATAACAACAAATTTGTATTGTGTAATAGCTTTCCTCTAATTAGTATTAATTATTAGACCGTACAAAGGACAATATACGAGGATAGTAAGTATATTGAGGTCTTATTATTATTAGTACAGATTTTAGTTATGTTATCAAACTAAATAGGTTGGAATTAACCCTATTAAATAAAAGCATTGTAGTGAGGTTGTAACTCACATAGGGTTCTGATATTATTAATTTTTTTAAAGCTGTTCTCAATTTAGCTCTTGTGTGGTAAAATTGTTTTTAATATGGGTGAGAAATATATTGCACTTATAACAAATAAACTTGATAATTATGATAGATATTTTGTTTGTGCGTATGCTATTCATGAAACTTTTGAGCATTTTATGCAAAGAGTAAAAAAGTGCTATGACTATACAAAATACCAAATTGAGTTCTATAAGGTATCCGAGTCTTGGGAATAAATGTAAAAATAAAAATAAAAATATGATATTTCATAATATTCAAAAAATTAAGTTTCCATTCTTAAAAGAAGTAGCCGTTGAATTATCCGAAAAGTATTCTTTAGATGATATTTATATGGATGATACAGGAGGAGTTTGTTTTACTTTTAAAGGTTACCTTAACGAGGAAGATATCAAGTATATACTTGATACTATTACACCTAAAGAGTATCGAAGAAAAGCAAAGTTAAAATACTTAGAAGATTATACATTTGGTATTAAAGATACTCATGTATTTTCTATTGACGGACTTAATTACAAAAACTTAAATAAAACTACTATAATAGTAACTAATAACAATGAGTTTATAAAAGTATGTTCTTCTATAGAAGAAGCTTATAAAGCTTTATGTGAAGCACATAATTTATCGTCTGATGACCATATTCATATTGAATTTTGTCACGTAAATAGTGAATCAGCTGATTATAGTGCTATAATATGGAATAAGGATATTACAAGATTTTAATTTGTTACTCCAGTGAATAAAAATACTGTACTAGGATTATAACCTAGCTGGAGTTCTAATATTATTAATACTTTAAAATTATGACACATAAAAGATTAATAGAAGCTATTGCATTAACATCAGGAGGAGCAGGTATACAAGAATATGAAACAACTAGTATATCAGACTTTCTTAAATGGTATAAAGTTGATACATCTTTTTGCTCTGAACAAGGTAAACATGTAGCACAACAAGTAATTGCTTTTTTACAAGCTCAAGACTCACAGGAAGAAGAACATGTTTATGAATACGTAGATGCACTTGCAGAAGCTTTAGCTAAATTAGGAGAACATTAATTTGTTCTCCTTTAGTAAAATAACTTTTAAGAATAGATTTAGTAATATGAAAACAAAAGAGATAAAACAATGTCCTCTAAAAAAAAGAAAAATGTTCTTATAGAGTTAGTAGAATGAATACTACATCAGGGTGTTCTCTATATGAAGATGTAAATCTCTGTGCTAAATGCATAAAGCACAGAGAAAAACAAAGTAAGCACACTATAAAAGAGGTTAAGAAATACCATAGATACAGACAACCTGGATGTAAATTGTAACAACTCAAGAATTATATTACTTTTAATTATTATATTACAAATGAAGAAATACATACTAATATCAATACTATTCTTTATAGTCAATATTCCTATCATAGGAGAAACAATAACTCATGTCACTCTCACCTATTATCAACCAGTCAAGGCTCAGTGTAATTCTGAGCCACTGGTTACTTCTGATGGTAGTAAGATAAATCTTCGTCATCTAAAGAATAATAAGATAAAGTGGTGTGCAATCTCAAGAGACTTACTCTGGTTGTTTCCTAAGAACAAACCTAAAAGAGTATATATTGAAGGTTTTGGTATCTATGAAGTTAAAGATGTCATGAACAAACGTCACAATCATTGTATTGATATTCTAATTCACCCTAAAGATACTAGAAGAGTTAAGTTAGAGAAAGTTAAAGTAAAAATATTAAAATGAGCAAGTATTTTTATACAATAATATTATTGAGTTTATTAATTGGTATATTAATAACAAGTTATCATATGCTTACTAATCCTATATTTCCTATAGAATTTGAATATAAGCATCATGATTACATTTATTTTCCTGGTAAAGGAATCATCCATTCCCCAGAGTGTAAACAATGTACATTAAAAATACAAACAATATGATTATAATAGGAATAATTACAGTACTCATTGGATTTATATTACTTGCTATAGCTTTTAGAAATTCTGACTATGACTTAGGTATTGTTGGAACTATATATATAATAAGTACTGCAATTGTAGCAGTCACACTATATAGTATAAATAGTCTTAGATCTCCTAAAGCAATAGATGTTTATAGAGGTAAAACAACATTACAAATAACATATAAAGGCAATATACCCATAGATACAACAGTAGTTTATAAGTAATGATAACTTTAGAAAGGTCAACTCCTTCTCAAAGAAGTAAAATAAAACTTATTGAGAAATGGATGAACATTAAATTCAAAGGAAGTGTAACTAGCAAAGCTGACTGTCAATTCTTTATAGATGATTACTATGAAGATGCAGTTTGTTTACAACAAGAATATAATGAACTATGAAAGAAGAATATACATCATGGGAGTATTTCAAAGAAGATACTCCTATAAATATCACTAAGAATGTTAAGCTACAACGATGATAGTTATTCGGAATTAATAAAGAAACATACTTTAAAGTACCTCATCAATCATATAAATAATATAGATAATGAATACCTAAAAGGTCTTCATTTACTTATAGTTACAGATGATGAATTTAAAGCTAAGTTATTAACATTACTAAAAGAAACTCAAAAGCAAATTAAATAATTTTTCATAAAAAATAGGGAGATGCCTACATAGTTGCAAATATGTAGGGCAGGTGATAAGGTGAAAAGGTAACGCAAGATAATGTTGCAGGTGAAGGCTTTCCATCATTAGCTATATAATGTTTTAGCAAATAAATAATAATGGATGAAGTTAATACATCAAGTAATCAAAATACGTTCAATTCGTACTTCTCTCTCTAATAAATAAATTAAATAATATGGAAGCAAAAGAACTCAAAATACAGGCACCAAAGGGTTATGAAATTGATAAAGAAAACTCTACATTTGAGTGTATCAGGTTTAAGCTTATACATAATCCAACTTATAAAGATATAAGTAATATGTTATTTAATAGTGACATTATGGATTATTATCGTATAAATAATATGGGTAAAATAGATAAATATATATCTCATGTAACTACATTTAATGGGGATATAGATTTCTATTTTAGAAAAAATATTGCATTATATATAAAACAACTTGAAAAACTATTAGCACTAAACCAGCTTCTTAATATTGCTGAGTATTATAATAAACAGCATCCTAAACAGAAAGGTGATCTATATTACATTACATTTCAAAATAAAGAAGGATACAAGTCTAGTTACTATGATTTAGATGATGACTTATTTGGCGTAGTTGCACTTTTCAAAAAGGATGAAGATGCTCAAGCGGTAATAGACAATCCTAACTTCCGAGAAATTCTTGATGCTATTTATAAAGACTAATATTTATGGACAATGGTATAAAAAATTGTGAAGTGTTTAGTATAGATATTGAAAATCGGAAAAATCATGCCTTTATTAATATAAAAATAGAGGAAGGTTATAGACTTCTGCTCTCTGCTTATGAAGATAATAAAATAGCAAGAAGTCTATTCTATATAGATAAACGAAAATTAGGAATGTTAATAAAAGGATTATTAGCAGCAGATGTTTTACTTAACAAGTAACTTATGACAGAATTAGAAATGTTTGCAAAACTTCCACAACTGGATGAAGAGTATCATAAAACTGATTTAGGATATGTACCTACTCTTAGTGTAATAGATAATATATTAGTTCAATATACTGTATATTGGATTGATATGGACACTCATGAGATTTTAAGGTTACATTTTACAGCAAATACTCCTGAAGAAGCTATTAAAGAGGCTTATGAAGGATGTAAATCAGCACATTTATTATAGATTATGCAAGAATATGAAGATTTAAAGAAAAAATTAGATTCTGTAAAACAAGAAATAGAATCTTTAATGCAAAAAACTGCAAATAGAGTTTTGCATTTTGGAAAATATAAAGGAAAAACTATTAAATATGTTATAACCTATGATGAACAGTATCTCTATTGGCTTCTTAGAGAAACTAATATGGATATTGACCCTGAATTATTTGGTTATAAGATGCCAACAAAGGGGGATATTCTTCGATTACTTGATTTAAAGTATTCTAATGGTAAATTTATAAAAGATATAATTCATCCAGGCATATATGATAACTGGAATGTAGGACACTATGGTTGTAAGGAACCTACATGTATTAAAGAAGAGACTGTAGAACATCATGAGTTCTCTTTTGATGATATACTTAGTAATGGACGTGAATATATTGGTGAATTAACTAAAGTATATCCATATATTAAATGGACAAAGGAATATCTTAAATCTTTATTCAATGAAAATTCTCGAAGATAAAGCTAGACGAGGACATTCTATGAAACTACCTTTGAAATGTAGATGTCCACATTGCACTTCTCTTCTTTTGATAGAAGAAGAAGGAGACTATGGAAAAGAATACAATTGGGTATATACTAGTGATGGAGGGCGTAAAAGATGCTACCATTATATAGTATACTGCCCTTGTTGTAAAGAAGAATTTAGATTAGAAGATTATGAAAATATCTGAATTACAAAAAATTCTAGAACGCTATAAAAAAGAAAATGGTGATTTAAAAGTAAGAATAACCGCAGAAACACGCTTTGGTGAACAACATGAAATATTGGATTATGATGCCATAGATACCAAAGCTGTTTATGATAAAGAAGAGTTTAACAACTTAGTAAATAATATGGGTTTAACGGAACAGCAAGCTTTTGATAATCTTAAAGAAAGAAAGTTAGCTATAGTATTTTTAGACATTTACACATACATTAAAGGATAAAATTATGAACATAGCAGAAATATTAAAATATTGTCCTAAAGGCACTAAATTATATTGTATTTTGTGTGGTAATGCAGAACTTGAAGAAATTACAAATATTGGGACTATAGTAATAAGAAAAGTAGTTGATGCAATAAGTACTTCATATACTTTAGATTATGAAGGACGTTATTCTCATAGTGGAGAATGTGTCCTATTTCCATCTAAAGACCAAAGAGATTGGAATAAGTTCCGACTTCCTGTTAAGAGAGGTGATATTATGATGTCTGATAATAAGGCATTTATTATATCTGATGAATATGCAGATGCATTTAATAATGCATTTCATAAATATATATGTGGCATTGATACTACAGGTACATTTAAGGTTAGTCAATTGGATACTTATTGGACTAGCAAATTTTATATTCCAGCTTCAGAAGAAGCTAAGAAAGAACTCTTTGATAAGATAGCAGAAGCAGGATATAAATGGAATGCTGATACTTTAGAATTAGAGAAATTAGAACCTAAGTTTAAAAAAGGTGATGTTGTTAGTAGTAAAAAAGGTGATTTATACTTAGTATTAAATACAAATAATAGTACTGTACATCTATTAACTCTTTTATATAAAGACGGTAATTTTATTGCTTATAATACTTTCTCTATGACATCTGAAGATTTAACTATAGCAACTGAAGAAGAAAGAAACAAATTCTATTCGACTTTAGTTAGAGAAGGTTATAAGTATGACAAATGGCAACATAAATTTATAAAACAGAAGTTTAAGCCTTTTGATAAAGTATTGGTAAGAGGTAATGATACAGAATTTTGGAAAGCTGACATTTATTTAGGTTATACGAAAAATAATTCTTGTCCTTATAGATGTACTAAAGCCAATTATGGAAGATGTATTCCTTATGAAGGGAATGAGTATTTATTAGATACAGCTAATTCTCCAACATGTGTAGACGAGAAAGAATAGAGTCAATTAGAAATTGGTTAAAATCTTGTAAGCAAGAAGTAATGCTTGGCAAGAAACTCTCCCCTGACACCTTTGATCAGATCATCAATGAATTTAATAACTATATAGCCTTTGAAGAGGAAACTCGTAAAAGTACCATAGAGTATATTGATAACTTAACGTCAAAAGTGTCAAGGGCTATAGAAGATATTAACAACAAAAGAAAAAGTACATGATAATAAAAGACCAAATAACTATAAAGGAAAAGTATTACTACTATGTTGCTATACTCTCAAAAGGTAGAGATATAATCCATATCAAAGGTACTTATGGTACAACAAAGAATGATTTTCCTTTGCGTGAAGTAGAAAAACATATTTTAAAGGACTTTGTAATGCCAACAGATAGTATTGTAATAACATTCTACAAAGAAATCACAAAAGAAAACTATAAATCATACAACAATGAATAACAAAATTAACACAACAAAGCTATGATAGGTGATAGTAAAATACAACATGCAGCTAATCAGTATGTTGGTCATGGGCCAGAGGTTGATGAAGGAATCTATGTTTCAGCAAAACGTGAAGCATTTGTTGAAGGTGTAAAATGGTTACAGAGTGCTTTATGGCATAATGCAAGTGAGAAACCACAAGGTTCAGCTGTTATTCTTTACCTGTGGCATGATGAACAAGGTGGTATGGATGTTGGTATTGATGGTATATTCGACGATTTAGAATGGAAGAAATTTGTTGAGTATAACAAAATTACAAAGTGGTGCTACATCAAAGACATATTACCGAAAAGAAGTGAGCAATGAAAACTCTTGTATTTGACGTTATGCTCAATGGAAGATTTATTTGCACATTAAAGTATAAATATTGTGCACTCTTCCCGATTGATTTTGAAGATTTAACAAAGTTCGTCCTCAAAAAGAGACCTACTTTGAAAGGTAAGAATTTTAAAATTATGTTTTAAGGAGTAAAGTGTATGTATTTTGAATATAGAATAGTCAAAATTGAGAAAGGTTTGTTTCTTATTGAATATAGAAATACACCTAATGGAATTTGGCATGAGGTTAAAGATAAGCAGTTCAAGACTAAGCCAAAAGCAGAAGCTTGGGCTAGAAAGAACTTTTAATAAAAGTGAAGCGTATGAAACAAAAATTGAAAATGATATGGCGAATCCTCCGTGACAGACAGGTTATAGTAATAACTGAAAGCTATGGAAGATTATATTATGATTGGGACGCAAGAAGTCTTGAAGATGTTTGCCAAATGTGTCGTCAAGTGCATGATCTAGTTCATATGATAAATAATAAAAAGTAAAGTGTATGGATAAATTAGGTTATATATCAGGAGATTTGGTTTATATCCATGGAAGTCTTAGAATCATTAATAATTGTGATGGGTACTATGCAACTTATTATGATGAAGATGAAACTTTACAAGAAATCAATGTCAATGAAATTGAAGGTATTCCTCTTACTAAAGAGATTCTAGAGAAGAATGAGTGGAAGTTACATAAACACCATAAAAGAGATAGCTATGATGATGTTTCTTGGAGTAGTTATCGTAAACCAGAAGAGACAAACATAAGTTTAAGATTCTACCCAGAAGAAAAGGCATTTTTCCTATTTCTTTATGCCCAAGAAATTTCAGAAACACCTATAAGATATGTACACCAATTTCAGCATATTCTTTGGGCATTAGATAACAATGTAAACTTCAAAATTTAAACTAATTAAAAAGTAGTTATAGTATGAGAGGTGATTTAGTTTGTTTTGGATGCAAGTATTTAGAACATTATTATTATAGCACAGAAAATATGGACTGTAAACTCAAAGGTCATATAATTTTGGGATTTGGAGAGGATATGGGTTGTGAAAAATATGAAAGTAATGTTTAACTGTTTTCTGACATATAAATAGAAGTGTAGATATGGCATTAGAAGTTGTAGTTTTAGATAAAGATGAATATAAGGCACTTATTGATAATCAAGCTGACGAAGATGAATTGGAATACTTGAGAGCTTGTCAATATGCTTTAGAAGCCTTTAATAAAGTCAGAGGTTTATGTCCTAAGTGTAAAAAATCCGTTATAATTGACGGGTTGGTATGTCCTTGTTGTGGATATGATTCCAGTAGTGAAGACTTATATAAATATGGTGATTAACAGCCCTCAGGCATAAATAGAAGTATGAAAGTAATATTTATAATAGGTATAGTATTGATTATATTTGGAGTATATTTATTTTTAAAGGATTTTAAATATATGCTCCAAGGAGTCATACTTATGATATTAGGAGCAGGTATATTAGGTATCAGCCTGTTTTAAAAGAGAAGAAGTTTAATCACCTTCAGGCATAAAGTAAGTAATAATTAATATTAATAACAATGGAAACAAACATTAAAAATATAAGTAACATGAAAAAAGCTATGTTGAGTCTAAATTTGCTGGTTTAGGGTGCTTTTATCCTGGTGATAGTATAGGTTATGCTGATGCTTCTTTCGGATTTCTTGGCTGCGCATCTGAAGAAATTGCTCAACATTTCGGCAAATACTTTGGTATGCTTATCATTGAAGCCAAGTATGCTGATATGGTAGATTTTGAAATCATAGAAAATAAATATCAATAATTATGGCATGGGTATGTGTAGGATTTAATGGTGAAGAATTTGTATTCAATAATAAACCACATAGAAGTATTTACAAAAATGCGTTCCAGATTGATGAAAATGACATATTTACACATGAATGGACAGATGACAAATATTGTGGTTGTATAAATCTTCCAAAAGGAACTATCAATAAGCTTATTGGTAAAAAACTTACATGGGATGATGAACCTGTAGAACTTAAGTAAATAAATATGAACAAAAGAATATTTAAATTCCGTGGCAAAGATGTCTTCACTGACACTTGGAAATATGGTGACTTGGTTCACAACCAAAAAGTAACAACCACAGGCTTAGAACCCCGTACTATGGTTGGAGGTTATGAGGTCAAAGAAGAAACAGTTAGTCAATATACTGGGATAAATGATTGTGATGGTAAAGAAATCTATGAAGGAGATATACTTAGGTATATAGATGACAATAAAGTCAAAAAGAAATATGATAGAGTCGTGGTTTTCTATGATGGCTCATATTTCCTACGTAACATCAAAACTGGTATGGATACTTTATTGTTAATTTTTTGCATAGACAAAGAACTATCAAAGTGGAAAATAATTGGAAATATCTTTGACAATAATTTAGAAGGAAAGGGTAAAAATGAGACTAATTAAATTTCGTGCTAAACGCAAAGACAATACTAAATGGATATATGGCTCTCTTGTCAAAACTCCAAATTAATAATGAAAAGATAAAATTATGAAGAAGTATATTCTAATCATTTTCACACTAATAACATTTTATGCATGTGAATCAAGAACTCAATCAACTCAGTCAACTCAGTTACCTGAAGGTAGTTCAATAGATTATCCAGATAGATATATTAAATATCGTGGTCACAGGTATTATATTTGGTACATACATAGTGGTATAGGAGTTGCCCATGACCCTGATTGTCCATGCTATAAAAGTAAACAACATTAAAACAATAATAATTATGCTTATATTATTAACAATATTCCTTATTCTCTTATTATTATCCATAGTCATCTATCTTAATATACGGTGTAATCAACTCAAATATAAAAACAAGTTTCTCATGGATAAGTTAGACACAATTAACACTGCAAGACTTAACTATCATAATAATAAGTATTTAGATGTCAATCATGAGTCATCCTACAGACGTAGACTTCTCAGTACTCTTGATGATATTCTCATAACATTGTTTCACCATTAAAATTTAAGCACTATGTTTTATATCCCAAAGTCAAATGTTCAGCTTATAGCACGTTGTACCTACAACCCTTCTACCCATAAAGTAAAGTTCGAGAATTTCTCTAAATACTACAACAATGCCAAGAACTAAAAGGTATATCACTTTTTACAAAATTCACTATATCAGCTTTCTTCCATACATTCATGAATATGGTATGATGTGTACAAGAAGTTGGTTTAAGTGCCTTAAACTTGGTTTCCGACATATTCTTCAACACAAGGCAACCTTCTTTATTATAGAGAAGGTAAAGCCTAATCACACCTCATATTTCCATTAAGACGGTCTTAGTCTCTTGGTTATATGTTTTGAATTATTATTTTTACAATATATCTTTGCATTGTTGTTGTAAATAACCGTAGGTGAAAGGTTAGATTATGATGTTTTTATTTTTTAATTTACTTACTTCTACCATTCGTGAGAACAGTAGAAGTTTTTGCTCCCTTAGCTCAGTTGGATAGAGCACAGGTTTCCTAAACCTGGTGTCATTGGTTCAAGCCCAATAGGGAGTACTCAAGTCATAATTTAGGTATAATAGTTATTTGTAGTTTAAAATGTGATTAATAAGTTTTAATCCTCTCTGTCGTGAGACATGGAGGATTTTTTCATTTTTGTATATTTATTGTATGTCTTACTAACATACATTCATCATATTTAATAATTAACTTAAATTCCAAACAATTATGGTAACACATTTCAACAATTATGATCCTTCTGAGGAAAAATTATTCCTTGAGGCTATGGTAGACACTCTTCCTACAAAGGAGATAGAGGATTATTTCCTTGACGAGGAAGCTGATAGTTATCTTTCATCACTCGAAGCACATGAATCAACATTCTGATAACAACATACCTGAAATATGGTATTCTTAAATTTCAAAATAAAATGACAAGAGAAGAAGCTTATTCTCAATGCCTTACAACATTAAGCAAGTCCAACTTCACCTTAGTTGAACTTCCTACTGGCTATGGTAAGAGTTATATTTCTATACGAATGACAAATCATCTTATAGAAACTACTTACAAGGATAAATCTGAAGTTTCTATACTTCTACTTGTAGCAAAAACTGTTCATAAGGAAACTTGGAAAGATGAATTGGCTAAATGGGGAGGCATCAAGGGTAATGCTAATCTTATTATTGAATGTTATGAGTCACTTCATAAGCATGTTGATAAGCATTACGACATTATCATTATGGATGAATGTCATCACCTCAATAGTGACCTCAGACATAACCTCTTTCATACTATCTCATTTGGAAATGTTATTGGTCTTAGTGCTACAATTCCCAAAAAGCTAAAACTGTATTTACAGTATGAATATCATGCTCAAACAGTACTATGCAATATTACTGATGCTATTAAGGATGGAGTGCTTCCCGAACCTCAGATTATTCTCTTTCCTCTTGAGCTTGATAGTGTTCGTCTTACAGAGTTCATAGAGATTAATCCTAAGGCTAAAGGTCTCCTTTATCATGGTTCTTTCTCTAAGCTTTGGAGTTATCGTAAAATGAAAGTACATGCCATTATCTCTTGCACTCAACGTCAAAAACTTAATGACATGAACTCTCAGATTCTGTTTCAAAAGAACTCTTTTATGCGCACTCATCAAGAATATACCAAAAACAAATGGCTTTTCTCATGTGGTGAACGTATTAAGTATCTTGCCAATCTTAAGAACAATATAGTCCTAGCTATACTCTCAAGTCTTGCTGATGAGCGTACTCTTACTTTTTGTAAGACTATAGAGCAGGCTGAATCTCTTGGTAAGTATTGCATACACTCTAAGAATCCTGACTCTGAATTAATATACAAGAATTTCAATGATAAGAAGATTAATCATATCACTTCTGTAAATATTCTCAATGAGAATGCTAATCTTGTAGACTGTAAATATGCTATCTTTGCCAATTATTCCTCGTCTGAGGTATGTAGTGTGCAAAGATGTGGACGTGCTTTAAGACATAAGTCTCCTGTTATCATTATGCCTTTCTACAGGAACACCAGAGAACAAGAGATATTGGAAGATATGATAAAGGATTTTAATCCTGACTCTATTCATACTGTCAATTCTCTTACCGAACTTCAAAGTTTCTTAAAGAAATAAGCTTATACTCTTTGCACTCTCAAATAGTTTTTGTTACTTTGCCATAAAACTTTGAAATTATGCCAGATAACAATACTTTAAGAGAGTTCTCTTACTCTCATCCTATCAAATACAAAGGAGTCTCCTACCCTTCTGCTTCAGCCAACATACTGACAGATGGACAGCAGACTCTTGGTAATGTGTTTGCCGATGCTAATGGCAACTATTTTATCTTGGGTGATAATGATACAGCCAAGTCTGTCATGCCAGTCCATTCCCTTGACGAGGTAGTTATCACTCCTTCAAAGGAGAATCTTCTATCTACACAGTTCAACGAATATCTCACACAGAATAATGACCAAACACAGATTCTTAATACTCCTCACAGGGAATACAATTCTCATTTAAGAAATAAGGCTATCAAGGGTGCTCTCTCCCATAATCTTTGGGAGAAAGAGCATCCTAACCTTTCTGCATGGAGCCAAGTTCTTTCAGCAGTTCCATTTGCAGTAGCCTCTACTCCATTAGTAAGAGCTTTAGGTCAGTCAGCCTTAGCTACTACAGCAGGACAAACTGCAAGAGCTGGTATAGCCTCTCTTATGTCCAATCCTATTGTAGATGCTGCCAATACTGGCTTAGGTCTTGGTTTTGCAGCCAAAGGTGCCTATGATATTAGTCAAGGAGAGTTTACTCCTGAGACTGCTATGGATTTAGCAGGTGGTGCTGGACTTATGTTCAAAAGTCTTACTAGACTTGATAAAGCAAGAAGGATAACTGATTTTGCTAAATCATCTAAAGGTACTACCTCTAATATGGATACTCCATTGAAAGGTTTAACAAAAATACCTACTGATATAAAGGCTGATGCTGCTCAAAGATATATCAACTTTATTAATAGTGAAGATTATCAACAGAGACTTCAAAGAGCAGGATTGGAAGACCATTGGAGTTATATGAAAAAACTTACAAAACAAAAAGTCAAAAATGGGCATTTTCCAGGACATGTGAGAAAAATTATAGATAATAACCCTTATGTTGCAGGTGTATCAAATGTAAATAAGTATCTGTCTAAAGAAAAGTTTCCTTATATTAAGTCAAATCCTAATTATGGTATAACTTTAAAAGAAAATCTTTATCCTGAAGATATATTTACAACATTAAATCATGAGCTTGCTCATTTTGCTACAGGTAATAGAGGAATTAATGGTGCTATAAATGTTACCTCATTCTTTCCTAACTGGCGTAAACTAAATGCTGAAAGTATAGGAGATATTATGAAGTATAATGAGAGTATTGTGCCTAATATTTCTTGGGAAGAGAAATTAAAATCTTTTCCTAAAACAACTTCTATAGATGATATAACTAAAGCAGAGAGGAATTATAGATATCTCACTGATCCACAAGAGAAGAGAGCTAGAGCTTATTCTATTTTACAACAGGCAAAGAAAAATAATCTATCAACAGATGATTTTGTTGATGTCTATACAGAGAATGGAAAAATAGCTTCCTATGCTCCTTATGAACTTCAGGATATGGGCAGTATACTAACATTGGATAATCTGAAGAAATATCTTAGAAATTTTCTATCTGTTGGTATGCCTATAGGAATAACTGCACCTTATATTAACAATAAAAACAAATAGTATGGATAGTATATCAAATAGAGAATATCATTTATACTTAGTATCAATTTGTATTTTCAATGAGGTATTTTATTCTATGTCACTACAAAATAGAATACGTTATGATTTAGGTTATATTTGTTTTTCTATTAGTAGGTATGATAAGGAGTTGGATGCTTTGTCTGACAAGGAATTGGAAGATAAGATAAATTCCCTAAAAAAGCCACAATGGTATGATAAGTATGAATATATTAGAAAAAGGAATAAAAACCTTTTAAGAATACTATACTTCTTTCCTACCCTAAGAGTGGTAAACATTCTCTATGAAAAACTAAAACAAAATGAACATGTTATAAATAAAAAAGAAGAGGATAATCAAATACAATATCAGCCTCTTGTATCTACTTATCTTAATATAAAATTAAGATATTCTCTTTCGTTTAGACAAAGAGTAGAATTTAACTTAGGAATTATTGATTATCTATTTGATACTGATGGCAAAGAATTAAATACTCTATCAGAAAAAGAGCTTAAAGATATGATAAAATCTCTTAAAGCTCCGTGGTGGAACAAGTTATATGAAATGCTACTTGAACATCACACTACTCGTTTAATAAAAGTTTGGTCATTATTTAATCTATGGTGATTAAAGACTATAAAACAGTCTACCTAACTTATGCTAAAGGCTTAAACATATCTAAATAAGCTTAGGTAGACTTAAAGAGGCTTATAATAAAAATCATCTTAGCACAGCTCCTTCCCAGGGGTTGTGCTTTTTGCGTTTATAAAGGTTTAAATAATTATGATTTATGAAATTTACAGTAAATACAGATGTACTCCAACATGAGCATCTTACTATGGGCGAGTTCCTTGTGTTGCTCATAGGATATTATAGTGTTAATTACAAGGAATGTCTTGACAGGTTAATAACAAACAAGCTTGTCAGTACCAATGTGTTCAATCCTAATGAGATTGTTCTTTCCAACAATACTAAAGATTTAGTAACAAGTATTCTTGTATCATCTGATGATAAGATAACAAATAGTAATATTGATTATACTGCATTGGCTAAAAAGTTACAAGCCCTTTATCCTAAAGGCAATAAGTCAGGCACTTCTTATTCTTGGACTGACATGACTTCTCTCATTGCACATAAATTACGTACACTTGTAGTTGAATATAACTTTTCATTTACTGAACAGGAAGCTCTAAGGGCAACAGAAGAGTACGTAAAGTCCTTCTCTGATGATAAAAGTCACATGCAGCTTCTCAAATATTTCATTCTTAAAACAAGTAAAGATAATGACATGGAATCTATGTTCATGACAATTATTGAAAACAACAGACAACATGAAGAAAATTGAAATTGACGAGGCTAAGTGCCTCAAACTTGGTCTCACATTACAAGAGACACTCATTGCTCTTGCTATAAGCATGGGCAAGTACAAAGAGACTGCTACTAATATGGTCAATCGTGGTATTCTTACATTAGACCTTTTCAAGCAAAGTTCTCCTGACATCACTTCCAAATGGAAGAGTAAGGTTGATAGCATTCTTTCCTCTGATGAACAACGACTTGAAGTTCTTGCCTTAAAGGTACAAGAGTGTTTCCCTAAACAGAAAATGATGTATGCTAATGGCCGAGAGTCTCCATTCTATTTCAGATGTAATAAAACTGAAATCAAGAACAGACTCAAGAAGTTTCTCACAGTCTATGGAGATGTATCTGATGATGACATCATTGATGCCACTAAAAGATATGTCAACACTTATGCTCCTAAAGGCTATATAGGCATGCGTCTTGCCAAGTATTTTATCATCAAGGATGATAGACGACTTACTGATAATGATGAGATACATGTTGAACAACTCTCTGACTTGGCTACTTTCCTTGAAAACAAAACTGAAGATAAGCCTCAAGACATTGTTGATGGTGATGATTGGTTAATGAGTAGCAGAAATTAAGTATGGGTCTTATTCAACGAGTATTACAAAATGCTGAAGAACGAAGACAACGTATTCTTAGTGGTAAAGTCAATTGCATTCCTTCTCCTTTCCAAGTATTTCGTTATGATTATCCTGGTGTTGAATTAGGTACTTATTATCTTGTCTCTGGAGGTGCAAAGGCTTCTAAGTCCAAGATTGCCAATTTTCTCTTTCTCTTCAACACTGTTCTCTATGCTTATGAGCATCCCGATCTTGTTAGACTTAAGATATTCTATGCCCTTCTTGAGGAGAAAGCTGAAAACATCACTGGCAAATTCATTTGTTTCCTTCTTTATAAGTTGTCTGGGGGTAAGATTAGGATTGACATCAAAACATTCAAATCTGTTGATTCTAACAGACTTCTTTCACAAGACATTCTTGATCTTCTTAACACTTTAGAATATCAGTCTATACTTCATTTCTTTGAAGAACATGTTATATGGATTCCAGATAGAAATCCTACTGGTATCTACCATGTTCTTGATAAGTATGCTGAAGAGCATGGTACTATTCATAAAAAGAAGGTCAAGGGTTATGACAAGGAGATATTTGATTATTATGAACCTAATGACCCTGATGAATATGTTCTTTGTATAATAGACCATATAGGTCTTATATCTACTGAACGTGGTATGGATTTACGTACTTCTATCAAAAAGCTCTCTGAGTATTTTAAGATAGTTCGTAATAAGTATAATTACATTCCAGTAGTTGTACAACAGCAAAATTCTGAGACACTCTCCCTTGAAGCATTCAAAGCTAATAAGATTAGACCTACACAAAAAGGTTTGGCTGATAGTCAGGATTAAACATAAAAATAAATACATTTATTAGATTAACTTAGAACCAATTTTACACAAAAACATATACCAAAAGTGCCTTATACCTTTGTAATAAAAAATAAAGATATGGATAAAAGTGTATGTATTGATATGGATAGATTTCAAATCCTTTATAATCAAGGATTAAGTGATAGTAAAATAGCCAAAGAATTAGGTTGTAGCAGAAAAACAATAGAAAGAAGAAGACATAAACTTGGACTTCCTGTTAACTTTTGGCAATCAGAAGTTAACAGAAATCCAGCATTAATAAAACAAATGCTGGATGGAGGAAAATCAAGTATTGAAATAAGTAGACTTCTTAATGTATCTGTTGCAACATTAACAAAATTCAAAAAGGAAAATAATATAAAGGGAGCTTATGATGCAAAAATGTCTAAAGAAGATATAGACAAAGCAATGTCATTAGCTCAAGAAGGATATATGGATACAGAAATTGCTGAGTTATTTGGTGTAACAGCAAGCAATATTATGTTTCATAGAAAGAATAGAGGAATTGAGTCTCAATTTACCTATGATAAAATATCCAAGATTGACAATGAAAAATTTGAAGAACTTTTTAATCAAGGGCTTGGAGATGAAGAAATAGGCAAAATCTTAGGCATGTCTTCTGATGGAATTTATTCTCATAGAATGAGATATGGTTACTTCAGAAAGAGTTTTAGGGAGAATGAGCTTAACTCTCTTACACAAGATAACTTAGAAATAATATTAGGAATCATGATGGGCGATGGAAGCATGGAATGTAGAAATAAAAATGCAAGATTATCTACAGCACATGGTGAAAAACAAAAAGAATATTCCTATTATATTGCAGATAAGTTATCTAATCTTAATCCTCATACCTATGTTTCTGTATCAAAGTTAGATGTTAGAACTGGAAAGAAATATAAATCATATTGGATTGATTTTCCTGCCAACCCTGCATTTAATGAGATATACAAACATTTCTATGTGAATAGAGTAAAAAGGATTCCTATTGAACTTTTTAATAATTTTACTTGGCAATCATTGGCTTATATGTTTATGGATGATGGTAGTAAAGCTAATTGTGGAGGTCAACTTGCAACTAATTGTTTTAGTATAGAAGACCTTCAAAAGTTTCAAACCTTCTTATTAGAGAAGTTTAATATTGAAACAACTATATGCGAAAATCATACTCTATATATTAAAGCTAAAAGTTTTCGTCACATGAAATCTAATATAGAACCTTATATGTGTGAATGTACTAAGTACAAGATAAGATAATATATGTATTTTACCAGAGGTCCTGAATAAATCCTGTGAATCTGGGAAAACCATAGTTATCATATGGCAACCCTTATCCAAGCATAGTAGAAATATTATGAAGGAACAACGACTAGTGAATACCCTCTTACCAAGTGGTGTTGAAGAGGATGAATCACCAAGAGTGCAGGATATAGACCTATATGTACCAACATTTAGTGGTCTATAAAGAGATAGTCTGAACTATAGTATAATACATAAACTATAGAAATGGAAGATAAAGAGCTTCCATGATAACAAATGCCTGGTAAAGATTGTGATGTCATGCTTGGCATTACTTCACCTTTTGCTTTTGAACTTAAGGAATATCGAAAATACGACATTACCAAACTCAAAAGTTGTGCAAGGTTTCTTGAGGTTGTCTTAGGTAGAGATGGTGAGAGCAATGCTATTCTTGGTTTATACTTTGATGGTGCTACTGGTTTTTATGCACCTCTTCCTAGATATGACAATCTTTCTGAACTTAACAAAGTCTATCAGCTTATTCAAAGAAATCAAGAGAGTATGCCTAAATGATTCTCTTCATTTTTCATAGTACATTTTATAGCATCTTGCTTAGACTTCTTTGTCTAAGTACATTTGCAATTCAATAACAATTTTTCAATTTAAAACAAAACATTTAAAATGAGTAACATCGTTTTACCTACTCAGCGTAGGAAAGCCACTGACTACAACCCTCGGTTGATGGTCTTGTTTGGCAAGCCTAAATGTGGCAAGAGCACATTAATGGCAAGTCTTGACAACAATCTTATCATTGACCTTGAGGATGGCTACCGTGCTCTTGATGTCATGGCTGTACAGGCAAGAAATGCCAATGACATCTTTGAAATCCGCAATCTTATTGCACAGAAGAATCATGAGAATGGTGACAAGCCTTTCTATCGCTTCATCACTATTGACAATGCTTCCCGATTGGAGGAAATGGCTGTCTTCTATGCAGCAGTCCTTTATCGTAGAACTCAGATGGGTGCCAATTTTGGCTATAAGAAGGATAAAATTGGCAACGTTTTAAAGGATGCCAATAATGATAAGATTATTGACCCTAAGGCTGATGTCCGTCAATTGCCTAATGGTGCTGGCTATCTTTACATGCGTAATGCCATTAAGGAAATGGTTAATATGTTCAAACCTCTTTGTGACACTCTCATTCTTGTATGTCATGTTAAGGACAAGCAAATCCGAAAGAATGATGAGGAGACTACAGAGATGGCTGTAGACATTGCAGGAAAAACTGGTGATATTATCTGTGGTGAAGCTGATGCCATTGGCTATATCTCTCGTCAAGCCAACAAGACTCTTATTTCTTTTGTTGGAGGTGATAATGCCATCCGTGGTTCTCGTCCTCTACATCTTAGAGAAAAAGTCTTTCAAGTTGCAGAGTCTGATGATAAGGGTAATATCAAGGTTGATATGAGTCAGATTTTCCTCGACACAGAAAAATAAATAAAAACATTCAATTCACAAATAACAATTTAAATTTTAAAAAACAATGGAAAAAAGAATTTCTTACAGTCAGTTTCAGTCAGTTAAGTGTGTAGCCAAGGCTTGTGATCCTCTACTCTCTAAGCGTATTAAGCTTAAGGAGAAGCTTGATAAACTTACAAAGGAGTATGAGGATTGCAACACCCAGATCAGTTCTCTTGAGGCTGGTATTATTTCTGTCATTGGTTTCCCTGTAGACAAGCTTGTCAAGAAGGTCATTGAACCTGGCATTGATGTTAATGGCTTGCCTAAGAAGACTACTAAGTATCTCCCTACTGACATTGTTTCTTATGATGAGAAGCATAAGCAGTACATCATCTCTGTTAATGATGAGCCTAAGGAGGCTGTAGCTGAGCCTCAGGATATTGTAGCTGAGTCAAAATCATCTGTTTATGTTGATGAAGCTCCTAATACTCCTCAGACTGAAAGCACAGTAGAAGATACAATGCCTGTTGACACCCCAGTATTCGAGTAATAATATTTTTAACAAACAATTTAATTTTCACAAGCAAAAGTTATTAAGGAGTTAAGGAATACTTAACTCCTTTAACTGCTAAGTTTTCTAAACTTGCGAAAGTTCAATAAATAACAAATAAATATAAATATTTAAATACAAAACAATTATGGAAATTAATAACAGTTATGTTTTTCTTGCTATTGGCAAGACACAGGAATCTACTGAAACTCAGGAGTTCAAGAAGTATGTTGGTGTAGGCTCTTCTTATGTAGTTGCAGTCAATCCTACAAAAAAAGAGCTTGAGGAAATCTATGGTCATGAAATGGCTAATGACCCTGAATATGTAGTTGATACTGATAAGGGTAAGGAAGCTCGTATTACATTTATAGTTAAGACCGACCCTAGCATCTGTAATGGTATTGAAATTACCAATCGTGTAATGTTTACTCTTAGCAATGCTCCTGCTTATAACAAAGACCAGTCTAGGGTACAAGTTATTGACAAGTATGGCAATACCACTTGGGCTAACATTGAGGATGCCAAAGCTGGCAAGAAGCTATTCTCTACTACTGGCAAAGAGCTTAAGATTGATTCATCTTATCGTATGGCTTGTGTTGGCGAGGCTGACCTTATTGGCTTCCTTAAGGCTTACCTCAATGTAGGCGATGCCTTCAACTATGTCAATGATTCTTGGGTAAAGAAGGACAATGCTGATGACTTCCTCTTTGGTCTTGAGCATATAAAGGATTATTTCTCTGGCAATTTCTCTGAAATCAAGGATGCCATAGCTCTTCAGCCTAACAATAAGGTTAAGCTTCTTTATGGTGTACGTACTAAGGATGATGGTAAGCAATATCAGACTGTTGCTACACGCAATGGCATGGTTCTTCTCAATAGTGCTGGTTCTAAGGCTCTTGATAAGCTTGAGAAAGACCTTGCCAATGCTAAGAATGCAGGTTCTTATGCTTCTACTGATTTCCGTGTGCAGCCCCTTGCAGAATATTCTGTAGAGCCTACCGACCTCTCTTCTGCTCCTACTACTTCTACTGATGGTCAGGGGTCTGAGGCTTCTATGGGCGACATGCCTTGGAACTACTAATATTCTAAAACTGCTTTATATTAATAATCTTATGGTGATAGGTAAAACTTCCTCCAGCATATCTAAAACTGAAATCTTTAATAAGGTTAGTGAAACACAGGTTCTATCTACCGTATTTCCTGAAATCACTTCTATTCCTTGTAGAATTTCATCTCCTCTTAGGGACGACCTTCATCCTTCATTTAGTATTTATATGGATAATGGTGGTCACATTAGGTATAAAGACCATGCCGACTCTTCTGTTCATGGTGGATTACTTGACCTTCTGTGTGCTTATTGGAAGTGTACTTTCAATCAAGCACTTGAAAAAATCTGCAATCTCATGATTCTAAAGAGTGATGTCACCATCAAGCCTAAGCAAATCCGCACTTTTACAAGAAAAGAAGCAAGTTCTCTTACTTCTATTCAAGTCAAAGTACGTCCTTGGCGTGATTATGATTATGCTTATTGGGAGTCTTATGGAGTCTCTAAAAAGTGGCTTCATTATGCTGAGATTTATCCTATCTCCTATAAGATTATTAACAAGAAAAGCTCTTCCTCTGACAAAGGAAGACAGTATATATTTCCTGCTGACAAGTATGCCTATAGTTTCATTGAGCGAAAAGAAGGCAGTATACAGATGAAAATCTACCAACCTTATAATACTAAAGGATTCAAATGGTCATCTAAGATGGATGCTTCTGTTATAGGTCTTTGGACTAAGATTCCTACTTATGGTGATAAGGTTATCATCTGTTCTTCTTTAAAGGATGCTTTGTGCATATCTTGTCAACTTCACATTCCTGCTTTATGTCTTCAAGGCGAAGGCTATGATATGTCCGACACTGCTGTCAATGAATTAAAAAGAAGATATAAGAAGGTTTTTATCTCCTTTGACACTGATAAAGCTGGATTAATTGATGGAAAAAAATTAGCAAAACGCACTGGTTTTGTTAATGTCATACCCAATCTTGGTTCTTGTAAAGATTATAGCGATTACTTCAAATCTTTGCAGGATAAAACACAATTTAAACAATTAAAAAATTTATTCAATTAAAAAAATATATTATGGAAAGAGAAATTCTTATCGCAAATACTAAGACTCAGAAAAGAAGTAAGATTACAACTAGTGCTACAACTCTTGGAGAATTGAAGGCAGACCTTCGTGCTGCTGGTATTGATTTCCAAAACATGACCTTTACTGAAGGCATTTCTAAGACGCAGCTTCTTAGTGATGACACTCAGCTTCCACAGAATGTAATATACAAGGGTCAACCTACCAACAATCTTGTCATTCTTCTCACCAATACCAAGAAGAATATTGCTTCTGGTGCTCTTAGTCGCCAGGAGATTAAAGATATTATTAAGCGCAATAATCTACAGGAAGCTATCAAAAATAAATTTGGTAGAAACTACACTCAAGTATCTAACAAGGACCTTGAATTGTTCATTGATAGTGGTAAATGGTGTGAACAGAAAAAGGAAGCTGAGACTCCAAAGACAGAGGGGGTTAAAACTAATGCTAAAGAAGAAACTATAGTTCCTTCTGGCAATGCTTCTGATATAAGCAATGTTGACAATAAGAACAATGTTGATAATGAAGCCAATGTTGTTAATGAGAATAATACTTCTAAGGCTTTTGCTATTGCCGACAGTTTGTTTACCCATATCAGCACTCTTGTTGCCAAAGGTGTGTTGATTATTCCTGATTTGCATATGTTGGAAAAGGATATCCACAAACTCATTATTTCTAAGGGTGATATTGTAGCCGATACACTTAATCAAGCTCAGTGTGTTACAACACCCAACAACCTTATTGATGATGATGACATTGATGACATCATTGACGACCTTGATTTGTAAAACATAATTGTATATTTCCGTTTTGGTCATTGGGAGTAGGGATATTTGTCCTTGCTCCCTTTATTTTTGTTTTTAAAATAATTAGTATGCAACATTCAGCAAATCCTATCCTTAATCCTGATCATCAAGAGGTTTGTGATATATATGAGGTCTTCAAGAATTTCTTTGGTGAGCAGTATGTTGATATTCAGACTAAAGCTGATTCTTCCTATTATCTCATCTATGTTTGGTGGCCTCATGTCACTGTCACCAATGAATATGACCAGTCTGTCTCTATTCAAGACCTTTATGCAAAGATTGAAATCAATAATGAAGGTCGTATTCCTTTTGAGTTCTCTGGCTTTCAGCTCAACAGAGCTACCTATTCTCAAGAACAGTTTCTTAGTGGCTATATGCACAGTCATGTAAAATATATTCCTAAAGATGATTTCACTCAATTTCAAAGTCCTTGCCTTGGTGATGGACCTATCAGAAACACTATCAACACTCTTAAAACTGATTGTGACATTGCTGAATGGATGCTCTTCTGTCAGGAGCTTTCCATGTATGTCACTGTTGAGTCTCTTTCTGGAGGTCCTTGGCGAAGAATGGAGAATATAGGAAAGTCTACTATAGCTCATAATTATGTTTATTATAATTTCAATGGATCTGGTTTCCTATACCCCGATTTCTTTACTGATTTTATGAAAAAGGAGTTCATACAGTATTATCTTACTCATGGGCATCTTTCTCTTAGTTTCCGTAATGGTCAGTTTATTTGTGGCATGCCTTTCTATAAGTTCATCATTGATATAAGCAATGCTTTCATCAGCTATTGCAATACTGTTTTCACTACTGAATCTACTAAGCGAAAACTTGTTGACAGCAATTTGCTTACCTCTCTTATTGTCTCTGATGGAAAGTTTTATATTCCAATAAACAATACAAATTTACAAAACTTAGATTGCTATAAAGGTAAGTTTGTACTTGTCTTTAAAGGCAAACACATTCTTACTACCATTATTGATTCTCCTTCCAATGAGTTCTTTCCTGTTACTGTCATACATCATACTATGGCTATGGACATATTGAAGAACATTCTCAAAGTAATTAATTATAGATATAAAAATGAACACAACAATAACAACGCAGCCCCAGACTCTCCCCAAACTTGTAAAAGGACAGTCTACATATAAACTCATTGTTCCTCAAAATGTAGAGGAAAAGATTAGGTATCTCATCCGTAAATTTCCCTCTACTGAATGGTCTGGAGTTCTTTTCTTCACCCATGAAGGTTCTTTTGAGAATAATGATTTAGTCATCACTTGTGCTGATTTCTATCCTATGGACTTAGGCACATCTGGATGGACTGAGTTCCACATGTCTGAAGAGGTCGCAGCTTATATGGCTCAGAACATTGAGCTGTTTGATTGTGACACTGGCTTGATACATTCTCATCATGCCTTGGGCGCATTCTTCAGTGGTCAGGACAATCTAATGCTTCAGCAGGAAGGCAATGACACCAACTGTTTTGTATCTCTTGTTGTTGACACTAAAGGCACCTATGTTGCACGTATCACTCGAAAGGTGCAGTCTAAGTCTGAGGTCACTGTCAAGCCTCTTGGTACTTCTTATGAGTTCTTTGGTAATGGTTCCAAGACCATCAACAATGGCTCTACTGAGTTGACTAAGATTGTTGACAAGGAATATATTGAGTATTTTGATTTACAGGTCGAACGTCATGAAGTCCCTAATACTCTTTCTTATCTTGACACTCGTTTTGCAGAAATTGAACTTAAAAAGAAAGATGTTGCAAAGACTTCTGTTGTCTCTCAGCAGACTAATGGTTTCAATTTAAAGTCTGAAACTGATGATACTCAGTTTTTTGATTGGCTTCATACTAAGGATATAAGAAACAATGCTGTTCCACAGCAGACTTCTCTTGATTTCAAGGACACTCCTAAACAGAATGCTACTGAAACAGAGACTGAATATGACTGAACCCCTGACCCCAAGAAGATTCATGAAGCTGTGGTTCATATAGTCACTCTTAATCTCATTCTCAATCCTAAGAACTTCAACTTCAAGCATTGGATTACACGTCACATGTTCAATGTCTATCAGCGCATCTTTGGCAAGCCTGTTACTGTAGACAGTCTTCCAAATGCCTTCTGTGAATGGCGTGACTTCATCATACAGTTCACTCTTGACCACTATGATGAACCTGGTATTCCTTCTTATATGTACGATGAGTATGACATATTTACAAGTGTTGTTGCACAATCTATTATTGATGAACTTTCTGAATATGTTGATGATAATCCTTATATACAGCATTACATCAATACTCTTTACCAATATATTGTATAGCTTATGGAAACAAATGATATTAACAATCAAAACAATAATGAGACTACTTCTCTCAATATTACTGATAATGATGTAAATGATATTCTTGAAGAAAATGGCATCATTGAAAATGATGGTATCTTAGACCCTGAATTTGAAGAAATACCAGAGGAGAATTATTATGATGAAAATCAAGGAGAAGGAAATGATGATTTAGACACAGAATCCCTTCTTGGAGATATAGATGAAGCAGAACTTACTTCACTTACAGAACCTACTTCATCTACTCCACCTACAGAATCTACAGAATCTACCTCTACTCCTCTTCCTCTCAATTCCCCCTCTCTCCTTGTTGATGAAGCCACTACCCGTTTCTCTGGTGCATCATGGTTTGATGAGATACAGAAGTCTCGTGTTATTATTGCTGGTATAGGAGGTATTGGTTCTAATGTAGCTTTTCAGCTTGCACGCATGGCTCCTGCAAACATCACTCTCTATGATGAGGATATTGTAGAGAGGGTTAATATGGCAGGGCAGCTCTATAGCACCAATGACATTGGACAACGTAAGGTTGATGCTATAGCTTCTATGATTTCTGCCTACACATTAGCCAAGCAGGTCAATGCTGTTCCAAGTAAGTTCACTGACAGTACTGAGGCTGGTGACATCATGATTTGTGGATTTGACAACATGGCTGCACGAAAGATTTTCTACAATTCTTGGAAAAGACATGTACAGACCTTAACTCCAGACAGTAGGGCTAAGTGTCTCTTCCTTGATGGTAGATTGTCTATTGACACCTTACAGATTTTCTGTATTCAAGGTGATGATAAGGTTAGTATGGATAGGTATGAAACTGAGTTTCTCTTCTCTGATTTCCAGGCCGAACATACTGTGTGTTCAATGAAGCAGACTACTTATCTTGCTTGTATGATTGGCTCTCTTATGGTAAATCTCTTTACCAATTTCATAGCCAATTCTCTCAATCCAGTCATTCCTTATGACCTTCCTTTCTTTACTGAGTATGATTCTCCAAACATGTTATTCAAAACCCAAAGCTAATGAGAGATTTAAAATATATAATCCAAAGATGCTTTGAAGGATACTTTCAAAACTCTATCTATCCTATTAGGGACACTGTAATTCGTAATTTTCAATATATGAATGTCCCAATATTCAAGGATGTCTTTGAGCTTCCTGTATTTATGCTTGGAAAACTGTCTAATTGTAATCTACCTGTTGTTACATCTGACGAGGTAGATTCTCTTACAGCACGTCTTAATTATATAGGTACAGAATCTAATTTTAAGACATTGTCTTCTAAGATGCGTGCGATATTGATAAACATATTTAATAGAGCACGTCTTGTAAAAATACCATTGGATACTCAAGGCGAAAACTATTATTATGGTACATGTGGAGCTATCTTCAACAAGAACCTCATGCCTGTCATGATTATGTCATGGCGGATTGAGAAGGTACAGCAAGACAATCCTGACAAATCTTTTGTGTATAAGTTTACTCAACCTATTCTAAGGGTTTCTCCGTCTGTATTCACTGTTAAGGCTGATTCTCTCACACGATATATTATCAATCAGATAATCCCCAATGCTCTTAGAAACAGGTATGATGCCCCTCATATATACAGCAATCCCTTGTTTCTTTCAACCTATGAGTCCTTCAATATCAAAGTGGATATAGGTAAGTTCCCATTTACTCTTCAAAAAGTCAATGCACCGTCTGTCTCTACTACAAATGAGGAACTTCTCAGTGTTGCACTTGACCATATTGATGAAGTAGTAGAATGACAATACAAGAATATTTTGGAGACTGGTGTAAGGTTATCAATCTGACTGAAGCAAACACTGTTCTTAAGAAACTTGTAGCTTCTAAACAACCTGTATACCCTAATATCAAGGATATATTCAAAGATTTCACTTTATGTCCATTACATAATCTTAGGGTTGTCATTATGGGACAAGACCCTTCTACATCTCCTCCCTACTTTTCTCCTTCCTTAGAAGTTCTTATGGAGTCTGTTATTGACTTCTCCCTTCCTCATGGAAGTGTTAACTTTGACCCAAGTTTGGAGAAGTGGGAGTCTCAGGGAGTGCTTATGCTTAATTCTGCACTTTCCTGTAATGTAGGCAAAGTAGGGTCTCATGTTTTATTGTGGAAACCTTTTATCAGGTCTCTTCTCACTAATCTCTCTTTACACACCAATGGTGTTGTCTATGTTCTCATGGGGTCTGAGGCTCAAAGCTTTGAGTCTTGTATCAATAGTAAATACAACTATGTCCTAAAAACAAGACATCCATCATGGTATGCAAAGAATAATCAAGTTATGCCCTCTGACCTATGGACTAATATTAATAGCATTCTCATAGGACAAAATGGCTATGGCATAGAATGGTATGAAACAAAGTAATTTAAAAGTAATAACCTGGGCTAATATAGCCTTATTAAATAATAATAAATTTAAAACAAAGTAAAACATGAAGAAGTATTTTATGAAAGACTCTGGCGAGGAGCTTCAGTTTGGTGACATGATTGAGTTGGATTTCACTAAGGACACAAGTGATGGACATATTTGTCATCACCACTTAGAGTGTAAGTTTATTCCTGGACTAATTCCTATGCTCCTTGAGCAGAAAATCATTGAGGAGAGGGAGTTTGAGAATAAAGACACTGACACACCAGATGATGATTGTCTTGAAACAGCACAAATGATTATGTCCACTCTTGAAACTATTGCTAATAAAATCAAGCAAATGGATGATAAAATAGCTGATCTTAATAAGATTGTCAAAAAGCTTCAGCATAATGCCCAGAAGTCTGCATGAAAATAAGAAGATAAAGAATGCTTCTCCCTTGGAGTATGATGACATCTTCTTTAAGTCTAAACTTGAGAAGATGATTTATCAAACTCTTAGGGAGCAAGGCTTTCCTGTTGAGTATGAACCCCATAAGTTTGTAATATGGCAAGGCTTCCGACCTACAGTACCTTTTTATGACAAAGATAAAGCAACAAGAATGCTTAAACTTGAGAGTAAGAAGATTATAGATATTACTTACACTCCCGACTTTGTGTTTAAGTATAACGATTTCCTTGTTGTAATTGAGGCTAAAGGTATGGAGAATGACCGCTTTTATCTTAAAAAAAAGATGTTCCGCAAGTGGTTGGAAGACAATCATCCTAAGAGCATTTATTTTGAGATTTACACTAAGAAGCAACTTCTCCAAGCTATTGATATTATTAGAGACTTATCTGAGCTAAAGGTTAAAGATGCTTAGTAAGTCTTATAACTAAAAGTTTAACATAATGAACATTCCTAAAGAATTAAAAGATATTTCCTGGCAAGTTTCAGAAAAGAAGTATAGGGCAGACCCTGCTCTAAGCTACTCTACTCTTGCCAAGTATGAGCGTGAAGGCTTTAACAAGCTTGACCATCTCTTCGACCATATCTCTACTCAGTCATTGTTAGAAGGTTCTATGGTTGACTGTCTTATCACTGGTTCACAAGATGAGTTTGATGAGTTATATTATGTTGCTGACTATCCTTCTATTGGTGACAAGGAGAAACAGATTGTTCTTACTTTGTATGACAGGCTTCATACAATATATGCACAGTTCTCATCTATTCCTTATGAGGAAATTCTGAGTATACTTTGTAAATTTGATTGGCAGAAGAATTGGCGTGATTCTACAAGAGTCAAGGTTTTTTCTGAAAGGGTTGGCTCTTTCTATAACCTCATAATACAGGCTGACAATAAGACTGTTGTGGATAGTAATACTTATAACCGTATCTTAAAGATGGTTCAAACCCTCAAGACTTCTCCTACCACTCAAGGCTACTTTGCAGATAACGACCCTATGTCTTCTGTCAAAAGATACTATCAACTAAAGTTCCGTGCTAAATTTGAAAGTGTCTGCTACAGATGTATGACCGATTTGATTATTGTAGACTATGAGGAAAAGAAAGTCTATCCTATTGACCTCAAAACTAGTGGACATAAAGAATGGGATTTTCAAGATAGTTTTGAACAATGGTCTTACATGATACAGGCAAGGTTGTATTGGCGTATTATCAAAGCCAATATGTCTAATGACCCTTACTTCAAAGACTTTACTCTTGAAGACTATCGTTTCATTGTTATCAACAAGGAGTCTCTTACTCCTCTTGTATGGGAGTTTCCTCTCACAAGAGCCAAAGGCACTCTTATTGATAAAGAAGGTAAGGAATATAGAGACCCATTTGAAATAGGTAAGGAATTACAAAGTTATCTTAATTTTCGTCCAAAGGTTCCTGTTGGCATTGATAGAAGTGGCATTAATACCATAACTTGCTTAAAATTAAAAGAATAACTTAACCGTATAATATAATATGAAATGTTTGTAATTAAACGTAATGGCTCCAAAGAAGAGTTTTCCACAGAAAAAATTGAGTCTGCTATGCTTCAAGCATTCCAGGCTTGCAACTTCTCACTTTCTGAAAAGGATAAAAAGGGCATCTCAGTATTTCTTGATAGCATTGAGAAGGAAGTGCATGAAGATACCTCAGTAGAGGATATTCAGAATAAAGTAGAAAAGTTTCTTTGTAAACGTTGGTTCCCTGTAGGCAAGGCTTATATGCTTTACAGAGAGAAGCATACTGAAGCTCGTATTATAAAAGATAAAGTACATTATATTCATAAGTACAATGATTCTGAATCTTCTGCTACCAATCTTTCTAATACTGACGACAATGCTAATACCATCAATAAGAATGCTGCTACTCTTGAAGGTGAACTTTACAAAGATACCTCTCGCTTAGTACAGCGTTCTCAAATGAAGGAACTTCTTGCTGAGATTAATTCTCCATATAGAGACCAGTACATTAAGGACCTTGAGCATCACATTCTTTATCAGCATGATGAGAGTTGTCCTATTCTCAAACCATATTGTAGTGCTTATACTCTCTATCCTCTTCTTGTTGATGGTACTACCAATATTGATGGTACTAAGAACCATGCTCCTCATCATCTTAGCTCTTTCTGTGGACAGTTTCAGAATCTTATATTCCTCTTGTCTGCTCAAAAGAAGGGTGCTGGAGCTTATGGTGAGTTCTTCAACTTCTTCTCTTATTTTTGTGAAAAGGAATGGGGTAAGGAGTATTATCTCAAGGAAGATGTCATAATTACCAATGAGCATTGTCTTGAACAAAAGACTATTGGTCAAACCATTGACCAGTTTTTCCAGTCTGTAACTCATTATCTCAATCAGCCTGCTGGCAATCGTGGCTATCAATCACCATTTACCAACTTTAATGTCTTTGACAGCTACTATTGGCATGCTATGTTTGACGATTTTTGTTTCCCCGATGGTTCTAAGCCTAATTGGAATGCTGTTAATCAGTTGCAGAAGCGTTATATGAAGTGGCTTAACAAGGAGCGCACTGAAACCCTACTTACTTTTCCTGTTATCACAGTATGTTGTCTTACTGACGACAATGATGTTCTTGACAAGGAGTATAAGGATTTCATCACTACTCAATGGGCTGAAGGTGACTCTTTCTTTGTCTATCTCTCCAAGAATGCAGATAGTATCTCTTCTTGCTGTAGACTCCGCAATGAGGTTACTGACAACACATTCTCTTCTACCACTGGTCTTACTGGTGTTCAGACAGGTTCCTGCAATGTCATGACTCTTAATCTTAATAGAATTATTCAAGATTGGTATAAGGAGTATTCTCCACAAAGACATAGATCTAATAATGGTGCAGCAGAAAGAAAGATGATTGCAGTCCGTAGATTGTGGAATGAAGAAGGCTCTAAACTTTTCCAAAAGTATCTTGAAGACATTCTTCTCAGAGTCTATGACTATCAACGTGCTTATAAGACTGGACTTTACCATATGGATGCTCATGGTATGTTCCCTCAGACCAAAGCTGGCTATATAAACTTTGATAGGCTCTATTGTACTATTGGTGTCAATGGTCTTAATGAAGCTGCAAGATTCCTTGGACTTACTATTAGTAACAATAAGGAGTATCTTGACTTTGCATCATGGATTCTTAATGTCATTAAGCAGTACAACAAACAGCACTCTTCTAAGAAGTTTATGTTCAATTTAGAATTAGTACCTGCTGAGAGCCTTGGTGTGAAGAACTATAATTGGGACAAGCAAGATGGTTATTGGGTTCCTTCTGATGAGAATCTATACAATTCCTATATCTATGATGCTCATGATGATACTTCTATTCTTGACAAAATTACCATGCAGGGTGGTCAGATTGCCCAATCTATTGATGGTGGACAAGCTTCTCATCTCAATCTTGAGGATAATCTGTCTAAAGAGCAGTATACCAAGCTTCTTGAATATTCTGTTAAGGTAGGCAACAACTACATCACTTTCAATGTTCCTCAGACTCAATGTGATGACTGTAAGTTTATTGCCAAGCATCCTTTCCATATCTGTCCTAAATGTGGCAGTCATAATACTACTCTATGGACTCGTGTGATAGGTTATTTAAAACCTCTTAAGTCATGGTCTGAAAGTCGTCAGTGGGAAGGCAGCCATCGTATATTTGCTAAAAAAGATGAAGTATGCTAAAATACATTTATTGTAAAGAAATATTCAGTGAGGTGCCAGGGGAAATATCCCTTGGCGTCTCTATCTCTGGTTGTCAAATTCATTGCCAAGGATGTCATTCCAGAGAGTTGTGGGAAGATAAAGGTACTCCTCTTACTATAGAAGAACTCCAGTCTCTCCTTGACAAACACCAAGGTATTACATGTCTTTGTCTTCTTGGAAGTGAACATGATATTGATTCCCTTATAGAGCTATTTCAATATGCTCATTTAAGAATAAAGACAGCCTGGTATTGTGGTCTTGACATGATTCCTAAAGATAAGACAAGTATTCTTAAATATCTTGATTTTGTTAAACTGGGACATTATGATCAAGAGCTTGGAGGACTTAACAGTCCAACAACTAATCAAAGATTCTATAAAGTAGAACATCCCTCAAACAATGATTTTTCTAAACTAACGGATATTACATATGTCTTTCATAAACATTAATAATATAAACATTAACAATAGTTCTATAACTATAAGTATATCTAACTCTTAAAAACCTCTAGTACTTATAGAAATTCTAGAACTTCTAAAAACAAAAAAAATATATAACAATGAAAATTAAAATAAAAGAAGTAATTCCAGGTTGTATGCCTGAAATCCTCAAAGTAGGTGATTGTATTGACCTTATGACTTCTGAGGAATATACTCTCAAATGTCCTATTGTAAAACAATTTGTTTTACCTAGGAATAATAAGGTTATAGTGAAAACTAACAATGTAGAGTTCAATTATGCTCTTCTTGACCTTGGTGTTGTCATTGAGCTTCCTAAAGGCTTTGAAGCTATTCTTCTTCCTCGTAGTTCTACATTCAGGAAGTGGGGCATTCTTCAAACTAATTCTATTGGAGAAATCGACCAATCTTTCTGTGGTCCTAATGATATTTGGAAAATGCCAGTTCTTGCTACTCGCAGTATCACTATTCCCAAAGGCACTCCCATTGCTCAGTTCAAAATCCAACTATCACAAAAAGCTACTATCTGGCAGAAACTTCGTTGGCTCTTCTCTCCTAAGATTGAGCTTGTTAAAGTAGATGAATTTTATAATGAAGATAGAGGTGGCCTTGGTACTGGCTCTGACAAATACCGTAATAATAATAACTAAAAATACATTTATGCTAAAAAAAATAATTAATAAATTCTTTGATATTCATCCTAATGCCATGTCTTTCAAGAATAGCATCGACTTGGCAGAACTTCCTGTAGTAACTTTTTATCAAGGTAGCAAGAAAATTAATTTCCTCCTTGACACTGGCTCTAATAATTGCATCATTGACAGCTCTTATCTCAAAAACCTTAGCCATAAAATAGTGTTTAATATGGAGAACACTGTTACTGGTATTGAAGGTAATGGTCAAAAGGCTGAAGGTGTATGTTCCTTTGCCATGTCTTACAAAGACAAAATTTATGAGTATGTCTTTATCATCCAAGACATGTCTGGGGTATTCAATTCTATTAAAAAAGAGACTGGTGTCACCATTCATGGTATACTTGGCTCTAAGTTCTTTAATGACTACAAGTATGTCCTTGACTTCAAGGAACTAATAGCCTATAGTAAAGAATGATTTATTTTGTATCTAATCAAAAAACTCTATTTGAAAGTAATAGCTTTCAACCATTATCTGTGAAAGAATCTATTGCTTTAATCAAGTCCTGGAAAATCTTTCAGTTTGATACTGAGGATACAGGACTTGATTGTCACATTGCAAAGATTCTTCTTATGCAGTTTGGCAGTATGGACAAAACTACACAAGTTGTAGTTGACTGTACTACAATAGATCCTCTTCTCTATAAAGAGGTCATTGAACAAGGCTTTCTTGTTGGTCAGAATCTTAAGTATGATGCTAAAATGCTTATGGCTTTAGGCATCTTTATTCGTAGATGTTATGATACTATGATTGCTGAAATGCTTAGGTACTTTGGTTTTCCAAGAATCCCTGTTTCTCCAGAAGAGTATGATGAGCAAGGATATGATTTTCCTTATCACATCAAGACTTCTAAAGCCAAAAAGAATTGTCCAAGCCGAACTTATTATGAACTTAGTTTTGCTCTTGACGCTCTTGGTTATAAATATCTTGGTATTAATATTAATAAGTCTGTTCGTGGCAAGATCAAGTATGTAGGTATTACTGAAGAAGTCATTATTTATGGTGCTAATGATGTTATTCATCTTGTGGACATCATGAATGCTCAGATAGCTTACTTCAAGTCTATAAATGCTATGCCTGCCTTAAAGATTGAGTGTAGTGCTGTTCTTTCTATTGCTTACTTTGAGTATTGTGGTGTAAAGATTAATGCTGACAAGTGGCTTGAAATCTATAAGCGAAATTGTAAGGATTTACAGAAGGTTAAAGATAGTCTTAATGCTTTTGTTGTCAATCTTGGTAATAAGAAATTCATTAGTGACACTATACAGTTAAATCTTTTTGAAGAAGTTGATACCTCTGACAAGTCCAGATGTAATATCAATTGGAACAGTACTGACGATGTTGTTCCTCTTCTAAAGTTCCTTGGCTACAACACTAAGGGTTGGAACAAAGAGAAAAAGGAGGAAACTGAAAGCAAAGGTGCTGATTTAGTTAAGAAGCAAAAGAATGTCAATCCTGAGTTCTCTGCTTTATACCTTGAGCTTTCTCGTCTTGAAAAGCTTTGTTCTACTTATGGTCCACAATACATCAATGCCATTAATCCTAAGACTAATAGAATCCATACTGAGTTTCGTCAACTTGATACTGTCACTGGTCGTCTTTCTTGTGGTTCACAAAAGCAGAATGAGGATTTAGCTACTCTCAAAGGATTTCCTTTACAACCTAAAAAAGGTCATCCTGAAGAGGTTTGTGCTTATCCTCAAATTCAGAATCTCCCTAATACTGATGAAGTCCGTTCTTGCTTTATTGCAGAAGAAGGCAATGATTTTATCTCTATAGACTATAACAGTGAGGAATCAAGACTTCTTGCAAGTCTATCTGGAGATAAAGGTATGCTTGAGGTTTTTGAAAAGGGTTATGACATGCACAGCTATGTAGCTTGGCTTATCTATCCTGAAATAATTCCTCGTGATGTTGATATTAGTAGTATTAAGCAGAAATATCATTCTCTTAGACAAGATGCTAAAGGACCTGAGTTTACTTTTGCTTTCCTTGGTACTTGGGCTACTCTTGTAGCTAACTATGGTATGTCTAAAGAAGAAGCCATGAGGATAGAAGAATACTATAAGAAAGGTTTTGCTGGTGCTACAAGGTATCAAGAGCAGTGTAAGAAATATACTGAGTCTACTGGTATCATCAGAATTTGCCGTGAAACTGGACATATTTCTCGTTGGTGGGATTGGAAGAAGTGGAACAAACGTCAACACTCTAAGGAGTTTTGGGATGAATATAGAGAAAGAAAAGCTGCTGGTCTACCAAGAACTGAGGAGGCTAATGAACATTTTGCTGCAAGAAATAAGTATGACAAGAATAGTGTCAATAGCACAACCCAAGGTCTTGGTGCTGTCATCTTTAAGGAGTTCACTTATGCTCTCTACATTTGGATTCTTGACAAAGGTTATCAGAATAAGGTTAAGTTCTGTGTTCCTGTGCATGATGAAATTTGTGAAGAGTGTCCTAAAGAACTTACTTCAGAGGTTGTTGCTGCTACTAAACATTTTATGGAAACTATTGGAGCTAAGTATTGTCACAGACTTCCTCTTCCTGCTGAAGAAGAGGTTGGTCCATTTTGGAAACATTAATTTATTATGGTTATAACAGACGACGATTTAATTACTATCTGGAGATACTTCCAGTATTGTTGCCTACCTTCCATCACTATGGCAAGGTATGCTTATTTGGATTATATTGATGACATAAAGGCTGAAAAGTCTTTCTATCGTCATCTTACTAAGCAGTCCATCAATAGAATTGGCAAGCAGCTGGAGGCTCTTCCAGATAGTCTTATGGCTGTCAGCAGTCAGAATATTAGGTACATGAATATTCTCTCTGACAATATTGAGGAACAGTTTGAAAAGGAAGAAAAAGAGCTTCATCGTGCTCTCTATATCTCTTTTAGGAATGCTAAGATGCAACATCTTGATTGTCTTGCTGCTCTTCATTATATATCTACTATGCTTCAAATTGCTTCTGTCACATTTTCTCAGTGTTGTCATGACATGAAACAGACTCTTCACAAAGACCCCACTGACCTTTTCTCAGTCTACAATCTTAATAATCTATCTAATAGATGGTCCGAGATTGTTGACAAAGCTACTGAATGCTTTGGTTATAACAAGAATGATAAGAAGACTCCTTCTGTTGATCTTAACAATCTCAGATGTATAAAGGCTGTAGATGCAATTAGAGCAAAATTTGCTGACATTGAAACATTACGTACTGCAATGCGTAAATCCTACCCTTGGAGCATCAACTATCAAGAGGGTGTTCCTTATGAGAAATCTACTGATTGGCTTATTGTCAACAGCAAATCAACTAACTCGTAAACTTCATAATTATGGAAAATCAAAGTCCCATAAGAATTACTTCTCAAGAGCAACTTGATACTCTTATTGAGGATGGTCTCAACAATCCTCTTGATTGTTTTGTTCTTCTCAACTATGGTCTTCGTAGTTCTAAAGAAATTACTTTCAATGATTACGGTGATTACTGTATCTATAATGAATGTGATGATTCTGAGGAAATAATTCCTCATGACAGTTTTATGAGTTCTTTCCTTGGAGAAACTATCATTAAAGGTGCATTATATAGTTATTAAAAATATTAAAACATTAAGAAAAATGAAACAGGAAATACAAAAGATAAAGAATACAATTCATAGTCTTACTGATATGATAAAATCTAAAAAGATATCTGGTAATCTTCTCAACAAGGAGTATATTAATATAGATTTTTTCTCAAGTTATGTAGATGAATTAGAAAAAGAAGTATCTGAACTTGAGAAAATTTATAACTATAATAATTCTCAAGAGCTTATATCTAAACCAAAAGAGACTTCTCAAAAGGATAATGTTAATCATCCCTCTCACTATCAAGGCTCTAAATATGAGTGCATTGATGTAATGCTCGATGTCTTTGGCAAAGAGAAAGTATCTGCCTTCTGTGAGCTTAATGCTTTCAAGTACCAATGGCGAGCTAACTCTAAGGGTACTGACATTCAAGACAAGCAAAAGGCTATTTGGTACAATCAGGAATATATTGAGTTGAATACTGATAAATAACAATAACAAGAAAGATGAAAGATAATTATCCTATACTCTCTCAGTCTGAGGAGCGTATGGCTCCTTGGAATCAGAAAGACCAAGAGCCTATCAAAGTAGACTGTTGTGTCTCCTATTGTCTAAGCAAGTCTATGCCTGTAACAATAAAGAATTATGATATTATTGATGGTGAAGAAAGCTTTGACAATACTAATTTCATTAATGAGTTCAACAACGATGAAAAAGCTTTTAGCCTTACCTCTTTACTTACTGAACTACATCGTCTTTCAGAGGAAAAAATCAACAGACTTAATGATGAACTCACTATGATTTATTCTCCTGAAGGTAAAAATGTAATCAATAAAGAATTAGGATATTACAAAAACATCTCCAAGGCTACACAAGATTGGATTATTGATGATCTTGATGTCACAATGGAATAATGTTATATTTTACTTTTAATTAGAAACACATGAAAAATAATGATATTCTTCTCAGTCCTAAACATGGTTTAAATCCATCAATTCTTCACTGTATCTGTTGTGGAGAGGATTATGGTATTGCCTTATTAGGTAAGTTAAAAGGGGATAAAGAAGCTCCAAAAGAAATCTCTCAAGGGCTTTGTCCTAAATGTCAAAATGTAGTAGATCAAGGTGGTGCTTTGATTATTGAAGTCAGAGATGGTGAAACTGGTGATAATCCTTATAGAACTGGTAGATTAGTAGGAGTTTCCAAAAACTTTAAAGAAAAGTACCACATTGAACATGCTCTTATGTATATGGAGAAATCATCTTTCTCTAAAGTTTTTGGTAATGTAACTTTTACCACAAAATAATAATATTACATAACTTAAAAAATATATAATATGGAACAACTTGTAGTAATTCACAATAACACTATTTATATTCACAGTGCCTCTAACAATCCCATCATTAATGATGATGATGCTACAACAGAAGACATACTTACCTCATTAGGCTATGACCCAGAGGATGTCACTTATGTTTGGGGTGAGGATTTTAAAATAGTAAAGGAGGAATAATTATGACATTCATAATACATTTCAAGGATAATCATAGGGAGACTTATAGTAACCACTATGATGAAGATGATGAACATGAAAGAGATGCTGCATGGGATGATGTTTATGCAACATTTCCTGATGCTGATTATATAGAAGCTTTTTAATATGAAAAAATCTATTTTAGTAGCCATAGTATATATCATAATATTTGCTATGGAAATATTCGTGTATTGGTTATCTGATAAAGATGGTGCTGTTTATTTCTATGGTTTTATATCACTAATTGCATTTATGTTTACTTTTGGCAGTACTTTATTTGAACAGCAATGAAAAATAAACAAACTAAAATTAAAGAAATAAAAATTGACGATAGAACCTATGAACTTATAGATGGTTTTACAACTCTTAAAAGTATAAATAAAAATAGAACAACTGGTAGTAATTGACAATAATAAAATCTACATTTACAATGTGGATAAGCATCCTATATTTGATAATGATAGTACTACTACAGTAGATATTATTGAATTTTTAGGTCATAATTACAATGATGTAGTTATAGTATGGGGTGAAGATTTTACTATAGAAAAAGATTAAAGTATGGACAAAGAGAAGTATAACATTATATACAAGCATTTTGCTAAACCTGTCTATGATATGGCAATGACTTACGAAAGCAGCTGTCTTACTGTAGAGGCAAAGGTTGTTAATCCTAAGGTAGTAAAGTGTTTTAACGAGTTAAAGAAAGCATTAGAAGAACAATTAAAAATTTATAGATAATGAAACTAATTAAGCAAAGTTTTGAGATTCTTGAGCAGAAAGATTTTTCTCTTAAGGGTATTAAACAGTTCATTGAAAGATGTGGCAGAGTATGTTATAAATCTGAAGATAGAATTACAGATGATTCCTATGAAAAGTTTGTAAATATGCTTGAAAAAAGAGACCATGCTAGACCACTTGAATTTGGTACAGTACATCTTAAAATGAAATCTTCAAATTTTCAAGGATTTATGCAAGCTTTATACGCAGAAGGAATATTTAATGATGTCTGGATTAAATCTAATTATAATGAAGAAGTTATTTACACAACAACGAATTATAGATATTATTTGAACATGGTTAAATATATTCCTTTTATCAAAAATTATTTCACAGAGGAAGATAATGAATATTATCCTAAGAGATATACTGTTCACATGATTCTCTCAAGAGGTGTTATGGATGAATTTAGAACTCATGTCACTCTTAGTCATCTAGCTGAAAGTACTAGATATTGTGACTATGGTAGAAATAGATTTGGTAATGAAATAGCTTGTGTAATACCTCATTATTGTTCAGACTTAATAGAAGGTAACTCTTATGATTTATATGTCTGTAAATTTGAACTAACACAAACTGAGAACTTATCTGAAAAATCAGCTAAATGGATAGAATCAATGTGTCAAGCTGAACAAGACTATATGGACTTACTTAATGATGGTTGTACAGCTCAAGAAGCAAGAGATGTACTACCATTAGGAGTTAAGTCTGAACTTATCTCATGTGGCTTTGGAAGTGCTTGGTGTAACTTCTTCTACAGAAGATGTGCTAAGGATGCTCATCCTATGGCAAGAGAAATTGCTATTCCTTTACAGGATAAATTCAAAGAAATGGGATTATCTTTTGTTTACTGAACAGAATCAGTAACATCTTCTAACCTTATCACTTAACTCCCTCAACCATATAATTAATTTCTTTATCTTTGCCATTAATTTTAAATAGTAAAACATAACATTTATGGGATGTGTAAATAAAAGTAGTAAAGAGTTCAAGGATCTTGCAGCACGTAATAATCTTGCTGACAATACTCTTGAACTTATCACTCACAAGTATTGGTTAGAGACTGGTAATGAAACTCTCTTTCCTACAGATGTTTATATCCAAGCTCAACTTGGTAATACACAGTATCAAGAGTCTGGTAAGTCTGTAAGAGAATTATGGGGAAAAATGTACAGTACTCCACAAGAGTTTCATTCTCTTTCAGAACTTCAAGCAGCAAGGAAAGAAGCATCAAGGTTCTTCCCTCAGTCAGCTATTGTCCATTACAGAAATGCCATGGGCAACTATGTGCTTTCTGTTAAACGACCTGTAGAACAAGCTAACTATGATAAAGATGATTTCTTTAATGAGTTTGATAACATTGGTTCTATGAGGGATATCAAAAAGCTTAATCTTGATATTACTACCAATCAAACTTATACAATTTCTAAGGTTCAGGAGTTGTACAACTGGTTCAACGATGACAGAACTTCTAAGGCACTGGCTGATAAAGTCTTTAGCATTGCTAAGGACTTAGGTATTGAAGTTTTATTTAATGAGACTCTTCCTTTTGGAATTATGGGTAGATATACCAATAGCAATATTATCACCTATAAGAAGTCTTTCCTTGAAAAGGATATAATGACAAACAAAAAGGCTTCTATCATTCTTCATGAAGTACTTCATTCTATCTCTATGTATGCTCTCTCCAATAAAACAAAGAACTGGAAGAGACCTGAAGCTTTGCAGGAGTTCCATACAGAGATTAACTCTCTTTATCAAGGCCTCAAAAACAATCCTCTTCTTAAAGGTGAAAGAGGTGTTGTTGATGTCTTTGAGTTTGTTGCTGAACTTGCCAATCCTATCTTCAGAAGTAAGATTCAAGAAATTGACAAGCAAAACAAAGCTAACAAGTCTTTCTGGTCAAGGATTCTTGATGCCTTTAAGGCTCTCTTAGGTCTTCATACCTCTGACACTTACTATCAGCGTTCAATGAATGCTCTTGACAAGGCTCTTAATGCCTTTGACATTGATACCTACATGCGTTATAATGGTATCAAGAGCCAACTCAGAAAAGAAGTAGCTAATAATACAATAAATCAGACAAATCAGCGTTTAGAAAATAAAAAACTTGTGAAATATGACAAAGCAATCAAATCAGCAGGAAGAGTCTTTGAGAGTACCTTCAACCTCATCAAAGATGAGCAACAAAGAATGGGCAGAGGCAGTAAAGAAAAGACAAGCAATAACCAAAGCCTACGAAAGCAATTACATGAAAAATCTTTAAGACAACAAAAAGAGTTAATAAATTGGGCTACAAAGCATAAACAATTGATTGTAGAACCAAATGATTATTATGAAGAGGCTTTAGGAGATAGTGCAGCAGGTTCAGAAACAAGAGTTTGGAAAAATAATGATAAAGGAACTGTTGTAAAAAATATTTCCCTTAATCATTATGGTACTCCAAAAGCTCTTATGAATAGAATACTGATTCATAATTTAGTTTTTCCTACAACAGCGATGAAAATGCTTAAAGTAGGAGCTTCTGATAATGGAATTAGTATTATAGTAGAACAACCCTTTATTGAAGATAGTGGTATAGCACCTACTATGGATGAAATAAAGAATTATATGCTTTCTCTTGGATTCACATTATCTAAGGGTAAAGGTATTAATGCTGAATATACCAAGGATGGTTATCTTGTTACTGACATTCGTCCAGAGAATGTCATTAAACAACCTGATGGCTCCTTAGCTGTAATAGACTGTTTTGCTAAGTTTGAGGATGAGTCTATGGGAAATAATATTATGGGTGATGTTGAGAATCAAGCACAAAGATTCATTGATTCTATGTCTTCTTCTCAGCTGAAAGATGAAACAAATCTTATTAAGCAGGAATCTGCTGACTATGACCTTATTAATGGCATTGAACCTAAGCCCGAGCATAGTGGTAAAGCTGTACCTCAAGACTTTACATTTGCTGATGGCACTAAGGTCAAAGCTCCTTTCAAGCCTAATGCTCAGCAAATAGATGCTCTTAATGAAATGGATAGATTCATGAAGTCTAATGAAACTTCTATGACTCTCTCTGGTTATGCTGGCACTGGTAAGACTTCTCTTATGGAGATGATTGCTCAGAAAGGTAAAAAACAGTATCGTCCTGTGGTCTTCTGTGCCACTACTAATAAGGCTGCTGCTGTTCTTAATGAACGTGTTTCTAAAGCTGGTTTCAAGGCTGCTACTCTTAACAAAGTATTTGGCATCAGTGTTGAGGTTGATTCTAAAAGTAATACCTACAATGCACGTAATTTAGTGAATGTATTGAAGGATGCTGATATTACTCCCGGCACTACAGTTATTATTGATGAAGCATCAATGATTAATGAGGAGAATTATGGTATTCTTAACAACATTGCCAAACAGAATGACCTTAAGATTATTTATGTAGGAGACTCTGCACAGCTTGCTCCTGTAGGTGAGGATAAAATATCAAAGGTCTTCCGCAATGGTGAGGGTAAAGTCATTACTCTTACTCAAGTGGAACGTACTGATGATAATGCTATCCTCAAAGAAGCTACTGAACTTCGCAATGGTAATCCTCTATCTGGTGTTTCATCCTTTAATGATAAAGGTGAAGGTGTTGCATATATCTCTCCTAATCATCAGGACGAAATCAATAATATTGTTGCTCATTATGTCAAAGGTTTGAAGCATAACTCTAACTACTTTAGGATTCTTGCTTTCACTAACAAGGCTGTATCTACTTATAACAATCAAGTCAGAGAACTCCTTGGCTACACTTCTCCTATCCCACAAGTAGGTGAGCCTATGACTGGTTATAACAATTGGGGATATGAATGGAAAACAAAGTCTTACCGTTTCATCAACTCTGAGTCTTACAAAGTGTCTAAGGTAGACAAATCTCATAAAATAACAACAAATCTTAATGATGGTACTGCTGTTACTATGGAGATTATTCCTCTTACACTTGAGGATTCTTTAGGCAATATTGACACCTTTAACTTCATTGACATCAAAAGTAATCCTTCTAACCTTCAAGCAGCTATACAGCTTGCTAATGAGAAGAAAATGCTTTGGGCTGAAGCTAAACATGCTGTTGGTAGAGATGCTAAGGCTAAAATTTATCAGAGAATCAATTTCATTGATAACTTCCTTTTTGTCAACGATAATATTGAGGATAGTAATCACAACCTTCTTCAAGCTAAGACCATTGACTTTGGCTATGCCATGACTGTTCATAAGTCTCAAGGTTCTACCTTTATCAATGTTCTTATGGATGATGTTGATATATCAAGAGCTGGTCTTAATAGCAACAATGCTATGGAGGTTGTTGACCTTGGTGAAGTAGATAATAACGTAGCTTCAAGTGCTAATTTCACTGGAGATGCAGAAGATGTTGATTTGGGATTTTCAAACAATTTCTCTACAACACCTTCTACTAAATCTACTAAACATATAGCACCTACCCAAACTATCAATCTCAAGCAGCAGCTTGAATATGTAGGTGTATCAAGGGCTACTGATACTGTCACTATTGTCTCCAATAATGTTAAGAAGGAAGGTTCTCCTCTTCATCCTACTAAAGAAGTAAAAGAAGATAAAGTAAACTCAAATACTACTCGTTTGAATATTACTTCTGCTAATAGCGTAGACAAAAAAGCTGCTATAAAAGGAGCTATGGCAAATAAGTTTATTGGATTTGCAGATGGTATCTTTAACAGCTCTACTGGAAAATATGCTCAACAAGCAGGAGATAAAGCTAATACTGGAAACTATACCTCTGATGATGTAGTCTTTGTAAGCATTCCTGGTAAAAGAGGAAATGAAGATGTTAGACATCAACAACAGGATAGAACTATTGCTGAAGCATTAAAAGCATTAAAGGCTGGAGCAACATTGCTTACTGACAATAAGGCTTATACAGAAAATAGTACTTATAATGAAGGTGAAAAGAGATTAGCTAAAGCATTGAATGATGCTGGAGCTGTCTATTCTGAGATTCAAAAAGACAATCAAACTATTGGTGTTTGGACAATAAGCACTAATAATTCTCGTTCTAATAATAAAATAGAAAACAATGAAAGCAACAATACAAGAAATGCAGAAACTGTTGCAGGAAAACAACAAACAAGCAATGGAGGATTACTTGCTGAGTCACAAGCCAGAATCCAGAGAGGAGATGGAAACCTACGAGAAACTCAGGAACAAGGAACTAAACCTCTACCACAAGTAAGTCAGTTATCTGAAGAAGTAAAATCTCCTACTTCAGATACTAAGATTAACATCTATGCAGGAACTAATGAGAATGCTGATTTAAGCAACTTTGCTGACAGACCCTTTGTTATTGACAAACAACTTCTCAATGAACTTGGAATAGATGAAAGCAGCAACATCTTTATCAATAGGGATTTCAACACTGTGGAAGGAGCATTTCAAGGAATGAAACTTGCATTTGTTAATGACCCTAATGATATTAATGATGCTGATAATAAGCTCTATAAGTTACAGTATGCAACTGGATCTATGGCAAGAAACATTGGAAGAAACATCAAGAATCTTGACACTCAAGCATGGAATGCTAACTCTTCCAAAATAATGAAGGCTCTTATAAAAGCTTCATTCTCTCAAAACCCAGATGCTGCACAAAGACTTATTGATACTGGTGATGCCACTCTTACACATACTCAAGATGAAAGTAAGTGGTCTACAGAGTTCCCAAGAATCCTTATGGAAGTTCGTGAGGAACTTAAAAAAGAAAAAGGAATAGAATCTACAGAACAACTTCAATCTTCTAGTACTCTTACTTTACCAGAAGGTTCTGTTCAGCAGGTTTCTCTCCCAGGTTATGAATACTTTAACGACCTCTATGAGGATACACCAGTAGATGCTGCCTGGAAAATTCCTTATCTTAAGGAACTTGATGCTCAAATCTCTGATGAAAACTCTATAGAAGATAATCAAAACATTATTAATCACATGGACAACATTCTACAATCTACAAGTGAGAAAGAGTATCTTCAAGAATCTAAGAACTCTGAAAAGAAGCAAGTTGAAAAGACTCTTGATGAGTATGATAAACTTAATCGTCAGATTGACAATCTTCTTGGCAACCAAGACTTGGAGTCTGATGGTGAGGTGTATCATCTTGATGAACTTGGTGTAGCTCATCTTTCTGCATCTGAGATTCGTCATACTGCTGAACTTGTGGCCAATGAAATCTCTGATTCAATAACAAAGCTTCAAAAGGAAGAGGGTCTTGCTGAAAAGCTATTCCCTATTCTTAAGACTGACCTTGATTTCAAATCTGCCTCAAGAAAGCAAATTGTTGAGGCTATTGGTATCAACCGTCTTATTGATAGTGTTAAGTCTATATTTGATACTGAAGCTAACTGGGATTTCTATAAGGATGATGAAAATGGTATCAGTTTCCAAGCTGACCTTATCTTTGACAACTGGGATGCTATCATGTATCTTGCTGCTGATGTTTTTGCCATGAATGAAGGCTTTGGTATTGCTAAGGATTTCTCTAAAGGTAACTTTACCACTACTGAGGATTCTCATATTGACTATGACAACTTCAATGATTATTCCAATGACCAAGATATTGCTGCTGAGGAAGGTGAGAAGGATGAGCAGGAGCATTGGCAGATAGAAAGTCGCACTATTGATGTCCTTAATTCTATGTCTGCTCTTGTTAGACAAGGCATTCATGAGTGCTATCTTCTTAATGCCGATAGTAGTAAGGTTATGAGTAAATGGGGCATTGCTGAGCGTGTTAATCCTCGTGAAGCTGTAAATAGTATTCTTCGTTGGACTCAAGGCTCTCTTTCTCTCAATGATATGATTAAGAAGCTCTCTGATAAGCAGTCTCAGAACCCTTGGCTCTCTCAGCTTGTTCAGAGATTGTCTGACAAGAGTGGTAGTGAAACTGACTTCCAAAGTCAGTTCTATGGAGTGTTCTCTAAGCATTTCCAACCTTACTCTGTTGTTCTTCTTGAAGATGGTAAATATCATAGTATAGCTGTCAATAGTCATCCTGCCCTTACTGATGTGATGAACACTATCACTTCTCAATTCAAGATTGGAGAACATCCTCTCTTTGGCATTAATGGTAAGGTTAACACTAAGTTGCTTGGTTCTGCTAACTCTGTTAGCAATGACTTCACTCTTCATAAAGCATTGTCTGAACTTCAGAATATAGATAAGTCTATTAAGCAAGGCAATACTCTTGATGATAAAATGTCTAAGGTTGCATCTGATAATATCATGGCTGTTTGTAGAGCCTTTGGTTATAATATCACTGAGGACATGCTTTCTGGTGTTGTCAATGTTGAGAGTATCAATAAGGTTACTTCTGCTCTTAACTTCATTGTCAAAGACCTTGATAGTGCTGCTTCTGCTCAGCATAAGGGTGAAATGAAGGATTATAATCCTTTTGCTTTTGGCACTAAGTTTGGTATTAATGGTAGTCTCCGCAACTTCCTATCTCCTATCACTGATAAACTTGAGGATACTGCTGTCAATGCTTTCTATGATAGTGGTAAAATGTATCAGTCTTATGTCACTCCTTCATTCATGACTAAGCTCTTTAACAAGTTCCGTCAGGAAGGTCAGGCTTTTGAGGATTTCATTCTTGATGAGTATGGCTCTTCTGAATGGTTTAAGTTTGGTGCTGGTGATGGTGATATTACTAAGGGTTGGCGTAATGAGTGGCTCAGACTTCTTGCAAGAGATGAGAATGCTCGTAAGGTGTTTGACCATAAGGTTGAGCTTAATTTCAATAAGCATAACTATATGCGCAATATGAGTGATGCTGAATATACTCTTTCTCTCATCACTGAGTACTTCTCTGAGAGTGCAAAGGTTGAAGATAGAGTTCCTGCTTGGTATAGAGTGCCCATGCAATCTAATAAGCCTTCTTCTGAGTTCATCAAGTTCTACTCTTATAGAGGTGATGGTTATAAGAATGCTATTGTTAATGGTCTTCATAACATGTTCCTACAAGAGATTAGTAGAATACAGACTGTCCTTAGAAGAAACATGTCTAAGAATGACCCTGGATTCATCAAGAACTTTGACACTAATGGTCGTAAGTTCAACTTCCTTCCTGTATTCAACAGCTATCTTGATAATGTAGATACTTCCAAGAGAACTATTCTCCGTAATGAGGATGGCTCTGTATCTTCTGACAATAATAGGTTTGCTTCTCTTCTTCAGAAGAAGGTCAATGGTGAGATTAATCTTACTCCTGATGAAGAGGTTGAGCTTAGTAAGCTTGCTGAAAGGGTTATCCGTCAGTCTATGGAGAACAGAGTACAGTTTATCCTTGACACATGGGAAAGCAATGGTATTCTTGAGGCTGCAAAAAACATTAAGGATATATATCCTTCTGAATTTGATAACTCTTCAAACATAAAGAATGAGGAGAGAGAGGGTGTAATCAATGATTGGGTTAGAAAGCAAGTGGAGAACTTCCTTTGGAATGATTCTTTTGCATCTAAGAACATTCTTCAACTTACTCTTTCTGACATTGCTTTCTACAAGGATACTGAGGATTTACAGAAACGTCTTGCTCAGCTTCATGCTCCTGGTGTCAGAGGCAATATTAACGCTATTGATTATGATGGTAATAGAGTATCTGATGGTAAGTACAGAACTTTCATCTTGCAAGACTTTGATTCTTTTAAGTCTAACATCATAGCTAACATTACAGAGGTATTTGACCGCAGAATTGCTGCTGCCCCTGACAATCAGAAGGCTGCAATGATTGCTCTCAAAGAGTCTCTTGTTGGCAAGGATGGTAAGTACACTAAGATTAATGTCACTGATGCTCAAGGCTATTCCTCTCCTTCTTCTTACAGAAAGAAGGCTTACATCTTTGGCAAATGGTCTCGTCATGCTGAGGATATTTATCAAAAGATGCTTAAAGGTGAATACACATATACTGACCTTGAGACTGCTTTTCAGCCTCTTAAGCCTTTTGTGTATTCTAAGCTTACTAAGAATATGGGGGTAGATAATGCTCCTATTCACAGTATGCAAGTACCTTTCCAAGCCAAGAATGCTGAGTATCTTCTTATCATGGCTGATGCTATTCTTAAAGGTGAAAAGCTTTCTCGTCCTAATCTTCTTAGAGCTGTCTATAGAGTAATGGAGGATTCTGAACGTCTTATGCCTACTAAAGGTATTGATACTGTTCAGTTTGAATCTTCCATCAAGTCTGGTCTTCAAGGCAAGATGAATATCTATCAGTTTAGAGATATAGAAGGTGGTGAGGATGCTGCCTATACCTTTATGATGAATCAAATCTTCAAGGAGGAAACTGATGCTACAGGTGAAAGAGTTTATAAGAACTATAACACTAATACCTTTGTACATGAGACTTCTTTTGAGGATTATTGTCTTCAGCAGGAGGTTCCTGAACATTTCAAGGAGCATTCTCAGGCTCATGGTTCTCAGATTAGAATGATTACTCCATCTGACCTTGACCTCTTCACTACTGATGAGAATGGTCAACAAGTGGATAACTTCTATGAGTGGACTGAACCTGATGGTACTGTCAAGAGAATGAAGGCTGATGAGTTCCGTAAAGAGTATGAGCAGACTATTGCTGATAATATTGAGGAGAGTATTGATAATCTTTCTGCTGAACTTCACTTGAATAGTGAGGATAAGCGTGAGAGAAATATTGCTCTTTCTAAGATTCTTCAAAGAGAAGTTTTATCTTCTCCTCGCTATGGCATTGACCTTGTGCAGGCTTGTTCTATTGATAAGGAGACTGGTGAATTTAGAATACCTAAGGGTGACCCTATACAGGCTAAACGCATTGAACAACTTATAAATTCTGTTATTAAGAATAGGGTTAACAAGCAGAAGATTGCTGGTGGTCCTATTGTACAGGTGTCTAACTTTGGTACTTCTAAGCAGCTTCATATCAGATTCAACGATAAGCAAGGTAATCTCATTCCTCTTGAGGAGGAGTATGTTTCCTCTGAACATGATGGTCTTTCTTATAAAGACTATCTTAAAAAGAATCAAGGTGGTATTGCTTATTTTGAAGTGTTCTGTCCTATATGGTCTAATGAGCTTTTTGACAAGTTCTCTAATGCCAATGGTTCTATCAATGTTGATGCTATCAATACTGTTGATCCAGAGCTTCTAAAGATGGTTAGCTACCGTATTCCTACAGAGGATAAATACTCTTGTGCTCCTATGAAAGTTGTTGGTTTTATGCCTCGTGAAGCTGGTGATGCTATCATGCTTCCTTATGAGCTTACTGAGATTGATGATTCTGACTTTGATGTTGATAAGCGTTATGTCATGCGTAAGGACATACCTATTAAGACTAAGAGAAGAAAGGATATTGAAAGTGAACTCTTTAAGAGAGCTTCTGAAAGTTATGCTAAGGCTCATAATGGTAAAACTAATAATCAATGGATTGGTGAACAAGTTAGAATGTTCCTTGACAATCCTCAGAAGATGAAGTCTACTGATAAGTTTATGCAATGGCTTTATGGTCAATATCAACAAGTTGCTTATTATACTGATGCTCCTATTTTTGGTAGAACATATAGAGATAACAAGATTATTGATATGACTTATGCTGTTCTTACCAATCAGATGACTGCTGACAAGATTCTTAATCCTGGTGGCTTTGATGCTCCTAAGAAGATGGGATACATGGTTGCTGCCTATAAGAATCCTGCTAATAAGGGTATCTCTTGGAATGCTCTTCAAGGTATGTCTATTGATGAACTCAAGAAGTTGTCTTATACTGACAAAGACCTTACATTTGCTGATACTCAGGTTCAGTTCTATAAGCAGAACTCTGCTGCTGCATCATTGATTGGTGTGTTTGCTGTCAATAAAGTAGCTCATGCTACTCTTGAGAGTAATGACATCTTCCTTGATGTATCTGAGATTTGTGGTAATGATGATTTCACTATTGCCGGCACTACCTTTGGTGGTAGAATGCAGATAGACCAGAAGTATGACCGTGAAGGTACTCTTATTGGTAAGACTCTTGGCTCTCTTGTATCTGCTTCTGCTGATGCTGTGAAAGACCCTATCCTCAATCTTATGAATGTCAATATGACTACTGCTGGTATGCTTAATACTATGCTTAGATTAGGTATGACTTTCAATGATGCTGCTCTTTTCCTTTCTCAGGATGTTATAGAGCGTCTGCTTAGTCAGTTCAATAGGGATAATCTTACTAACTATGTGTCTCTTGATGGTCTCATCAATAAATGGCTTGACATTTATCGTCAGAAGTATAATATCAGTGACTCTTCTAACATCAACACTGAACCTCTTTCTACTGAGGAACTTGTTAATGGTCTTACTTCTGAGGAGCATGAAGCTACTGATTATAAGGTACTGCTTGCTTTTCAAAAGATGAGAAGTCTTACTGATGCTATGCGTAAGCCTACTTATGCTACAAGATTCAATTCTATCTCCAGTGCTGTTGGTCCACTCATCATTGACAATCTTATAATTGAGCACAAAATGTCTCAGTTTATTGATGCCAATACTGATAATGGTACTCACTTCTACACTGCTGATGATGTTCCTGTGGATATTGATGACATATTCTTTGACCATCCTGTCTTGAAGCAGTTTGCAAGAACTGTTGACATAGCTAAGTCTCTGTTCTCTGACATGCCTGCTGGCAGTGTTGGATTCAGAAACTTACTTGCTCAGTTACCAAAGGATATTGCTGACAAGATGTATGGTGATAAGAAGTTACTTGACCAGTTCTCTAACTTCTATCAGTCTTATCTTCTTGTACAGTCTGGGGTTATTGACTCTAAGAATCTCAAGGACTATGCAACAGCATTCCCTAAGTGGTTTATGGAGCAGAACTTCAAGGATGAATTTCCTAATAATGAACTTATTCAAGCCATTAGGATGAATGTTTCTAAGAAGACAGGACATCCTTATCTTACGATTAATATCACTGGTATGGATGAACAGCGTAAGGAGGAACTTCGTAGTGCTTGGATTGACCTTCATAAGGCTGACCCTAAGCTCTCTAAGATGTTGTTTGACTATAGTTTCTTCCGTGCTGGCATTGGTTTTTCTCCTAAGACTTTCATGGCATTGGTTCCTACTTATGTCAAGGAAAGATTGATGAATGAAAATACTGGTGCTTCTTATGTTGACACTTATAGACACTTCCCTACTGTTGTTCCTAAGTTGGTGATTAATCAATTCATCCGCAATAATTGGGATAACACTAAACTTGTTCCATGGAAAGGTGGTAAGGATACTCACTATAATGTCAATCTCAAGACTGGTGAACTTAGAGTATACAGACCAGAAGAAATAGCTGATCTTACAGATGTCTCCTACATGAAGACAAAAGTAGGTAAGGAGACTTATCTCTGGCATCTTGAAACTTCTTCTCCAAATGAGCTTACTTTTAAGAGAGTAAAACCTCTTGGTAATAATGGTGAGTATCTTGAGATTAGTACTTCTGAGATTGTCAATCCTTTAAGTGATACTTCAAGTATTTCTGAGAATAAAATCACAGCTACTGTACAGGAGTCTGCCACAGACTTAAAGACTGAAAGTCATCAAGAGTCAAGTGCTGAAGAATCTGTCAAAACTCCAGTCATCACTAAGACAGAGGAAGTCAAGAATCTTTCTGCCATTGCTGACTTAATTATGCTTCAGAATCCTAAACTTGACCATGAAGGTGCTGAAAAACTTGCTTTGGAAATCAAGGACAAAGAAAAGATGTTCCGTAAGTTCCTTCAAAAGGTCTTTAAGCACAAAGGTCTTGACCTCAATGAGGATGAGGCTATTGATGAGTTCCACAAATATTGCTAACAAAAAAGGGAGGTGTCACTACCTCCCTTTCTTTTTTTTTTTCAAAACATTCACCTATTTATTTTCATCCATATTTGTCTTTTTCACTCTTTCTTCCTTATTCTAGAACCTTCTAGTACCTCTAGACCTTCTACTCTATGAATATATCCTCCCCACATAATCCAATATTCCTAATGATTTATTCACACTATCATCTCCCATCATCCCAAGCACATTTCCAAGTCTCCTTATTCCTTCCATCCTATCCTCTTGAGGATTATAAGTAATCTCTTCCACTGTCTCAGCAGGCTTCTCAAACATTGTCTCATCAATAACAGGAGCTTTATAAAGTGTCTCTGGATCTACATCCATACCATTAGGCATTTGCATCTGAGGTAATGTTATCTCTGCATTGAAGTTATTGAAGTAATTAGATGGTATAGTATATTCTGAAGGGTCTACATGTATTCCAAGCTTTCCAGTACCAGTAAACTTGGTTCTATAATTTCCTCCGAACATTTCTCTTTCAGCATTTCTCCTTGTAGTAAGTCCTCTTAATTCATTATCTCTTGAAGCCCACATAGCTCTCTGCACATCTTCCTTTGAAGCCTTGCCTTCTGTATAAGCAGTTAGTATTGGTACAACTCTTTCCTTCAACCTTCCCATACCTACATTATATCCATAGGAATACAAGGCATCTTTCTGTTGTTGAGTCAACCTGTCTCTCACCTCAGAAGGAATTACTCTGTTAAAGTCTCTTGCCTCATCCTCAAAACTTCTGTTTGTCTTCATAGAGCTTCCCTCCCAATTAGCTATCCTCTTCTTTATACTGTCTGAGGGACTGTATCCTTTTGAGGCATTCATCTTTCCTCCCTTAGCAAACTCATTATAAGTTCTTCTTATCTCAGGTAATGTAGTAATACCATTAGCAATAGCAATCTTCATCATCTCAGACTTATCTGAAATAGAAAGATTATCCCAATCAGGATGTTCAATTGCTCTAATATATTGTGTAACTAATTTTTTCATATTATTTGATTTTACAATCTCTACTCTAGAACATCCTAGACTATCTAGAACTTCTACTCTCTACCAACTCTGCAAAATTACCTTATTTATCATTATGAAGACTACTTTCTTTCTTAAACTTTTCAAGAAGATTTCTTCCTTCAGAGAATAGATACTCTAAAGTATAAGCAATCACTTCTTCATCCTCAATACCACGTTCTTTAAAGAGTTTATATACAACATGATACATTTCATGTACAAGTGTGCTGTCAGAATCTTTTAATTCTTCTCGCAATACAACAAGCAAGTATTGAGTACCATCAGCAGTAAAAGTTTCAAATGTTGTGCCTGGATATAACACTTTGTCCTTTGAAAAACAATCTATCAAATCTTTTATTAGTTCTTCTTGATGCTGTTTATCAATTATCTCTTTATGAATAAGTCTTGAAATATTCTTTAGGAAAGTCTCTTTATCTGGAGATACTATAAACAAAACACCACTCTTCAATATGTCTAAATAAATAATATCATATTGTAATTTACCTGCTTTCATAATCTTTATTGTTTAATCTACATCATCAAATATTGTCAACTCCTGGCTTCCTCTTGCTTTACTTTGTTCACTAAGCTCACTCTCCACTTTCTTCTGAAGATTCTGCAATGATGATACTATTCCCTCAACATTCTTCAATGCTGTAGTTATTGCAGATATTTGATACTTGGGTCTTCCTTTGTCATCCTCTTCATTCAAGATATTAGGATTCTTTAGAAAAGTGCTTACAGTCCTTGCTGCTACAAGGGCAGCATTAAGCAACTCCTGTGATGGGGTCACTGTATGTTTTTTATATACTTCCATTGCTTCCTGCAACAAAGACGATGGCTTAAAGTCTTTGTCAAGTCCTTCCTGCTCTATAATAGCCTTAGCTCTCTCTTCCTCATTTAGTATATATGAGTATGTGCTTCTTGGATCTATCATAAAATAAAGATATGACATCTGTTTATAGAACTGTTCTTTCGATGCACTTCTATCTTGGTTGTATAGTTTCCTTATAGGCTTTATCAACAGTGCCTCATCAGCAATCTGCAATGAATAATTCTCTATCTTTATTAACTTCATCTCTTCCTTTATTTAATTTTTATCTAATTTAAAATAGTCAAGTAGTTAAGAATTACTTAACTACTCAACTCTTTTTTACCTTTTTACTTTTTTACCTTTTTACTTCTTCAACGCTGCATTCACTTTTTTCTCTTGAATCCTCACATCATCAGCTTGCTTCTTCTTTTGCAGAGCAAGATTTTCATTAAATTGTCTTGCATTCTCCGACAGTTTTTCTCTCTCAAGTGCAGCAGTATCTACAGCATCATTATTCATGATAGACATCCTATCAGCTTCAGCCTTAGAATTTATTTGAGCAACCAATATCTTCACCTCATTATCTTCTTGGTGCATCTTATATTCCTGCTCTGCCTTCATCTGTGCAATCTGCTGTTGCTGCTGTAACTGTGCTTGCTGTATCTGTTGTGCCTGTTGCTGCTGTTGTAATGCTTCTTCTCTCTTCCTTCTTTCATTGGCCTCAACCATTCTCTGTTTTTCTGCAACACTTGTTGTAGTGTAGAGCTTCATTATTGAAGAGAAGTCAAGCAACTGATTCTGAAGTGCTGCCTGTGCCAGTGTATCAAGTTTCTGGTTAAGTTCCATAGTACCATTGCTGTTATCCACTACTATTCCATAGTCACACTCTGCAAATTCATCACCATCTATCTCAACAAGTTTCTTACTTCCATCATTCAATATATAGTCAAACTTCTTCTTCCTGCCTCTTATAGCTATCTTTGCTGTCTCCAAGAAGCATTCCAGTACTCTCTTCTTCACACTGTCATGGGTAAAGAACAGTCTTTCTGTAATGAGTGACGATTGCAGTGTTGCTCTTTCTACACCTCCAACAGTCTCTCTATTACTAATCTGTCCTTCTCTCTGCTTTGATATTCCAGCAAGCTCTCCTATCTTTGTTGAAATCCATTCAAGTACATTTATGTATTGTTGTATTTCATTACCCAAAGAAGCATCTATAACTCCTGATGAAGCATTGTTCATTGCTCCTGCAAGCTTACCAGTTGCCATACCTACACTACCTTCCTTGAAGCTATCTTCTACTGAAACACCATTCACATTAATATAGTACAACCATTTATCTGCATCCCATCCTTTTGGTGTTTTTGCAAGGTCCATTCTAATTATCTTTCCCATATTCTTTGCAAGTACTTTATTAAGTCTATCATGAAATATATCATATAAGTAAGAATATGGTTTCATTATATCTACCAATGAATAAGGCTCATCACCATTAAGGTTATATATACTTCCCACAATACCAAAGTGACATCTTGATGGATTACTCAATCTATTATATTGCACTGGTCTTGGTCTCATGTTCACATATATGTCTGCTCCAATCTTTGTTCCTTCCCATGCCTCATTAATCCAAAATGTCTGTTCCTCTTCTCCTTTGTCTGGGTTACTGTGATAGGTCTCAGGATAAAAGTTAAATTCTTCTTCTCCTGTCTCAGGGTCATAGCTCTTTACTTTCTTTATCTGTCTCCTTGACTTCCAATAAACTCTCAATACTCTTACATTTCCATTCATGTCATAGGGCAGATAAGATGTATCATCCTCATTATCAAACAAACTATATGAATCTATAACTTCATCTCCAGCAGTTGACAAATTTACATTAGGTATAAAACCATATCTGCTGTCTATATTATCCATACTGTCTGCATAAGGACTACTTCCTGTACTGCTTCTTGTGTTTTCCAATGCTTCAATATCTTTCTTAGATAGTTGGTCCCAAAAAGTATCTATTACTCTTCCTGGATTCCAATAGTCTTCCAACACTATCATGTCTGCATCTTCTATATATGATGAAGCTCCTGACTTTATTACTCTCATCTTCAGAGGATTTATCTTTTCCAAGTATGGCTCTCCTCCGACTATATCACATATATAAGCTTCTTCTCCTACTGTATAAGCATCTACAAATCCCTTATTAAAGAGTTGTGATATCTCAAGTTCCTTCATATAGTGATTAAGCAGCAAGTTTCCTCTTACTTCTCTTTTGTCTTGATATTCATAAGTAAAGTAGTCTGCCTGTTTCTCCATTTCTCTGTTAAAGCTTTCCTCATCCATAGAACCATCCATCACAAGCTGTTGAAGCATTGCATTCACTTGTAAATTCTTTTCTTCTTCTATCTCTGACACAGCATTTGGATTAGTCACAATCACTTTAAAATCAAAAGTTCTCTTTGACTCTTCTCCTCTAAGAACTTCAAGTTTTGAATTTATAACTGGATAGTGTTGTATATTCTCTGGTATAAAGGATGCCTCTATATTATAAGGGTTCACTATAACTTTTAAGTCATCCATGTGTATTCTTCCATTCAGTAAGTCATAATTTATTTTCATTGCTCTTACTGATTTTCTTGTAAGATGATAGTGCATCAAGCTATGATCATCTCCAAAATCTACACATTTAGCTCTCCACTTCTTTCCTTTCTTATTAAAAGAGAGCTGTTGTGGTGGGAAACCTCCTATTGCATTATAAGCCATATATTATCTCCTTTTATTTTTCTTATTATTATTCTAAGACAAAGATAATAAAACCTATTAACTCCATACTTCATCTAAGATTTCCCCTAATCTTATCTAACCTTATTGCATAAAAATAGCCTTCCCATATCTTTATTAGATATAGAAAGGCTTAAAATCTATACTCCAAAGTATTTTCTTACATTAAAAACACCATCCTTATCTTTCAACTTATCTAATGCTAATAGGTGTACTGCATTAAATCTCTCTTCTTGTGACATTTCTGTCAGAGGTTTCCCTGCTATCTTTGCTATTGTCTTTATACTGTCTGAATATACCATGTTCATTGCAGTATACATAGCCCATTTATTATAGTAAGGCTCTTCCTCCAAACAAATGCCTTGTGACTTCATACAGCTCTCCCATTCTGAGGTATTCCATCCTCCCTCTGGCTCCATGTCACTTACTATCTGTGTAGCTTCTTTCTTTGATAAATAGTTGTGCCAGTTTATTGCCTCCAATCTGTCTATGTATTCCTGTGCTACATCTGGTCTCCAATCTGCAATATCCTTCATCATGCATTTCATAACACCTCCAAATATACTCATGTACTTTGGTTCTTTTGATGTTACCATTTTATTGTATAGCCTTTCAAAGGCTTTCATTATTTCATTCTGTTCCATATCTCAAGTCTTATTTATTATGTTGTGAGCAATGATTTCAATTCCATAAAGTCCTCACTACTGAATGTTATTGTTTTCTTACTTCCAAATATTATGTTCATCAGTATATTGTCTGGTAATGTTATAGCTAACTTTCCTTTTCCCATAACTCCTTTCACAAATCCCATGTCAAAGGTTGCTTCTTCCATACCATTGAACATTTCCATAGCATCTGTAAACAATGTATTTGGATTAATGTCTCCATTTTCATCAGCAAGAAATAGTGCTGCATTGTCTATGCCTTCACTTATCTTTCCTTCATACTTATTTATAATGTTATGACATCCTCGCTTGATATATACTGAGGGTACTGTAAGAGCAGGATTGTCTTTCACCATTTCATCCACTCTTTCATTAAACCATAAATCCAAGCTACTTAGAAACTTCTCTTTTAATGTTGGTATATTCATTTATTTCCTCCTTTCTTTGCTTTCATCATTGTCATAAAGTCCTTGAAAGTCATGTCACTATAGTTTGTCATGTACTCATTCCACAATGCAGTCTTTTCTTCTTCTGCTTGCATTGCATTCTTCCTGAGTTTTCTTATAAGGGAAAGATGTTTCTCTAAGGCTTCCTTTCCATCCTTGGTTTGCTCTACCAATGGTCTGATTATCCTTAGTTCTTCTCTTTGCAGTATGTCTGCTACATTCTTATAGCTCTCTACAAACTCTTCATTATTGTTCAGATAATTTTTCTGTGAGTCTGTCAACCCATCCATTATTTTGTCTATCTCATCCCAAGTAGGAGTCTTTGTCTGCTGTGGCTGCATGTTTATTGTACCCTTCTGCTTCTGCAACTCCATAAGTTTCTGTGCCCATTCCTGGTTCAACTGTTCCAAGGTTTGATTTTGCTGTCCCCCTAATACTGGGTCTGATCCAAAATTCATCATAACAAGTATTTGGTTTTATTGTTTATACTTTAAAAGCCAGCACCAAGAGCTTCCTCTCTCTTAGCACTGGCTCCCTTCATCTATTTCCTCTTACGAGCTTTAGTTTTCTTAGGCTCCTGCTGGTGTTCCACTACTGACACAGTTGCAGCCCTGATAACTGCCATAACCTGTAACTGTAGGAGTACTTGGCAATACAAGCTGACCATATATGCACTTGCAAGTCTTCTTGTCAGTATAGTCCATCAACAACTTGTCCTGATATGGACGTATAGCTTCCATTACAGCTACCTTCTTGTCAAGTTCATTAAACTTTGCAGCATATTTCTCATTAAGTGCATCATATCCATCCCTCTGACTCTTGTAGAGTCCAAAGCCTTGCTGCACCATTGCATCCTTCAGCTTGTCATTACCATCTCTCTGGCTCTTATAAAGACCAAACTCTGCCTCCATAGCTCTCCTATTCTCAGCATTCTGTGCCTCTACAAAGCCCTTCCACAAGCCAAACTTCTCTGCCACATCTGTCTCTCTCATTGCATAGAATTTATTTGCAGTGTCAAGCTTCAGTCCAAACATGTCTGTAAGCAACTTCACTTCATCTGCACATTCCTTCTCCATTACCTCAAGAGCTGTTGGAGCTGCATTATTAGCAGACATACCTCCATAAGTATTGATGTTTACATTGTCTGGCATACCGTTACCTAGGGAACCAAAAATACTGCGACCACCATTACCTGTAAGCCAAGGCAATACTCCCAATGCAGTGCCTGCTATACCTAAACCAAGGGCTGTTCCTGCAACACCTTTGCTTGCATAATCATGCTTTCTGTTGTCATCTTCATAAACCTTTTTCTCAATGACTTTCTCATTTGTCATATCCATGATACAATCTTTATTAAGCAATTAATTATCAAAAAAATATAAAACACTATATAATCGATTACATTGCAAAGATACAATAAAAAAGGTTGGGCAACATAACATTGCTCAACCCATATCATAAGTCATTGTATATCAAGTCTTTCTTTTGAGTAACATTGTCTCCTTATATTGCTCAACTATTTCTCTCTTCCATACTAAGTGCTTTTGATGCACTATCTTCCTTCCTTTTGGAAATTTTTTTCTTAATATCATTCTGTCTAAAGTTGAAGTACTTACTCCAAGCAGCTTACTTGTTTCTATCTTAGTCAACCACTCCTTTTCATCTATACTAACTTCTCTTCTACCAAACTCATACTTTAATAAGTTGCTGAAATAGGTAATATCTACCTTTGAGCAAAGTCCTTTCATCACTATTTCCTTGAATCTGTCCAGTGCTCTACACAACCATTGTTCTCCAGGTGTTGTCATTGCTTCCTCCTTTCCATTTCCATCATTACCTCATTATACAACTCATTAGTCTTCTCATTTCCCTCAAATGGTTTTCTGAGTATCTTCAATAAGTATATCAGCATGGATTTTAGGATTCCTCCTACATTCTTCTTATGCTTTACACATATCTCCACTGTATCCATTGCATATATACAGAGTATACAGTATATAAGGATATAATGTGTGTCAACCATTTCATTGGTACAAAACCATGAGCCATAATACCATCTCTCTACATTAATAAATATAAAATACACAAATGGTATTCTGAGGAAGTTACACCATCCATAAAGAAAACTTGCTGGTAATGTTATTAATGGCAACACCAAGAAAAGAAATACGTATATCCATGCTATACATATTTCATTCTGATCTGAATATTTCATCAGCTCTTGTGTGTTTTGACTAAAAACATAAAAAATACACCAATGTGATAACATCAACAATATAGGAAATATCACTGCTGCACATTGATAGAATCTCCAGATTATGTTTTCTCTTACTACAGTGTCTCCACTGTCTTTTGTTTCTTCTTTCTTTTGTCTTTTTCTCATAATACTAAGTTTTTTAATGTCGTTGTATTAGCTTAACACTGACAAAATTATCTCAATATTATAAGTATAACAAGTGATTATAAACTGAAAAATACTGAAAGTTACTGATTTTTATTGATAGAAAAACTGATTTTCACTTATTCTTTCAGTTTTAACATTACAGGTTTTCTTTTTCTATTTATTATTCTTAACTTTGCTTTTTGTTATTAATTCACTCTTTATTCTAACAATATAATAGTTATGACAACATTTTTCTTTAATTTTATAAGTAAGCTTGAACACTTCAAGTATCCTTATTACTGTGGTCTTCAGGAGCGCAGACAATTTGTGTGTTTTCTTTTCACTACTTTTATAGAACTTTTCTATATTCCTGCAAACATTCTTGGCCTTAATGACTACCATCATTCCACCATCTTTGATACCTATAATTGGTTTCACCTTATCTTTATAATTATTCTACAGATTCTTTTCTGGACTAACACCCTTTCCACTAAAGCATCTGTCTATATCTTCTTTACTGCTATAGCTATAAAGCTATCAGCAGAATCTCTTTATGAATTGTCTATAACAGGTGTTTATGACATTCATATTCTTGGCAACCTCAACATCATTCTCATCCTTGCTTCAGTAGCTATAGCTGTGCGCCTAAGTAAGTTGGCAATCACTATAATAACAATCCTAACTCTTAGTCTTACTATCTTCTGCATTACCTCTCCTCTCCATCACATTCTAAGAGTCATGCGAATTTTCTTTGTTGGTTATATGTTTATTCTTTACATCATAATTTTTGACTCTAAAAATGCAACTAAAGGTCTCCGTATGCCTAACAGAATTACCAAAGAAGAACAATCTGCCATTGATATGCTTATCAATCTTAATAAGTCTGACAAAGAAAAAGTTTACTCTCTCTTATCAAGACTGTCTTCCACTCATCAAGAAGAACTACTCAACAATATTAAAGATTACTACCATCAGCAATATATAGAAACAATCAACCTTCTTTCTATCTGTCCATCCCTTACACCCTCAGAAGTAGAAATCTGTAAACTTATCCTTATTGGTAAGTCCTTAAAGGAAATATGTTTCACCCTTCACAAAACTCCTTCTAATATAACAAGCCAACGCACTCATATTAGAAAGAAACTCAATCTTGTAAAACAAGATGATTTAAGAACTTCTCTTATGGTATTACTAAATAAAGCTAAAGACTTAACAGATAAAACTTAGAAAAACACATAAGACAGTGAACGAGGTAATAAATATAAAAATACAGGAGGCTGTAGAAGATTTGGATAGGATAGAATAAAGAAAAGAAAAAGTGATGAACTTTTAAGAAGAGTTCACCACTTTTATTTACTTGTTATAACTTATGTTTTATGTAAACAAAGCATCAATATCTTCGTTAGACATAACTTCAATATCCTTTTCATTAACAAGAGGATAAAGACCCTTACTATCACCTGTATATAAAGTAGGTGATGCAATCGAACCAGCCACTGATATCTGTCCTGCTTTCTTTAAATACAATTTACCTTCTACTGGAGTATTTGAGGCACCAAAGGTTTCTGCTCTATGCGCCCAATTATTATAATATTTACCCTCATAGCTTGCTACAAACATATTTTTAGTTGTAAGATAGATAATAGCATAGTTTACAACAGACTCAGAAAGTGATTGCTGAAGTATTTCAACATCCCCAATAAGGGGTGTAAATATATCATCAAACTTACATACATCAGAGTATTTACCCGCATATAGTTCATCATTGATTGTATCAAGAATTTTCTTATCTTCTTCTGACATCAAACCATGATTCTTGCTTGTTGCATCCCACAACTGTCCATCAGTAACCTTACCCTTTGCATCCAATGTAGCCACACCATTAGCCACACCCTTCTGCTCCAACTTCATGTAAGGAGATAAGTCCACTGTGGTTGTATATTCACCCATTTTCTCCCACTTAGTTTCATCATAGGTGGCTGAGGTATCACCAGTATAAATATACTCGGCATATATATTTTTACCATTAGGGTCTCTGTTTTCGGAAGCTAAAATATATATACGATTCTTATTAATACCACTTGTAGGAAGAGCAGAAACAATCTGAAACAGTGTAGTATCAATGTTATTTGGATCTATTACCTTTGTCCAGCCACTTGATGTTTTACGATTAGCCCAGTTGGTTAGTCTATAGAAACCAATTCCCTTAACATACCACTGCTGACCTAATGCCAATGCTGTGTCTGTTTCTTCAGGATGACGCAGCTGCCAGTCATGTAGTGCATACAACTCTGTTAAACTTGCCACAGATCTATGACCACCAATATATCGTGCGTCTGTTATTGCAAAACCTGTTGCTGACACATTACTTGGAGCCAGCGTATTTGCTTGTTTTAATGCCATATCTTTTTATGTTTTTAATGTTAAACAATTATTTATGCTATATCCAGGAATGAGTTATCCTTCAATGCTCCTGGATTTACTGTACGGTATACCAAGTAAACTATTGAAGCACCAGCTGCATTTGTCACTGTTACCTCACTTTTTTCAAAACCTCCATTCAGCAATGGTGTGGCTCCATTCTGTACTATCTTAGTCAACTCACCCATTATCTTTGGATAAGCTATTACATAGTACTGAGCATCTGTTGCCGAAATACCTTCAAGCTTTGCTGTGCGTGAATTATTAAGGTCTGTCTTACTCAAACCCTTTATAATATCTGCTGTTATACTTGATGTTGAAGCCAAACCAAAGTAACGACGATGATAGAAGTGTACGCTTGCAGATGCTGTCTTTGTGTCATTGCCACTTGCGGGCTTTACATCTGAACCAACAACCATAAGACCAGTTTTGGCAGCTGCGATGGTTGCAGAGATGGTGGTGTCAGTCTTTACCTTCTCAGGGGTTGTGTATGTTGCAGATGGTGTATTTGCTGCTGGAAGTGCAGTCCAATTACCAGATACACTTGTTGGAACTTTCTGGCCTTCCTTTGCTGCTGGATATAAGAATGAGCCTGTCCATGATGCTTGATAACCGTTTTCAAGTGACAGAGAGGTTGATGATGAAACCATTGATTCCACTACTGTACCAGCAGCGTTGAACACATTCCATCTGCCTCTGATTTCTGGTGACACAAGAGCGAGGTTACCGTTTTTCACTCCATTAATGAAGTCTGCATTTGCCTTACCCTTTGCTCCGTCATAAGCCGTACCTGATGATTCACCAAGTTTCAATGTACTCTTTGCTACATGAGCCTTCATAAGCTTAGTATACTCTGTAAGGCCTACTTTGTCTAAATACTTTGTCATAACGATTTGTTTAAAAATTTTATGTTACTATTTATTTTATCATTTATTTCTATGCACTCATTATTTCCCTAATCTCCTCAACAGTCATAGTCTCTGATGCTGCTACTCCTTTTTCAAGGTCTGCTATCACTTCTTGCACACTCTTCATACCCTCTGCAATATCTTGACCTTGATATCCACCAACACCAAGGAGATATTGGTAACCATTCTTTGGATCACTTAAATCCGGATCATTATTTGTATCACGCTTTACATATATTACAGAAGCATTCTTTCTATCAACCATATTTGCACCAACACCGACCATATCAATAAAGTAGTATTTATCATAGTTATAGTAGCCTTGCGCATGTGCTCCCTTTCCATATATGCCTATTTCTGTACCAATACCTTCTGTATGAGAATAATCACTCAGTGCTTTAGTAATATTACCTTCAGCATGAGATGCCTTACCACCTGTTGATGTACTAGAACCTTCAGCATGAGATGCTTGACCAGATGCAATTGTAGCATTGCCTTCAGCATGTGAGAAGTATTCATTTGCTCTTGAATTTCCACCTTCTGCATGAGAATAATCCTTATATGCCTTTGTACCAATACCTTCAGCATGAGAGTACTCACCCTTTGCTATAGTATTATTTCCCATTACAACAGAACCTTCACCTTCTCCTTTTCTCACTGGCAACCAAGTTCCATTGCTAACTGCTTCCATAATCTTTGTGACTAATCTTTTTAGTCCTAAACTGTCTACAAATTTTGTCATAATTGTTTGTTTGTTAATTTAAACTATTTATTATAATTAATTTTATATCCTCTTAACGATTCTCTAAGGCAGTAATACGACTCTCAAGATCTGCTATCACTTCTTGAATAGACTTAGTATCTGTACCAATAGCTTGTCCTTGATAACCTCCAATACCTATGAGATATTGATAGCCATTTTTAGGATTACTTGGATCAACTCCACCTTTTGAATCTCTTCCTACATATATAACAGAGGCATTTTGCTTAATAATATTAGTACTATTAGTATTAACACCAACACCTACCATATAAATAAATGAGGGATCATCATAATTAGAAGAACCTTGAGCATGTGAAGCACCTCCAGAGGCCATTGTTTTATAACCTTCAGCATGAGATGCTCTTCCTGAAGCTGTAGTATCCTGACCTTCTGTTACGGCATATTGAACAACATTCCCACTACTATCAACTCCATTTCTTATTGGCAACCACTCACCATTAGCAACCTTATTGCCAATCACCTCTAAGATTTTTGACACAAATCTCTTTATGCCTATACTATCCATAAGTTTCATACTTTATTATCCTCCTACTATTTCTGTTATTTCCTCTTCTGTTATTCTCTCCACCATATTCTCCTCTAACAATTCAGGAGAGAGTTTATCTTTAGTTACAGCTCCATCATATATTTTATCTGTAGTTACAGCATTCTCTGCTATCTTTTTCTCTGTCACAGAATTATCTCTAATCTCAAGTCTTATTTTTTTCTTGGGATTATCCTTCATAGCAGCTTCACCAAAGTAATTTTCTTTATTCATATTTAATGATTTTATTTTATGCAAATGTAAAAACTCTTTTCCTGTATTTTAAACAACTAATAAAACCATTCATATAATGTAAATAAAGTTCTAATAACAAATAAAAGGTATATCAAGGCTAATAAATCCTTCACCTCAATATACCTTCTTATATCAATTTATCTTACCTACAATCTTCTATTGTCTTCATCCAGGCATCAATATCTTTCTCTGATGTTCCAATACTATCTACCTCCACATTTCTATCTTTCAAGAATTTCTCAAGCTTGGCAGGAGCAACTGGAACATCTTTCCACTTATCTTTAACCAACTTTATTATACTCATTCTATGTTTTTTATTCCCTATAAGTTCTGCAAAGGTTTGTGTTGATGTAGTATTATTACTACTCTCAGTCTTCTTATTATTCTTCTCACTTTTAGATTCTTTCTTTATTTCTTCTTTTTTGTTTTCATTCTTGTTTTCTTCTTTGGGAACAGGTGTTTCATCAACAGTATTATCTACAACCATTTCTCCAGTGTTTGAATCCATCACAAGGTTTGTATTATCAGAATTTCCTATAATATCTACATCCTCAGAATTTATTATCTTCAGTTGCTTCTGTGCCTCAGCTTCTCTCTGCTTCTTGGCTTTCTCTTCCTCTATCTTACTAATAATCTCCTTAGCCTTTTCCTCACTTACTTCCTTTACTTCCTTAGTATTTCTATTCACCTTTATAGCCTCTGGATGTTCTCCTTCTTTCAAGATAAAGTATTCCCATACTCCTTCACTTTTGATAGGACTAAGCTGATTGTCTATAATCATCTTGTTATACTCCAACTGCTTTATTATCTTTTCATCAGTGATTGGTTCTCCATTAAGATAATACATTCTATCATCCACTCTATAAGTGTAATATTGGTGCTTGTATATCACCTGACTTTTGTTCTCATTCTTAAAGTCACTATTAACAGTAGTCTTAGAAGCTTCATTCACAGGTTGTTTTGGTTTCAACATATTGCCTTCACCATCAAGTCCATAAATACTATAAGAACTTCCTGCTGTACCAAACATTGCTGCATCTGTCATAAGTGCTCCTGCTTCATCATATTCTTTCAGTAATTCTTGACTTTGCAGTATTCTTGCAGTAATATTAACTCTTGGATTCATATCTTCCATTGCCTTCATAAACTCTGCTCTGTCAAAGTTACTGTCAAGAACAAATGTCTTCTGCACTATTCCATCATGTACTAATGATAACTCTGCCTTGTTTTTCCTAAGCAATATGGTGTCACCTTCCTTATCAAAATAGAAGATATTACTCAAATCTATCACTGCCTGATACCTTGTTGCATAGTCTGGAGATACAACATTTTGCAATAATCCTTCTACCTTGTCTTTTAATGCACCATCTCTCATCTCATTATACTTCAACACTTTCAAGTAGGATGGTACCATCTTTCCATTACCTGCTGGCATAAGCACAAAGGCACTTCCTGCATTCCTTATAGTATTCCTTGGGACCATCACATCATCTACAAAAGCTCCTATAGTCAAGAATTTTGTCAACTCTTGTATTCCCCATGCTACACTCTGCATATCATATCCCATAGGATTTCTCTCCTTGTCAGCAAGCAGTTCTCTCACACTCTTGAACTCTGTATTACTGTCATTCAATCCCTGCTTAACAATATACCCTGGTATCAAAGAGTATGGTACTATCTCAGTACTTAGACTCTCATTCACATAGAATCTTTCATTAGGATGTGTCTCAAAGAACTCCTTTTTAGGCTTTATCATCAATCCAAATGGTTCTCCCTTACTGTTTCTTGAAGTAGGAGATATAGGATTCCAAAGTACGTTATAGAGTGACTGCTGTGCAAAGTTTCCATTCTTATAACCAGCAACTCCTATCACAAGATACTTCTTTCCTTGACTCTCTATTACTCCACCATTATCATCATTGTGTATTGCAGTAATTCCTTTATTAATACTATTGTCATAGTCTAATACAAGCATCAAGTGTCTCTGCATACTGCTATCATTAGTAGCATTGCTTTCTGGTCTCACTACCATAAACTTAACCTTGGTATTAGGATTCCTCTTAAGTATTCTTGCAAGCTCTTGGTCAATGATATTCTGCAACTTTATTCCAGCTGCATCCATCCAAGCATAATACTCATCCATCTGCTTTCTATCATCCTTGCCTTTTTTATTAACAAGTTTACCATCCTTCGCTAATGGATCAGACTCATATCTACTCATTGCATTACCACTAATAGTATTAACATTTGTCTCTATATTATGCTCTCCTATACCATTCAATTCATCAGCATCTTCATTAATCTCTGACACATCTATTACCTTATCATCAAGAGTAATATTATTATTCTGTTCATCAATATTCTCAGACCTACCTTGCACACTATCTCCATTGTCAACAATATTCACATTGTCAACATCTACTCCCTTGGTTGCAAGTTCTGCTTCCCTTGCTTCCTGCTGTCTCTTTATTGCCTTTTCTATGTCAAAAGATTTCTTTGCTTTCACTTCTGTAGTATTTTTGGTTCCTGCAAAATTACCAACAAAATACCAATCATCGCCTCTTTTCTCCATAGAACTTGCCTCAAACACTGCATTTTCCTCATGCTCCTTAGTCTCAGGAGTTACATCATATTCATCAGAAGTAACACTCAACACATCATTCTTCTCATCTGTATCAAAGGTTATATTATCTCCCATCTTTGTTACAGTGAATTTACCCTTCTTAGTATTATCAGCAGTGCCATACCACATATCTCCTACTGTAACACTCATATCCCCAGACCCATCACTCAAGATAGTCTTCACATTCTGAGTAACAGGTGCTGAAGCACTCTGTTTTTCTCCTGCTTCTTCTTTGCTTTGTTCCTCTGAAGGCTCTTCATTACCAAATATATCTACATCTTCTGTGCTATTTATAACATCATTTTTATTTGGTTTTCTACCCATATCCATTCCTTCTTCATTCTGTTGCTTCTCCTTCTCTTCAACAGTCTTTTTCTCAGCAGCATTCTTTGCAGCTTCATCTACTTTATTCTTTTCCTCTTCCTTCTTCTTTGCTTCCTCTGCTTCACGTTGTTTCCTTTGTTTTCTGTTCTCAATAATAGTAGCATCTCTTAAATAACCAAGCTGTTCTACTTTTGAAAGCAATTCATCTATTTGATTTCTAAAGTGTTTATCTATATCAGAGTTATCTATAATACTCTCCATCTTTGTTTGGAACTCTTCCAAGGTATTTGATGTATTTTGAAGATTACCTATAGTATTGGCTATCTGCATTTTTTCTGCAATATCAAGATTACTATGACCTAATATTGCTGCAACATCATCATTAAACTTTAGCATATCATAGTATGGTTTGATAGCTTCAGCTTGACTGGGATAATCATTCATATATGCCTCTACTACCTCACTGTTTGCTTCCAGCACTTTACTTCTAAAAGCCTCAGGATTTTTCTTTCTGTTTTGATAGGTATCTGATATGTCTTTATACTTCTTTTTAATCTCTCTCTGTATATATTCACCCCAAGCAGCCATACCTCTACTTTGTTCTGCTGCATCAAAGTATGTAGAAGCAAGCTTGTCATTGTTACTAATCTTATTATATACAGTTTCCATATCATCAATTCTTGATGCAAGTATTCCTGCATCATTTATTTTCCTCAATGCTTCTGGGTCTTTCTGCTTTAAACGTGCAATAGCCTTGTCAATAACTGCCTGTCTCTTCTTTGAGAAATTCTCTTTATTCTTAGGGTCAAGAATATATGCCATATCCCTAACATCAGCATTAAGAATATCATTCACAGTAAATGAAGTCTTACTGTCTTCACCATCTCCTATCTTACTGATGTCTTCTTTTTCACTCAAGAGTCTGTCTTTTGACTCTCTTAAAGTCTGTATCTGAAAATTCTGTGAGTCTATCAGTTTTTTGTATTTTCTGATGTCCTCATTCATAGTTATTCTTTCACCTTCCTTGGTAGTATTCTCCAACTGTTTTTCGAGCTGTTGAATCTTAGTTCTTGCATAACTATTGCTTGCAGACAATTCTTCTATCTCCTTGTCTGCCTTCTCCACTTCTTTCTCTCTTGCTGCAATAGCTTTCTTTACAGAATCCTTTTTATCATATCTCATAGTATAATTAGGGATATATGTAGATTCTGTATCTGCACTACCAGTACCAAGCTCACTAAGTATTGACTCAAGCCTATTCTTATAGTCATCCTTTGCTACAGTATTATACACAAGTGTTGCTGCTACTCTTGGGTCTACATTCTTCATACTTGGACTATTGACAAACATCTGCTGTATTTCATCTACCTTTTTCTTCATATCCATGAAGTACTTGGCATTCTTTTGCAGTCTTTCTGCTGCCACTTTCTTTGAATCCTCATTACCATCAAGTATTGACTTATTGTCAGGGTCTGCAATGAACTTGTCTACTTCATTATCCATTTCTTCCTCTGACAATGTTCCTTCTGCCAATCCTTGTATAGTGTGCATAGTGTCCTCATACAGCTTACTTTTAGTTCCCCCAATATCTTCAAGCTCATTAAGAGATTTTATCAAAGTAAAAGCATTCAATAATTTGTTATCCTTATAATCAAGGATACCTAAAGGATTATTTCCATTAATAGGTGTATTGAAATTATTCAGCACAGATATAGTCTTTGCTGCCGAATCAAGCTTATCCTTGTTAGCAGCTACTACCATATTTATTGCAGATACTGTGTTGTCTATCCTTCTATCCTTCTCTTTTGCTTCTACAACACTATTAAGCAAAGGATTCATCAACAAATTACTTGCTCTCTCTGCAAAGTTAATCTTGTTTCCATAAGCATCTTTTTTATTTATCACAGCATTCCATGTATCTTTTGGATGGAACACAGCATTCATGTTAGGCATTACTGTTGCAGCAGGAGACAGCATTCCAATAAAACCTTCATACAGGTTTTGTCTATCAAGAACACCATTTAATCCTTCTGACAATCCTGCAAGGAAGTTTCCTGTAAATGAATCTACTGTACTGTCATAAGCCTCTGGGTCATAGTTCCTCTTCATGTAGTTGTCAAAGACATTACTGCCAACTCCTCCTGCAAAAGAAGCATTGATACCATCAAGATACTCATCTGCAAAGCCTCCTGCAAACTGCTTTCCTATTTCCTTTGCAAGTCCCTTTCCTGATGAGAATCTTATTTCTTTATCACCTTTACCTACTGCTCTTTTCACACCACCTTTCTCTATATCTGCTATGATATTCTTGTCTATGGTGTTGTCAAAAGTTCCTCGCATAGAACCCTTGGCTATCATGAATTTCTGTACTGCTGTGGTCAGAGGTATATTCTTTATGTAATCAAGGGCAAAGTTTGTCATATAGGCTTTTGTTGCATCCTTTGCTGCTTCCATCTCATCCTTCTTATGGAGTGTCTGTAGTTCTTTTTGCTTTGCACTAAGCAGTTGGTTGGTATACAATTGTTTTGCCTGTGCTCTCAATGTCTCATCACTCATTGGCAATTGAGTCATTCCTTCCTTGCTACCACTTGCAACTCTTCTGTTATCTTTTATTTTCAACTGTTTGTAATAGTAGTCTAAAGCTGCTTTTGACTCCTTACTATTATAGTCTATTGACCTCTGATAATCATGAAGCTCACTGTTTATCTGCTCCTGTATTTTTTGTTTAGCTGTCTCCATTTGCTCATCAAAAGTTCCCATTGCTTCTAACTGTGAACCTTCAAGACCAGTGGTTGCCACCACAAGTGCATCATTAATTATATTTCCTGCTTTACTTGCAGTCTGCATTGCCTTTGCTGAGAGTCCTATTCCTTTCAATACTCCCTTGGCTCCCATACCTATCATCTTTCCTGCACCTCCAGTAAGAGCTGTCTCTGCTATTCCTGCAAGCACATGTCCTCCTTGCTTGAAACCTTCTTGTACTGTGTCCCAAGACAAGAAGTCTGGTGTATAACCATACTCCCTAACATTCACATCTGTAGATATTCCTCCTCTTTCTTCTATTGCTTTTATTTCTGTTGGGGAAAAGGTATTATACTTATATACATTATTCCAATAAGCTGGGTTTGTCCAGATATTTTCATTTCTTTCATAATCAATGATATTTCCTTTCTTATCATATATAGGCTTATCTGGGTCTTTACCTTGATTGATTATAGCCATTCTGTCTACATCATACCAGTTTTTTATATTGGCAAACAATGCTACATTTGAACCAAGGTCTGACCATGCTGTTGTTAATATTCCTTTCAGTGTATTACCAGTAAATTTACCATCCTGTGCTTCTGCTATTCTATCTTGTATATCTCTACTAAGATACTGCATGGCTACTCCTTCACCATACTTTTGTTTCAGTACTTGATATTTAGCATAGTCCTTCAGCTTATCCTCATCATCATAGTCTTTCAACCAACTTGAATTTTTAAATCCTGAATAATATCCAGAATTTTTTGATGCTATTTTGTCAAAGTCCTTCAACCAGCTTTCAATACTCTTCTGTCCATTAGTATCAGCATCAAGCATATTAGCAAACATAATATCTGCATCTCCTTGTATTTCTTTTTCTCTTCTCTTCTGTGACTCTGCATACAGCTTATCAAGTATCTCCTTATCTCTCTTAGCATAAGCATCATCTTGAATCTTTGGAGACTGTGCCACAGCAGGTTTTGCAATCTGAAGTCCTGCTGCCAGTCCTGGTTCCATTGTAGCAATTCTTGGGTTTATACTCATCTGATCAAAGGTATTTTGCACACCTTTTGCTCTCTTCACATTTGCATTCCATATCTGTGCTCTTTTTCTACTTCCAAGATACTCATCATTATTCAACAAGTCATACATACCATCTGCATCAAGATATGTTGCTAATTCCCTAAAATTAGTATCCTTACCATAAGCACCTTCAAAAGCTCTCCAAGTTAACTCTGCTTTAGTCTGCTTATTCCTAAGGTTAAATGAATCCTCAGTTCCATCATTATTTAAATTAAAAGCATCTAAACCAAAAGTATTAATATACTTCTGATTCATATATAGGATATTAGCTGCTTGTCTCCTCTTCATAGGATTTCTATAAGCACTTAGCTTACTTTCATTAGCAGTCATAAAAGCATCACGCTCCTCAGGTGTTAAGTCACTAAGGCCCCTCAATCCTCTTAATCCTTTTATCTTTTCTATTGGCATACTCTTTTAATTTTAGTTCTACATGCAAATTTAATAAACTACTTAGATGTCTTGATACTATTTAGCACTTCCATTATCTTAGCTTACTAATTTACTAAGTTTTTCTTCAAAACTTTACTGTTACACAAGATTCTAAGGGACACAACGACCACTCCTATAATTTGAGGGAGGAAGAGGAAAGTCCTGTTAATCCCAAAAATATTATTAAAACTATATTTATTATTCACTTAATTAAAAAATTATTATGAAGAGGTACAAGAAGTATTCTATGTTTGAGGATTCTGTTATTCTCAATTACATCAAGCAAAATCCAAACAATTTAACACAAGCTTTCAGATGGTCTGCTTTCCATCTTAATAGGTCTGTCAAGGCTATAGAACAGCATTATTATAAATGTCTTTGCTATAACCAAGCAAACAACACTTATTACAAACCTTTAAATAACACCACAAAATCACAAAACAATAATCTGAAAAACAACAAGTTGACTTTCAATATTAAGGAAGTCAATATTAACATCAATCTATGATAGGAGGTATTTTCCTCCTATCTTTTTTTATATATTTTCTTTTAGATCACTGCTTTACTAAAATTTGATAAAAGAGCTAAGCTGTTTTATACTGTCAGACAAAGAGTTCTTTGATAATATACCTTTTATATTTAATAAATATAATCAGCTTCCATATAAAAAACTTTTCTACCATCATGTAACCAAAAATTACCATATTCTGTTATTCCTACAAATAAATCTTCTTTCTTTTCAAGAAATTCAGAAATAGTTAATTTATTAGTATATGATAATAAACGAATGTAAGCATGTCTTTCTGACTGGTCTTGTAGGATTAATGATTTTTCTAAATCTCCAGTTTCACAATTTACAGTTTCCTTTATTTGTATGTCATAATCTCGTCCTTTTAAGAAATCTGTGAATTTCCAATTATGAAGAAACTTTAATGTAACATATTCTGAATCTTCTTCTTCATTATCTTCCATATCATCAAACATAGGAGTTGATAATTCTTTAATTTTATCTTCTACTTTTTGACGTTGCTTACTACAATAATCAACCATTATATCTATATCAGAGACAGAAGAGGAATCATTGTTTGGCTTATATGCTTCAATATCTCTATCTTCAAAATACACTCTATCTAAAATAGCATCACTTTCTTCTGAAGAATATCCAATATCCATTAGTATTCTTTTATAAGCTATTGAGATAAAATTTTTATTGTCACTTAAACGTATTAATTCTTGACAAGTAGCATCAAAAAGAATAAGAGATTTTTCTTTTTGTATTGTTCTAATATTATTAACATATTGTTGTATATCAGAGGCATCTTGTTTCTTTCCTACTTCAAGCAATTCTTTTTCATTAAGGCCTAACATTTGTGTAAATGCAAATAAAATCATGTAATAATCATTTGCTTTATCTTCTTGGATAAAAATAGGAGAACATAGATAGCAGGATATTCCTAAAAGGCTTATTTTTTGTTCTTTACTAAGGAGGTTTACTCCTATTAGATTTTCTTCATTGTTTAATGAGGATTTGCTTATTTTATTAAATAAACTCATACTTGTTTATAATACTTTAATTATGATTGAAATGTTATATGTAAAGATAAGTATTTTATTGAAGTTATATATAATTAGAATGGATTTTTTATACATCTACATCCTTCCAAGCCTTCCTTCTTCCTTTTATAAGACTGTAATGCCCTGTCTTTGACTTGATAACAGCCAAGTCTTCCTTCTTATCTGCTATCTCTCTTTCAGTAAGTACACCTAATTTTGAAGAGAATGCTACAAAGGTCTTGATTCCATTTTCTTGTGTGAATACACAACTCTTAAATATTTCACCAGTCTCATGATTGGTAAATTCTCCCACTTGCATCCTTGGGCCATACTCTTTTATAAAAGCTATCAAGCTCCATGTGTTAGAAGAATGCCTATTATTTTTCTTGGAGTCGGAGGAAACATTGGAATCTTTATAGGATGATACTGACTTAAACTCCTCCTCTATCATTTCCTTATAAACATCATATTTCTTGAATACCTTTATAACCTCCGACTTTAGCTCTTCTTGAGTAAGAAGGTTTAGCTTTGAATTAACCTCAATATCCCATCTTAAAGCAGCACCTATTGAAGCCAATATCTGTGTATCATTTGACCTAAGCATGAATTTCCACATTCCACATACAACAGAAAGGAAGTCAACATAATTAGGAGCTATGCCTTTATCTGCTGATTTCTTTAGGAGCCTTTCTATTTTTGAAGAAGACACAACAATTCTCATTACATCCCTTGCATTGTTTCTACTATGATCTTGGTAATAGAATCTATCAAGAAAATGATTTCTTATTTCATAAAGATCTAATGAACAGTTCTTGTATAAGTCATATAATGAGTACCGCATGATACATAGTTTTTTCATATAACGCATGATAACTCAATTTATTGTATTGCAGTTAGTAAAAAAGGTACACTTTTTAAGTATTTTATTTAAGCTATTCTTACACTAATCCTTAATGCCTACCTTTGTACATATAGATTAATTGAATAATAGATAATATAATGTTAGACAAAATTTCCACATTAATACAGTCCTTTGCTGATTTTCTTGGAGGATTCAGCAAATTGAATGATGTCAAAGATCATTCAGTGACTGTGTTCTTCAAAATCATTCTTTGCACCCTTGGTGCTCTTTTCTTTGGTAAGTTGTTTCTACGTGATGACCTCTATGATTGGGTTGTCACTATAGCCTTAAAACCTAATCCTATTACTATTGCTATTGTTGTTGGACTTGGAATGCTTGTCTATTCTGTGTATGCACAGAGAAGAATAATGGCAGCAGTAACAAGTGCTATTCAGCAACAGAAGAAACAAGACAAGCTTAAGAATAAAGAGTGCTATGCACAGACTTCAAGGATAGAAGAAGAAGCTAATGCTCTTACCAATCATCTTAGAAAGTCACTCAACTGTGATATAGTGACTATAGAGCTTATGCATAATACAGAGAAATATATTGGAGGTTATCATAAGAGGTTCTATGATGAAAGTTTTCCATCAATTAACACTGCTGAGGGAATCACCTTTAACTATAAAGACTTCCAATGTATCCCTACCAATATATTCCCTATTATAGGACATATACTGAAGACTAAGTTTAAGTGGTTTACTTCTATGGATGAAGTAGCAAAGATTGATTCTGGCTATGCACATATTCTCAAGGAAACTAATTGTACTGCCCTTGGTATGAGAGCTATGAAGACTTCAAAGAATGAAGACCTTGGAATACTAACAGTAACATGGAGGAAAGGACATGAAGACAGGATTCCTGATTTAGACATTATACAGGATATGATGACTGAGGTTGCTTCTAAACTTGAGGTTCTGTTGGATATGTCAGCTTATGAGTAAATTTTAATAAAATATTTATTATAAAGTATTTATACTATGAGTAATAATAGTTCATGTATTTTATATCCTGATGCTCCTAATGGAGAAGAGTCAAGATTGTATAAAAAGTTATTAAAGAAACTTCCAGACCGTCCACTTACTAACTGGTTCTATGCTTACTATAATATGCCTACATCAGATATAGCAAACAAAATGGACCAAGCAGGCTATCAGAGAAATAGTCAAGGGCAACATAATGCAGAGGATTTATTGAAGTTTCTTGACTATGGAACTATGGAAGCTGAGATAGCAAACCTCTCTTCTGCTGAGATACAGCTTGGAGCTGTAGATACAAATGGTAAAAGAGTAGACTTTACCAACGCTGAAGATGCTTTAAGAAAAGCAGATGACTTTAACAACACTCATAAAGGACTTGTTGCTACTGTTGTTCAACATGGTGATGTTTATAATATTATTGTTGCAGAAAAGAACTCAAGAACTCATACTTATGCTGATACAATTAAGGATAATCTTAAAGCATGGGATATTTATAAACAAGTGTTTAATGCTGTAGGTGTTGACATTACTTCTGTGCCTCAAGAAATACAAAGTGTGTTCAATCCTCTTAATGATGGGTTAGCTAAGTATCTGAAAAGTGTAAGCAAACTAAACATTACTAATATTTATAAAAGAGATGCCTTGCTTCTTTTTTCACTGAATCCAAATTCTCGTCATATACAGAATTTGATTAATGCTTTTGGTTCTATTGAAGATGCTGCACAAGCTCTTGATGACTTTAATCATGGTTCTATTAATCTATCTAATCCCCAACAAACACTATTATTAAGAGCAGTAAATGATGCTCAAAAATTTCAAGGAGTAGATTTGGATGCACTTATTACTCAGATAAAAGGAATATGGGTTAATACTGTTGCATATAGTGTAGAGCAAGACATTAAGCAAGAAATCCGTAGCCTTGATAAGAAGTATAATATAGAGGTCAATGAGATTCATAGAGCCACTAAGAAAATCAAGACCCTTTCTGACGCTGCTGCTGATGCTGTTGTCACTCTTCAAAGACAGATTAGACAATTAGAGAAAGAGAAAGGAAATAATACTGAGGGCAGAAGGCTTGAAATAATACTAAATAGGTTGATGAAAGAGCTTGCTTGTAAGAAGTATTGTTCAGGTGTACTTAACTTCTTGGGAGAAGCTTCTGTGCAAATCTCAAATATTGACAATATGCTTCAAAATATTCCTCAAACAGGTACTGAACTTGAAAAAGCTTTTGGTACAGCTAAGATTCTACAAGACATTAAATCCCTTAAAGACCAATACTATACTTTGGTTTCTGCACTTGCAGATGAAAATTTGATTATTGATGAGTCTATCAGTCAGAATGACATTAATAATATTAGAATGTCTGCCAAGGATTTGAAGGATTTTTTTGATAAAAAGGATAAAGCAATAGATGATCTTACTGAAGGTACTATGATTAATCTCATGTTACAGATTGTAGGCAATACAGCTCCAGATGGTCAATCTATCATTAATGCAGTTAGGATGGCAGCTGCTGATTCTTCTTATATGAACTATCTGTATAGTATGGGCAGAGCCTCAAACCCAGTAGTTGCAGCTGCTGGTTCTATCATTCATAATGCCCAAGATTCTCGTGATAAGAAGATAAATGACATCTCTCTTAGAATACGTAGAGCTACAGATAAACTTTATAAAGCAGGTTTCAATTCAGAGTTTATGTATGAAGATGAAGGACATATTGCAAGTGATATTGATTGGGAACTCTATAAGGCTACAAGACAAGCTAAAATAAAATCTTTCTATGCTCAGAATCTTCGTGGATTTGATTTAAAACAGGCTATTGAGGATTGGGAAGACCAAAACACTGAAGAGCGTGTAGTTGATAAAACCAATGGAAGAACAGAAAGAGTTCCAAATAGTAACTATCGTAAGCAAGATAATTTTCAAAAAGATTGGTCTCCTGAACAGATAGAGTATTATGATACTATGATGCAGCTCAAGGGAGAGATAGGTTCTCTTCTTCCTACTTATGCTCAGCATCAATATCTTCCTCCCCAGGTTAGACGAAAATTTCTTGATGCTATGAATAATGCTAAAAGTATTAAAGATGTAGGCAAGGCAATTAAAGATAAGATACAAAACCTTTATAAAGTGAGAGAAGATGATGAGAACTATAATACAAATGGTATTATTGACGGTGATGAGTACTCCATTACACATGGAGCATTTGACAATACACCTCTTAGACAAATACCTATATTCTTTATTAATAAGGTAGAGCAAGGTGAACTTTTGAGAAACTTCTCTTCTGGCATACAAGCACTTGCTGGTACAGCAGTAAACTATGATGCTATGAGTCAGGTTGCAGATGTAGTGGAGTTTATTGGTAATTTCATAAAAACGCAGGAAGGTAAGGATAATAAATCACAAGCTGATATAGTACAGAATGGAGAGATACGAGTATTTAAAGACCTTTGGAAAAGAGCTATGAATACCAATACCCAATCTATCATAGAAGGCTTTATATCACAACACATTTATGGACAGACAATAAATCCTAATGAGAATAAAACATGGTCAAAGATTTTTAGTAACATTGTTGCTTATTCTTCATTTAAAGGTCTTGCAACAAATGTCAAGGGTGCTGTTGCCAACTACCTTATGGGTGAGTTTCAAATGCTTATTGAAGCAGGTGCTGGTGAGTTCTATGGCTTTAAGGATTATGCCTGGGCACATACAAAACTATTTGGTAATACAGGTGTTAAAGGAGAGTTTGCAGAACTTCTTACTAATAATATTAATCATAAGAGTGTTCTTATGAGAGAGCTATTTGACCCTCTGCAAGAGAATTTCTCTCAGAAGAGTCATACAAAGTACTATACAAGCATGTTTAGACAACTTGTTTCTCATGATTGTTCTTTCATAGGCTACTCCTCTGGTGAGTATCTTATTCATTATGTCAATATGCTTTCTGTTCTTCATAATCAGAAGGTTTTACTTAATGGTAAGAAAATTAACTTATATGAGGCTTTTGAAGTTACAAATAAGCAAGATGGTAATTCAGAGTTACGTTTGAAAGCAGGAGTAACAGATCTTGATGGCAATGCTATAACAGATGATTTCATTGATAAAATAAGAAAGAAACTTCGCTATGTAAACCAGTCTACACATGGAGCAATGAATGATGAGGATAAAGGTATTCTTCATCAGAAATGGTGGGGACGTGGTATAATGAACTTTCGTCAATGGATGGTAGAACATTATTCAAGAAGATTTAGGGCACGTCATTTTGATGCCTCTCTTGGTATGGATAGGGAAGGTTATTGGGTAAGTCTTTGGAAAGGGCTTGCTAATGATGATACTAAGGACATTTGGAAAAGGAAGCAGCATGCAAAAGCTATAGGTATGTTTATGAAAGACTTCTATACCTTTATGCTTAGGTCAGAAGCACAATGGCACAATCTTGATGAAATGCAGAGATATAATATCAAGAGAGTCAGGACAGAGATGCTGATGTTTGCTTGTCTGTTGGGACTTAGTTTTACTCTTGGAGCACCAGAAGACCATAAGAAAGAAGCTTGGCGTAGATTTTGGATTTACCAAACTAAGAGAGCACTGCTTGATACAGAAGCTTCAATGCCTGTACCACAAGCAGCTTCAAGTATTCTTACTACAATCAATTCTCCAATGGCATCCTTAAATACTATAAATGGTTTCTTTTATGCTTTTTATGGTCTTGGTAATGGAGATGTATTTACTGAGATTAAGTCTGGGGATCATAAGGGTGAAAATAAATATGTAAGAAACATGCTTAAGTATGTTTTCCCTTTCTTTAAAGATTGGGAACAAATGCAGAAGATGGATGAGGATGATGCTATTTTCAAAGTATTTGAAAATTCTCCAAGCAATCATTAGTATATTAGGGAGCGGTACTTTAAAGGTACTGCTCTTTTTTATTTATAATTTTTTGTAACTATCAATAAATTGTTTACCTTTGCAAATAGCATTTCAATTATAACTAAAAATACAAACATAATGTTAGTACCTGTACTAATAAAAATACAAAATTAATTATGCCAATATTAATAATATTTGTAGCTTTAATTATAGCATTTATATGGATGCTTATTATAAATGACGGTATTCATAATTCTAAAATACCTTATACCTATTCAGCACCTATTATTTCAGATAAAGAATATTATATTTCAGAAGAACAAAAAAGTATTTTCAAGAAAAACTGGACTCTTAAAGATTTCAAAAAAGAATTTGGTAATGAAATAAATATAAAAGAATGTCATAATCATACAACTTTTGAAGAATATAGATGTTGTATCTTTATTAAAGGATTCTTTTCAAAAGAGAAAACCTGGGTTAGATTTGCCTCTTCGTTAGGAGAACTCTCTATTGAAGAAATATCAAATAGAGAAAAAGAATTGATGGTAGGATTTACTGGGAGAAATTATGTTTTATATGACAAAAACATAAGTAAGTGGGAAACTATAGATTTATAAATTTATTATTATGGACAGATTGTTAATCATCAAATGGTGCAAAAAAGTAAGTATATTAATAATAATGATAACTTTACTTTCTTTAGGAAGTTATATCGGATATAAAAAGATATATCTTCCTCGTATATATCATTCCCTTTATGAACAAGGTTTGAATAATATAAAACAAGTAGATTCTATAGCAGATGAACTTGCTCTTTTAGGACAATATAAAATGAGCATAAAATTATTAACTCAAGTGGCAGAAAAAGGCGTAGTAAAAGCTCAAACAAAACTTGCTCTTTATGTTGCTAATTATGAAGATGATTATGAAAAATCTTCCTATTGGTATTTACAAGCTGCTTTAAAAGAAGACCCTAAAGCACAATATAATTTAGCTATTAATTATATTTATGGTTATGGTGTAAAACAAAATTTTGAAAAAGCTATATATTGGATTCAAAAAAGTGCAAATAACAAATATCGTTGGGCACAATATAAATTAGGAAACTTGTATCTAAATGGTCTTGCTTTTTATGATTTAGATTATGAACATACTAATTTTTGGTATGATGGCAGAAATATTTTTAGAGGATTGAGAGGAGTTTATTGTAAAGTTACAGATGAAAAATTAGAAGAATATTTAAGCAATCCTAAAATTGTTTATATCAAATCAAATTTAAGTAAAGCAAAATATTACTGGTCTTTATCTGCAAATCAAGGTTGTAATAAAGCTAAAGATGCTTTAGAAAAAATATATGAATAAGAGGGTGTATCAAAACTCCCTCTTATTCATATTTATTAAATAGCTCCAAAATAAGGTTGTTTTAATTCATTTCCTTTTATTACTTTCTTAGGAATTATTTCAACCTCTGCTTCTGTATCATTAAAAATACCACCTGACTTATAAGGTTTGTAATAAAATACATAATTATCTTCTTCTACATTACTACCTATAATATTATCAATTTTAGTTTGTATATAATCAGGAAGTTCTTCATAAGAAACTGGTTTTCCTACCCTTTCAGATTTATAATCTGCATCATCTATATTATGTATAGATATATCATCTGGATCATCTATTATGCCTTTTAAAACTTCATCACCATTCCATTTAATTCTTATACCTTTTTCCAATAAACTTTGATATTGAGAAGCATTTTTAGAATCTGAACTACTAGTACCCTTACCACTCTTCTTCAATTCCTTCAGAGCTTTCATTCTATCAGGATCTATTTGTAAGTTACCATTATCATCTATCCTATATCCCATAGATGCTGCTCTTGCATCAAGCTGAGATTTACTCAAATTAAATTGCTTCTGTTGCATATCTATCTGATTTTGTTCTATAGGTGTCATCACTCCCAAATCTCTCTGAGGACTATGATTCTCTTGATATACTGCTCCATCTATCATACCATTAATAACTGATTGTCTTGCTCTTCTGAGATTATATCCACTAAGGTTTTCATTCACTCCTCTCTCCTCAAGTATAGCATCAGCAGCTCTTTGCAACTCTGGTATTGTAGACATGTCTTCATAGAACTTTCTTATGGTCTCAGGACTATATCCCATTTTCTGTACATAGTCTCTATAATACCCATTCAGTGTACTTCCTGCATCTCCTGCTGAGAATATCCTCGATGATGCTGCCTTACCAGCAGCTGCTCCTCTTGTATACAGTTCATTACCACTTATCCTATATAGGTTAGGGGTATTACCATCTAAGAAGTCATCTATGTTGAGATTGTCGTTAGCATAAAGCAATGAAGTGTCTTGTGCTCCAAGACTCTGCCTTAGCTTCTTCTCTTCTCTCATAGCTTCATCCGCTTGAAGTATTCTGCCCATCTCTCCCTGGTATCTTCTTTTCAAGGATGTCAAGGCTCTCCTATTTCCCATAGTAAGACCATTATGTGCAAGGTCTTCTGCCTGTGTTCTAAGGTCATTGGCATAACCTTCATATATCTGCCTTGCCTTACTTCCTTCTGGCAATATCTCACTAAGATACTTAAATTTATCTGCACCTTGTGTTAAGGTGTCATACTGTTCTTCACTCTTCTCAAAAGCATCCTTGTATGCAGAAAATGGTACAAGCATTTCCTGCATATTGAATGGATTAAATGAGGGTGAAACTACAAATGAATAGTTTGGCATATCTTCTACTCTTTAAAATGTTAAACCTTTCTTTCTCCTATTTATCTTGCCTCCACATGCTGCTTTTTTCTTTCTAATATAACCTTTACCTATATTCTGCTTGTCACTCATTGTTCCAAACAATCCATCAGCAGCCATATCTGCAATTATATTATGTTGTGCATTCTCCTTACCCCAGGCTCCAAAACCTGCAAATAAGCCATTCACATTACCATATATTCCTTGATTCCAAGCAGCATCAGCAGCCATTCTCTGCCTTGCAGCATCCATCTGCATCTGTGCTCTAAGCTGTCTGTTATTGTTTGCTATCTGAGCATTGGTAGCTGATGTCTGATTTGCAGCATTAGCATTATACATATCTGTACCTCTATTGAACTCTGCTACTCTCTGTCTCTGTGCATCATTATATTCCAAAGCTTTCCTATAAAGCTCACCATCTGCTATCTGACTATTATAACCATTTGCTATAAGTCCTGCCATCTTAGTTCCCATTGGTGAAGCATTATTTAGAATTGCTCTGTCTGTAGCTCTACTATTAGCATCCATCCTATTCTGCTCATACCATATATCCATTGGTCTATAGGTCAGATAGTTGCCTATTGGCTTATAATGTGCCATTGCAGGACTTCCATTTGTTATATCCAATGAAGCATTCATTCCTGAGTAGTCTGGCTTTCCTATACCTAAGGCTTGCATTCCAAGACCTACTACTGGTCCTAATAATCCTGCTGTTCTTCCCCATGTTGGTTTATGTGCTGGCTCATACTCCTCATCATCTACCTCACCTTTCTTATCAGAAGTAACTACAGTATCTACTGGTCTTTTATAGTAGTTATATTCATAATCACTATTAGCATCTTTCCAATTATAATTTCCTACACTACTCCATTCTTTTGGTATATCCCCTACAATCTCATCTACTGTTCCATCATCATTCACTACAAAATTTCCTGTTACTTTGTTTCTCAACATTTCATTAGGGGTTTTCCAATATGTTCCTGGATGAGTGTTTCTAACACCAGTTCCATTGGGATCTTCAAAGATGGTCTGATAGTCTCTCTTTGCATCTTTCAACCAACCATTATTATCAACATATTTTGCTGCATATTGTCTTGCTGCCTCTGGTGCATCCTTACTATTAAGTATCTGCTGCAAGTAGAATAGTCTATTTTCCTCATTCTCTTTTAACCAATCTGAGCCTCTCTTATAAGCATCTGTCTGTGATAGAGCTTTGCCTATTTCCTCCGACTTCATACCTTTCTTCACAAGACCCTTCTCTACAGCTTCCTTCCAAGCTGCATCAGTACTACCATTCCAAGCATTATAGTCTTCTTTTCCCCAACCTCCATGTACAAAGTCAAAGGTTAGTTTTCCATTTTTATTTGGAACATAGAAACCAAAGTCATATCCTCTTGAAAGAGCATCCTTCAACATAGGATCGTCTTTTCCTAAAGCTTCTACAAAGGCTTTGTTTTTCAATATGTTTTCCCAATCATCTATCTTATCTATCTTATGGTCTTCTGCCCACTTATTAAATTCTCTGTCTGTAGGTGTTTTCAAAAGATTATATATCTTTTTCTTCATGTCTCCACCCTTATCAAATCTGTTCATCTTTCCACCACAAGCATTTATCTGTTCTGTATTTTCTTCTTCTCTATTAGGCTCTTCCACCATCTGCTCACCATTATCTTGTTGTCCTTGAAGCTGCTCTTCCTGCTGTGCATTCTGAAGCTGCTCTTCATTCTGCATTTGCTGTACTTCCTTAGCTTGCTGTTCTTGCATAGCTATTTGTTGCATTATTGCCTGCTGCTGTTCTGGAGGTAGTTTGTCAAAGGCATTTTGCATTTCTTCTCCCTTCTGCCTCTCCTGTTCATCTGCAAGGTCATGGAGTTGTTTCTTCAACCCATTCTGTGATATAGGGTCATTTGGTCTCTCAAGACTTTCCTTCTCAAGTTTCTTTGATAAATCTGCATAGCTTATATCAGTATTCTTTCCTACATGAAATTTCTTCTTTGTCTCTGCATCTGCTTTTATTCTCTTACTAAACACATAATCATCAAATATAGTCTCTCCCTCTTCTACCAAGTTTGGCTGACCATTCTCATTGCTTATTCCTACTTGCACACCATCATAAGGATTTTCTTCATGTGAACCTCCTGCATCAATAATAGTAAGACCATCTGTAAAGTCTGCTCCATTTGTCTGCATATCTCCACCTAAAGCAAACTTAGCAGCATTCCTTGCAAAGTTAGCTCTCTTCACCACTTCAGGTGAATACTTATCTTTATTAGCTAACACATGTGATGCAAACTCTTGTACTCCCATACCATGTGCCTTAGCTTCTTTAGTGAATAATCCTCTATGACTCTTCTTGATATGAATGCCTCCACCTGACTCAAAGGTATTTATAGGTGTTGAAGGTATATTGTCAAATACAGTTCCAGTAACCTTGTTTTTCATGTCTGTCATTCTATTCTTTGTTACAAGATAATCTGACATAAATCCATAATCTATAGCTCCTGTATCTTGAATAGGCATACCTCCAAGAGGACCACCAAAAGCAGCATAGTTTGCAAGCATATTATCCATTTGTGTCCCTGCTATATTGTCAATGTTATTATCTACACTTCTATTTGCCCATGATTCTGCATTTGCTCTTTCTGCTCTTAGCTGTGCATTCAACCTTCTGGCTTTACCTTTATTAAAGACTCCGCCTTTATAAGCATTCTGCACTCCTGCAACAGCATTTGGACCCTGTATATCATCAAAAGAGGAAGCATCTGATACAAAACTATTTAAATAATTAGTACCTTCATTAGCAGCATTAAGTTTCTTTTGGTCTGTTTTCATGCCAAAGAGTGCATTAATACCACCACCAACAATACCTGATGCTGCTGATACTATACCTCCCACTAAAGGATTGACAGTACTTAATGCACCACCTACAGTACCTCCTATACCACTTATTGCATTACCTACACCAGAGCTTAATCCTCCACTTATAACTCTATTGCCTATACCACCAACAACACTACCTAATGCTCCTATTATATTATCTGCACCACCTATTCCACCTCCCTTTGGAGTAGGTACATCTATATGCTTTGGAAGTGAACTTGTCAGTTTGGGTTCTTGTATTTTTGTTAGACTTCCCAAACTTCCTGCGTCAATATTATTCAAGTAGCTAAAATCAAAGCCATCAAAAATATTCTGATGTTCTCTATCTACTTCTGTAGCAAACAATGGTTGATTCCATTTGTTCACTTTATATAATTTATTTCTTTTTCTCATATTAGTAATATGTTTATTGCAAAGATACTTCTTTACACTCATTACAACTCCTCTCTTATCCTTATAATAAAAAGAGGTAAGAAAATCATTAAGACTTCCTTACCTTCTTTTTATTATTCAAAGTATGTTGCCATGATGTCATGTACCTCTATCTTACTTGTGACTCCATTTTTTGTAAGCTTTATATATGCCCAAGGATTTCTTATTCTATCCAATGGTCTTGCCTTAAACCTCTTTATTCCCATCAAGGACTCTGTAGCAGCATTTATCTTGTTTATCTCTACATTGTCCCTCGGAATATCGCACCTCCACATTCTGAACTTTCTGTTTAATGAAGCATTACCATCTAAGTTTCCATGAGTAAATCTATCATGACCATCTCTATCACTAAGACTAAGCTTTCCATGTTGATATTCATTCCATACTTCTATAGTGTCAAAGGGTAAGATAGGAGTAAACTTATCATTAATTTTATCATATACCCCTTCCCCTTCTACACAAGCTCTAAACTCCAAGTTAGTAAACATCTTATCCATCTGTGGCTCTTGATTAGCAACTAATGTCATTGAGAAGGGTTTTGTTACATCAAAGAAGTTACAGTATCCTCCTGCTTGATGTTGCCATAAATTTGAAGATTTCACCCATATTCCCATATCATCAAGATTAATAAAATAAGGTGTTCCACCATAATCATAGAATGAAGTGAAGCAGTTAAACTTTTCTGAATAGGCCAATGCTATTTCCCCATTAATGAATAACACATCTTGATTCAACTTGTCATAGTAAGCTACAAATGATTTAAACATATTAGGTGCCCATTCTACTTCTGCTGATGGAATATTCTGCTTAGCCCAAGCATTAAAACCTCCTACTGTACTCAGATTATTCAACTGACCATTAAACAGATATATGCTCTTCTCATTGCTGTCCATAAAGTATATGCCTAAAGGTGTCTGCACCATAGACCACTTATTTGAACAACCTACTGTGTCTGAATAGTATCTCTTACCTTGTACTTTCTGTGAGTTTGCTATCTCAATAGGCACTCCTTCTGTAGTAGAAATCTGTGTGTTCTCATTATACAGTATCTGTGATATACCAATGTCTTGGAATGAAAGCAACTGATTATTCAACCTTATAAGCTTGTTTATCTTTCCCTTGTCTCCATCCATCTCCAATGTATTAGCTAATGTGATGTTTGTCCATAAGTCTACATCTGCTCCATTCTGCTTGGTCTTAGTCCAAGTCACTGTATTTGGAAATGATGTGCTTTTATAACTGTCTTCATCCATTATCTTATATGAGAAGAAATTATCCATCTGAGAATAAACAGGGTTTATTAGATTGAAGTTTTGAGGAGTCATATTCAAATTACTTAACTGTCCTCTATTCTTGTCATACCTTCCATCTATATTCACTCTTGTCTCCACCATAAATGAAGCAATTTCTACTACTTGATTCTTGTCTTCTGGACTAAAAGGATATGTCTTCAAACATTCATATCTCTGGAAATATGTGTCTCCCCATTTAAACTCTAATGTACATTGCTCAGTATTTTCATCAAATGATACTGAAGGTCCACAAGGTATCCATGTGGCTGTTTGCAATGCTTCATCTGATGCTCCTCCAAAAATTATATCTTTATCATATTCTTTATATACTTCAATAATTGGAGCTTGTCCTAAACTTAATGACTCTGTACCTACCCAAGTATAAATATCTGTTGCAATGTCTGCTACTAAATGAGGAGTAGACTTGTATTTTATACTAATACCTTCTCTCCATTGAGCTAATCCTTTTACCTTATCACCTATATCATTGCCTTCGCTTCTTCTTTTATACCAACCCCAAGTATCATTTTTCTTATATAATTCCCATATACCATTTTCAGAACTGGTATCCTTTGGGTCTTTAAGTGTCAATCTGAAGTAACTTCTTGATTTATAAGTTGTATCTACATTTTTTCTCCAAGGATCTCCTACTAAATAATATGGAGAAGGTTCACTTGGAACTACCATAGTATCTACATTACCTTGATATATCTGTCCATTAACTTTTACTACAGATAAATAGTCAGCATTGAACAATTGAATATCAGAAGCTCCTAATATTGGAGATTTTTTTATTTCTGCATATTCAATACTGGAACCAAATCTATAGTTACTTATTCTCTTTTTTAAAAGTTGAGCACTTCTGTTATCTCTGGCTACATCATTGTTCAAAGAACCATTCTTATGCCACATATAAACTGGAAAATCTATAGGAGGACTGCTGGTATTATAAGCACTATATTTTGTATTTTCATAATCATCTACCACATAGTCATTATAAAAGAGTCCTGAAATAAGAGCACCACATCCTGGAGCTACAATACTTCTATGAACAAATCCTGCTGCATCTGAACCAATTGTAGGTGTTGATGTTTGAATACTTATATCCCCATAAGTCTTTTCAAAAGTAGTACGTCCAACAGTACTTAAGTTATATCCCTTGAAATCTGTATGAGTTATAAAGTCATCAAACTCTATATCTGGAGAGTTTAAGGTTATAAAGGATGGGTCTATACAATAAGAATCCCCATCAGTAAAGGTACCCATGATTTCTGTACTTGATAAATATGGAGATATTAATATAGAACGGAATCCTTGACTGTCTGGAGAAAAAGTAATAAACTGATGTTCATACTGTGATACAAGCTTTCCATTTATACCTACATAACCTCCTCCTGTATATCCATCTTGTTCAGTAAATTTATCATTTGGTATATTCCAATCAGGACCTACATCCTTTGTAAAATATCCTGTTCTAAATAACCATGATGCTGTAGCATACAAATTATTCTTCCTATCTACTGGTCTATACATTGTAGGACATCCTATACCTTGACATAGAATAGTTCTATCCTGTGTTCTTGGTATTGCAAATACTGGTCTTACCTTTCTATAACCTTGGTCATGTAAACTTTTAAATATACTATCAGTACTTGTTTCTCCTATAGCTTTTATTTTATATTCAAACTCTGGAACTTTTATAATTTGTATTCCTGTTGGATTTAATCTTGTTCCAGCTTTGGTTTCCTCAAAAGGTACAGCCATACATTGTTTGTCTCCTATCCAACATGGTTCTGACCATTTACCATTCTTATACTGAAATTGTACTCCTAATCTATAATATTCCCTGGATTTAAAGCAAGCTGCTCCTTGATAATTGTCTTTAGTATCCAAAGTATTATAATATGTAAAAGGAGGCTTAGAGGATTGTTTAAACTCTCTTTCTTTCGATAATGAATAGACATTTTCATTTGCTAAAAAATTCTTTTCAGTACCTTCTTTTTCTTCTAAAACAATACCATTCTCAGTCAACAATCTTTTCTTTATATTAATAGGGGGTCTTTTTACAGTAATATTTCCCAAAAACAGTGTCTCATCTTTCTGTTCTAATGTTTTAACAACTACTTCTTCTCCCCCTTTATATAAGAGTTCTGTAGGATCTATTGTTTCTCCTATAGTACCATTATCTATATATGTTATAGATGAGACATCTTCTCCTATCTCTAAGTCCTGTATTCTCTTAACTATAGGTGTTGCATCTTTTGATGTTCTAAGGATTGAATAAATCCTTAAATAATCAAAGTTCTTATCTACATTGTTTACTTGAATCTTAAAGCAATTTGCTATCTTCTCCTCTGGACTTCCTGCTCTATTTATATAAGAGATATACTGTAAATGTGTTGTATAGAATATATTGCTTTCCTGACCATATTTATTATAGTAGGTAAAAGCATACTGTATTACTCCAGGAGGAAACTCTCCTGCACCATACATCTTACTAACAGACACAGTTTCCTTTAAAGCCAATTCTGGTACAAAGTCAAAAGAGGAACTAATATATTTATTTGTCTTATAATACATTGAAGGAGCTATATTGATTACTCTTGGCTGATTGAGTCCATCTGTCCAATACACTTTCTGAATATTTTTTGACTCATAAGATACTACTGTCTCTATAGGATAATTAGGATTAAATCCCAATGAATCATGATAAAGAACCTTACCTTCAAGGTCATATTTCTCATCCTTTGATTTTTCAAAAACATATATATAATCACTGACAGTAAATAATACTAACTTATGATTAAGCACAGCAGTACCAATAGGTATTCCAGTAATGACTGTTTCATTAATTATCTCATTAGTCTGCTCATCAACATTACTGATATATCTACCATCAATATTCTCTGTAGCCCAAGGCATAGTGTCTACACGAAGTCTCAGTTTCTTTGGTCCTCTTTCATTTACCCAAGACATCATTGTGTTACCTTCATTGGTAGCAAGTCTTATATTAAGATTCTCAAAAGCAAACTCTGGATTAAAGGCAGAAACTGACATATCTTTGTTCATGCCTTTTGTTTTCCAATTAATATATTTCTTTGCCATATTAATATCTCCTTCTATATTCCCTATCTCCTAAGTTCTTAAATCCATTATCAAAATGTGTCACTGGCTTTATCAATGTATTAAGGTACCTTGTAATACTTTCCATCTCTGACACTGATGGTGTTGTCATTTCACTTTGTAATAGATGTGCTGCCCAAGCATATTCTGTCTGTGCATTACTTAATACTCCTGCTGACATATTGTTTGTATCAAACCTTACAGTGAATACCTTTACCTTAATATATGCCTCCAGTGCATTAAGATATGTCTCATTGTCTATCAGCAATGGAAATCCATCCTCATCTACTGGTATTGCCTTATATGCCACTTCTATTCTTCCTACTGGAAATGATGTGAATATTACTCTACCTTGTGTCTTGAATGATAGTTCTTCCGTATGTTCATTCCTTGGTGGTATATACTCATTCTGAATATTATTCAACAAGTCCTTATGTGCATTTACTTCTATTGGCTTTGACCTCAATCCCTTAGCAAAGGTATCTGTCATTGCTCTCAGACAAATCCCTGTATCAAGATCCTTAACTTGTATTATTGATATAAGGTCACAAGGCAATAGTCCTCTAAAGTCTTTTATCTCTATTTCAGCAATCTTGTCTTGGTATAGACTTGGATAACCATGCAGAGATATAAACCTAAGAGTATGCCTTACTACTTGCTCAAGAGTTAAGTTTCTCAATAATGGGTGCTCTACTAAGTCATCAAGCACTCTCCTTATATTTGTATATTGTATCTCTGTTACCATAATGTATCTGTTTTACCGTTGTTAATACTCTTTACTAATGCTCGTTTTATAAATCTGTTTACATCAAATTCATAGAAAACTTGGTTCTCATACATAGCATGATGTCTATTGTATTTTATGTGATATATGTACTTTGGCTCATATCTAAGAAGAGTTTTGTTTTTCCTTGCTTCTTCATCCTTATACCAAAGTTTTATTGTTTTGTCCCAATTTATAGGATAACCTATCTTTAGCTTTCCATCTACTATTTTTACCTCTGGCTTGTATTTTCTCAATTCAAGTTCCCCCATATTATGTGGAAACTTTATTGTATTTCCCTTGACTATCTCTTCTGCTAATAAGTCATTTATACCTCTAACAATACTGTAGAACTCATGCTCTTTCAAAGGTCTGCCTATATCATACCAACCTTTCTTTCTTATCTGCTTATAAGCATCATATACTCCCCATGAATTTCTTACTTTTGTTTTCTTTGGAGCATCTGCCTTCATAAGCTTGGTTCTAAACTCCTTATAATCCATTTCTAACTCTGTTTTGTTGCTACCTTTGACATATCATCACTTGCATTATTAACTTGATCTACAGGCTTATACATGCTTCCTACAAGTTCTTTTACTACAAGCTCTGTCAAGGTAGGTACCAGATATTCTCTTATTGGAAACTCCCTCTCCATTACATCGCATACTGTAGTATCTCCTTCACATTTATATTTCTCTATCTCATCAAAGTCCTCAAATATAGCACTCATACTTATTTTCTCAAGATACAGAAATTGTGAATTTATACTTTTAAGATACAGATGCAAGTCTGTTCCCAATGACACATATATTATGTTTCTCAAGAACTTGTTTGTGCCTATATATCTCATTTTGTCTCTTGGCACATAAGTAATATTTATACCCTGATAGAAATCTATAGGATATACTCTTGGCATATTACCTTCAAGTAGCTTTGGTATCTTTTTCGCTGTTCTAAGATAATATCCTCCAGTACATGGACTTCCATCTATTGCTGGTACTTTCTCCAAGGCAAGGCATATCTGCTGATATTCAAACTCTGATGCTATGTCAGTAGTTGTCTTCAACTTCTCCTGCTCCTTTTTTATCAGAAAACTCCTGTATTTCTTTAGTAGAAATAGCACATGGTCTTCATTGAAGAATGAATCATCAGAAGTATTTGCTTTTGCTAAGTCCAGTACCATATATACAATTTCCTTTACTAACATATCTCTTCTTGTTTTAAGCTAAAAGTTTTAAGATTCTATTGTATTTTTATACTAAAAATAGTATAGCTCTAAAGCAAAAAGAGTTAAGAAGTTTTTGTTTGATTTATAATATAAAACCCTTGCCTTACTCTCAAGAAAAAGTATTTGGCTTAACTTCTTAACTCCATATTTTTTACTTTTTTACTCTTTTACTTTTTTACTTTTTTTACTCTTCCATTACAACCATAACATCTGACTGAGTATCTGCTTCAGCCCCATGTATCACCTTTACAACTTCTGTATCCTCAAGAGTCTTCAACCTCTGAGCCATTTCTGTCATTTCTCCTAAATGTAGTTTTCCCATTTTCAAATAATCTGGATAAGGTATTAAACAACTTGTTCCATAGATACAGTCTAAAGCTTTCTCTATAAAACAATACTCTTTCTCACTCAACATACCTCGATAATCATGGAATACAAAGTCTCTGTAGAAACTCAGCACTAACAACTTCATGCTGTGACTCTTTGACATATATCCCCTTAACTCTAAGGCATGAAAATATTTAGACAATGCTTCAAACAATATTTCATCCATTGCATCCACAAGTTTTTATTATATTATTGCTACAACCGCTTTTTACAACACCAAATAGTTTATTATAAAACTTAATAGCTGCTACATAATGCTCTGTCTCTATAGCTGCCTTAAAAGCATTCCACAATAATATGAAGTCTGTAAATTCTGTTGGTACACTACAGTCTGCAATCAGTTCTTTAGTGTAATCCATTACTCTCTGATAAAGAATATTCTCATCAAACACTACTCCAAGGGTTGTTTCTTCATCAAGCCTACATGGTGTACATGCTCCTGGTGTTCCTTTACATTTTATATATACAAAGAACAAGGTATTGCTCATATCTGCTCTATTAAAAGCTATTGCTTTTGGATCTGTCTCCCATGACCTTGACAAATCTGATGCTTCTAATACAAGGTTTAACTCCTTGGCATTGCCTTCTATCTTCTTTATATATACATAATCTGAAGTTGGTGTCCCTGGTGCTGTCTCTGACACTTTATCTGCTGTCATTATCACTATAGAGTCTATATACACATTAGTAAAATAATCTGCCTTATTCACATGTGCATTAATATACAGCCTCTTTCCATCATCTGAGATTCTCAACTGATCAAATAGTATCATATCTTTCTTTTTAAATAAAACAAAAAAGAGGAATCAGGGATACATTCCCCAATCCCTCTATCATATAGTTTATGAAACAAAGACTATTATATTATGCGTGTTTGACACTTACACTACTTTCTTTTGCAAGCGGACTAATTGTAAGACCAGTAGCAGTATTGAATGCAGTAATAATCTTGTTAATCTCAGTAAAGGTTTCTCCTCCCTCTGATGGTACTGCAATGGTCATGTCCTTCTCTGTCCTATAGCTATTGACACCTGTATCTGTAAAGGCATAATGAATCTCAATTACATCATAGTCCTTGCTTGGGTCTATCATGCCTACTGTCTCAATATCATTAGGCCAGCCTATCTTCCTATACTGGTCTCCACGCTCACCAAGAAGGAAATATTCAAGATCTGCCATCTTCTTACCATTGCCAACCAATGTGGTTGAAGCTTCTGTTGTTACAGTTCCCCAAATTAAGTCATCTACTCCATCATATACTGTAGTTGGCACTACATCAAAGTATACCCTTTCCTGTGCTTCTGTACCAAGATGCCATGACTGAGGAAGCTCCTCAATTACAAGACCAGCTGCACTTGCTGTAAACTTGAGATATGGATTACTTGTTGCATTTGCTCCTACCTCTCGTGAGAAACTTAGATTAAGTGATTTTGCCATTGCCTGATAGAAGGCTGTTGCTGTCATACCTTTCACTGCATGTACTGCTGCATCCTTGAAGTACTGGTCCTGATCACTCATTCCATAGAACTGACGAAGATTAATGCGGAGAATATAATCTTGACCAGCAATAGGATTACCACTGTTAACTGTTGAGTCCAAAACTACCTTCACCTTCTTCATAGGTGTTGCCATAGCTGCTGCCTTGATAACCTTAACATAGTTAATGTTTTTCACTGGAATCCTATCACTCTTCAATACTGTATCTGGACCAAGTACCTCAAAGTAAACTTCCTTCTCAATGTCACCACAGGTCTTCACCTTGAACTCTCCCTTATTTGCCAATGTAGCATCTGCTGCTACTGACTTTGTTGCTACATACAGGTGCCTTACCTGATTCAAACTTGAAACACTCATCTTTATTTATGTATTTAATTAAACATTGTCTACATTGTAGACCTTAACTATTATTTATTTATATTGTATCCTCTACTTTGCAAAGCCAGCTGCACAGCTCTATCTAATATTTTCTGATGCAAAGCTTCATGCAGTATACAATTGCTTGCTTTACTCTTTCCTTCTATGGTCAAGTCATTTGGCAAGTCTTCAAGAATGATAGGAGGAACTTTTTTAATATATCTTATATAATATATGGCTATCATATACTTACAGATTATTTCCACATTACCTTCTGACAAATCAAGTCTTAATGCCCTTCTATCATTGGCTCCTCTGAAAGGATTATCTCTAATGGCTTGATATTCATCCTGCTTGACAGGATATACTTTCATTATGGTTTCTGCACCACATTTACTATTATCAATAACCACTGATTCTAATGTTATGAACCATAAGTCTTCAGGAAGAGTAAAGAACTTTGATTTACTCTCAAGACCAAGGGGTGTACCAGATGTGTTTGTTATTGGTTTAAGAGATTTCTCTGTTATCAAATTTGATAAATACCTTCTTAGTTCTTCTGTTCCTTCAAAAGCTTCTCCATAAGGATTCTTACCATTATACAAGCTAAGAACAATTTCTTCTTGTGCCTTTGTCAAAAGCACTGATTTCTCATACTCATCAAGAGTTATTGTCTGTTTAGATGTCTCTTCACCAAAGTTGGAAGTAAGAGCATAACTATTAAGCAGTGTGTCAAAGCTATTTGAAAACTCATCTATTGTCATATCATTATTGTTTATGGTTATTCACTCCTTTGACCAGCTTGCATTACTGCTTGTAAGTTATCTTGACCTGTGTTTGTCCAAGCTATCTTTGCAAGTTCTACTGCTCTCTGAAGTATCTCTTCATGAAGTATTGGGTCCAACTCACACTCCATCTTATCTTCCTTACCTTCAATGGAAAGTCCATCAAGGTTTGATACTATGATTGGATTTGGTCTTCTTACATATCTAATGGTATACTTTGTAAGAGTATCTGTTGGGCCTACTATAATATCTGCCTTATTAACTACATTATTATTAGTAAGTCTCCATGCTTGATACTTCAATGGTCTCTTGTAAGGTTTACACATCAACCTTGAGTACTCATCAAATTTAATTGGTACTACCTGCAAGAGTACAGTCTTATTATTCCTTGACACTTCTACCATTTCATTAATGGCAAACATAAGCTTTGAAGGCAATTCTATACTTTTTGAGTTATCTCTTGTGTCAAAAAGAGGACTTTCAAAGTTAGAACTTTTTATCTCTACAGTAGTGAGCATGGAGAAGTCTACTTGTCTCTTAATACTACCATCAAAGCCATCTTGTGTATTGTTGCCTTTGCTCTTAGGATTAAAATGGTTTTTCAGAATCTCATCCTGTCCTTTAGTAAGGAAGATGCTCTTCTCATAAGCATTGAGTCCTGGAGCTTGGTTTGAGGTTATATTATTATACAACACATCAAACATATTATCCATCTCTTCTACTGACATATCTTTATTGTTTTAAAAGGAGTGGTAAGGATTTATGTTTCCTTACCTAAACTCCATATATGATTAAATTTACTCTTCTTCTGCTTCCTTCAACTGTGCTTCTAACATATACTTCAACTCCTGATGCTTAATAGAACTGATGTACTTGGCTGCATTGTTCAATGTGCTCTCTTCATTCATTTCACACAGCGGAGAACCATCTTTACGCAGATAGTATGTATTATTCTTTGTTCCTACAAGTCCTGCCTCTACAGCTCTCTTGATAAGAACCTTTGCTGGCAAATATTCATCTGTAATTACAGTATAGAACTTACGTGGGTCTGCCTGAATATAATCATTAACCTTATTCTGCAAGTAATCTATCTTCACATTAGGACTAATAGGACGTTTCTCAAGCTGCTCTATAATGGTCTTAAGGGTATCCTTGTCTCTCTTTACAGCACCATATTCTGTATAACATTCCATTGTAATGTCCATCCTGCTGAGATTCTTCTGTGCCTCTGCACCTTCAGAGATAATCACAAACTGATATGTTGCCTTTGGTCTTTCCTCAAGTTCCTCCATTGATGCTGCAATATAATCCTTGTTGGCAAGCAGAATCTTATACTGTATGTACTGTTCTGGAATACTTAGGTCAAGATAGTTATCTTGTTTATGCAGTGTCACTCTGCCTATACCATTTGGATTACTGTCATCCCAGAAGTTGTTTTCTTTCTTATAGATACTGAGAGCGTTGATTTCCAATCCCATTGCCTTCTCCAAGAAGGATTTCTCACTATCTGTAAGAACATTCTTGAACATACCTGTCTTACTGAGCCTTGGCACTACAAAGCTTCTTGTTGCATTCTCTGCCATACCTCCATACAGAATATGTCCCTTCCGCTGCACCATTGCTGTAGGACTTGGAACAAACCTTACTATAATGCGCTCATTCCTCAAGCAGTTCACTGTCTCATTACTATAGCTCGGTTCTTTCTTCTCCCTATAACTTGGTTTTGTTTCTGTCTTAGGCAACGGAATTTCTGTTTTCATTTCCTCCTGTGGTGTCACATCCAATTCTACATCCTGTATAATTGTCTCTGTATTTGGATTTTCTTCCTTCTTAACTCTTCCCATTTCAACTTCTCCTTTTATTTTGTTTTTTTTTTTATTTTTGTTTTACTTTAGTTAGAGTACAGGAGGGAGTCTTACTCCCTCACTGCCTCTTCCTATATTTTAAGCTACCAAAATAGCTGGTATCAAGCTCAATGTCCTTGTTGGATCAAGCACACATATGCCCATTGTTGTCATCTTGTGGACGGTTGCTGAATCCTCATCATGTGAGGCATTTGGATTACCCATCTGACCTGTAAATGGATTTCTTAGACCCCACTCATAAGATGTCAAGTCACCTTCCATGCCCTTTACACCACACTTAAAGATGTTTGGCTGGTCCATGTTACCCATGTCAAAGATGTCATACCTATAAGAATAAGCAGGTCCTCCATTTGGATGCATAATCTTATTACGCACTGGGTCATCATATCGAGAATCAACCTTAATTTGTACAGTTACACCATTTGGTGCCTGGAACTCTACAAACTGGAAGCCTGCTGACAAAGCATTCTTATGCAATGGCGACTGTACCTTCCTTACCATATCTATCTGGTCTCCATTAATTGTAAATGCTTTCCAACCACTTACAGTGTTAAGCACTGCCTTATGGAACTGAATAGCTCCTCGCTCACCTGTCTGGATTACAAATGTACGATCTTCCATACCAAGCTTTGCTGCTGACAACTCATAGAGAGCATCTTCAATAAGTTTCAATGAGAAGGTGTTATAAGTAAGAGTATTAGCTGCCTCCATCTGCTCATAAAGACCTGCTCCCATACGAATTACCTCACCACTCTTACCAATATTAAGGTACTCACCATTCATATTCCTATTTGAGCGACCATAAGCCAGCATATTGTTTTTATAATCACTCCACTGCTGCTCAAGCTCCCACTGCTCATAGTGCATCCACATGTTTACAGTGTCTTTCACATAGCGACCATTTGTCTCTTTTACAATAGGAATACCAAAGGCTACTTTCTTATTAATCATTGAGCCTGCTATCTTCGTATGAATACGAATGGTTGTAAACTCATTCCTCATTGCTATAGGACTTGAGAAGCGTACATCACCAACCTTACGAGAAAAGTCCTTTTCTACTGGGGCAAAGTCAACTGAGAACCTCTTTCCTGCAAGTAGCTCTTCTACTGGAATACCAGAGGTGATACCACCCATCAACTCTACTTTGTATACAGTGTTGGTTCCCTCATTCCTACCATCTGCAAGCACCCTAATAGGATATACTTCATTGCGCTCACCAACAATTACCTCACCATCAGCAAACCAATCTTCTGCAAACACCAAGTAGAATGGTTCACCATTCACACCAACATTTGCTCCATTACGTGAAGTTGCTGATACATCTATACCATCTGCATCCCTTGCCTCTACCAATGGAATGTTCCTTGATGAACTACCACAAATATCCCATGTGTACTCATCATCACTGTCAAAATACTTTGTTGGAAATTGTGACAAAAACGTTTCAAGGGTCTTACCTTTATGCCAAGCAAGCAGTTGTACCATTAAAGATGTTGCTTTCTGAGGCTGCATCTGGAAAATACCACCAAGATGGTTTGCCTTAGTTGTACCTTTCCAATGGTTAAATGTCTGCTTCTGGAATTTACCTAATTTTCCGGCCATTTTTTATTTACATTAAGCATTTATAAATCTGTTTTTCATGGTCTTACAAATCAAGTTTCATCCCCTTACTGATAAAGGAGTCTGGATCTTCCCTCTGATTGGTTATCATTCTTAGGTTACCATCCTTCGACCTTGATGTGTTGTTTAGGGTTTTCTCTAAATCTCTAAGACCTTTTTTCATTTCTTTCTTAACCTTACCTTTGGCAAAGGAATCAAAGTCCTTGAAGCCATTGGTCATTGCAAAGATGAGACCTGTGTATTTAAGAAGATCTGCTTTATGCTCCATTTCATACTTCTGAAGAGCTGTCAAATAATCTCCTGTTTCTGGGTCTTTATACACTGGTTTGGATATTGTTTCAAAGGCTTTTTTCCTAATATCATTGCTGATTTCCATATCACCAAACAGATTCTTGTCTTTCAAAAGAGATGTCTGCAACTGTTTTGCCTGCTTTGCTCTATCTGCCTTTTCCTCATCTGCTTGCTGCTGTGCCTCTTGAAGTAGTTTGTTGTACTCATTACTAAAGTATTCCTTGTTACTTAGCAAGGCTTCCTTAGCATCTTCAACATCTGTTCCTGCATTAATAGTTCTATCTGTGTACTTCTTTGCCTTGTCTGCTGACATTCCTTTATTCAAGAAGTCTTGGTAGATAAGATTATACCTCAACTGCTCTCCCTTCTCACTCTCCTCAGCAATAGCTGCATCTGTTATTTTGTTGATGTAGTCAAGAGTACTCTCATACTTCCTAATATCAGTTGGCTCTACTCCATTCTCAAGAGCCTTTGAAATCCTCTGTTGTTTTTCATCAAACCTGGCATTGATTTCTGCTTCTATCAAATCACTGAAAGACTCAGCATCAACTGCCTTCTTCACTGTCTCATCATCAAGGTTAGGAAAGATACCATCCACAGCCAAGGCGTTGGCAATGGAAGAGTAGAAGTTATTGTTTGGAGAAGTGCCATCTGCTTCCTCGTCAGTGACAGTATCTTCCTTACCTTCTTTATCTTTTCCACTACCTACGCTCTCTGGTGTCTCTTCCTCAAACATGGTCTCAGGGTCAACAACCTCAGTAGTTTCTTTCTCATTCTTTTCTTTATCAGAATTAAGAGGATTGTCATTATTCTCTTTTTCTGAGTTGTTTTGCTCTTCTTGAGCAGTAGTATCTTCTGGGTCTGTGAATAGAGTATCAATCTCATTCTCACCCAAAATATTGTCAAAACTTAATGCTTCCATACTTTTCTTCTCTTTAGTTCTACATTCTTCTTTTCCACAAAAGTACAAAAACATCAATGCTTAATATTATCCCTTATTTTTTCTCTAAGCCTTCATAAAAAATCCTCTTATACAGCTCATTACTTTACCACATCATTACTTTCTTTTTTCCTGGATAGTTCTTCTCCCAATAATCATCATTCTCCATTCCACTGCTAACTGTCTCTGAACTCCTTAAGTCACCATGACCAAGCACAAGTTTCTCTTCTCTATATAACATCAACTGCACAAGGCTCATCACTCTATCAAAGTTTCCTTGTGGATTCCATAGCACAAGTTCTTTCAGCAATGCTCTATTCTTTATTCTATAAAGATTTGGTATAGTCACTTCTATATTGTTTCCTTCTGCATCTGTCTTTATAATTATTACTGGTTTTCTCAACCATGTCTGTATCATCTTGAAAGCACCATTTATAATAGGTGTGGTAGCTCTAATTCCTACTGCCTTATTACCATATCCTATACCTCCTATCATATTTCTCTGCACAAGATATTCTGGTGTTTCTGCTAATAGATGTATTGAATTATGTGAACTAAAGTATGAGAACATTCCCATAATATTCTGCTCATACATACACCTACAATTATAAAACAAACATATCAACCTACATATTTCATAAAAGTCTTCTGCAAAAGGTGGTCTTCCAGTATATTCTGCTACTAACATGTCTGTCCATAAGTCCAATATAAAGATAGAACCTAATGACATTGTATTTGAAACATCACTGTCATAAGGGTCACAAGAACATATATACCTGCCAAAGGGTACCTTACCATCACTACCTTTCTTTGGCATCACAAATATCTCAATAGCTCCAGTCACTTTGTTATCTTTGGTAGGAAATTCTCTTATCGGAATATCTACAGTAGGATTAAACTTCACTTCTCCTGTCTTATTATCCTGCACAAGCTTTCCCACATAAGTGTCTGCATATTCATCTGGATTATTGTCTATCTGATTAAGTCTCTCATTAAGTTCTGTTACTGGAAACACATTACCATGACTTCTTATCATAGCTTCCTGTGGCACTATAGGATACTGAGATATACGCTTAGTAATAGTATTCACATCTATTGAACCGTACTTTGTTTTATATCTATCATATAATATTAGTAGTAATGCTTTTGTTATGTCCGAGTTTCCATTTTCATCTATACAATCATCTGCATAATTCATATAGGCTCCATAAAAGAAACAGCATTGTTTTCTTCCCTGACCTTCCTTATCATACACATTGTCAAGTGCTTCCATGTTATAACCTATTGGAGAATAGAACATCTCTGCAAATGAAGTGAAATCACTTTGGTCATCTCCTGCTGTTCCATAACAGAATATCTCTCCAAATACATCATTGCCTTGTTCTACTGAAGGTCTAATCATATTATACATGCTAAGGAGATTCTTAAAAATACCTGCCTCTTCAATAAGATACAACACTCCACGTGAACCATTCAATTTATCCTGATTTATTCCTGAGATAATTCCTGATACTGAGTTCTTACTTCCATATTCTATTTCACTTCCTGCCTTCTTATATCCCATCTTCCATTCCATCTCTTGGTCTGAGGATTTTAGTCTGTGTGAAGCAAACTGTGTGTACTTTGCACAATGGTCAAGATTGTCCTTGAATACCTTTAATATCATATTGGTATCCATCAGTTTTGTCCTATCCACCGCTGTTACCATACACTGCACTTCTTTTGAGTTTTCCTCTGACTCCCCTATTATACATCTTCTTGAAAGCAGTCCTGCACCAAATGATGTCTTTCCTCTTCCTCGTGAAGCTAATGCTGAAGCATGATGCCCATGTCTCCTGCCTTGGTTTAGATAGTGTGACATAAGGAATTGACCATCCCAAAATCTTGGATGGGCTACTGTTCTTATTGCTACTCCATTACTATTTTTCTCTACAAGGTGCATTGGGCAGAAGTTAAGCATCCAATAATAATCTCCTGTCACCCACATACCTGTGTCAGGATTACAATAGCCATTCCATCCTCTTCTTCTTTCCTCATACAACCATTTTCCAAAGTCACTATTTGGATTGGCATTAGGTCTAAGAGTTGTGTATCTTCCTTTATTCTTCTTGTATGCTAATGCTGATGGTCTGAAATAGTCACTTCCTTCAAGTATAGGTGGATGTGTTATATCTATTATTGCCCTACCTTCCTTATCTCTTGGTAATTCTGAAACCAATGGTCTGTCCTCAGACACCATCCATTTAATAAAAGGTACATTATTCAAGAAGTCCCACCACTGATCCTGTACCTCCTTTGGATATTTCTCTAAATGCAAATCCTCCAAAGGTGTCTGACACTTATTAAACTTTATATTCTCCATATTTATTTTATAATTAAAAAAAGCCTAAGTCGATTAAAACTTAGGCTATTGCAAACTTCTACTCTTACACTATCAACTTTGGTTTTCCTGGTAATATTAGTGATTCATCTTTCTCTATACCTTCAAACACATATTTTACATTTCTGTCAGAAATATAAAGATAATCCTTTGGCTCTCCTTTCTCATCATCAATAGTCTCAAATGGAAAGTTATAAGTCAAAACTGGATTATTATCCAAATCATTCTGTACAGAGTTTTTGTTATACTTCTTCACTGCAAAGTCATTAGGATTAATCATCACTTTGTCTCCAACCTTAATGTCTCTTACAACAGAGCCTACAGCTACTACTGTCTGCCATAGCTTTAAGTCTCCTTTGTTTGCTAAGATAACCCCACTATGTATCATATCCTTTTCAAACCTATCTGCTGTAATAAGCAAGTGGTCAAATAATGGCTTAATTTTGGTTACATGTAACATTTTGTTTCTCCTTTAATTTATTGTTATTAAATCCTTTCTTTAATGCTTTATATCTGTCAAGAGTAACACAGAACTTACCAAGTGAGGGTATATTTACATTTGGCTGTAACTCCATAAATTCCTCATCTGATAAATCTTTCTTCAGAGGCATAGAAGTTATGTGGTCCTTGACAGATTTCCAGTAAGCTTTGTATGTCTTATTGACAAGTTCTTTGCTGAGTCCTAATCTTTCTGATACCTTCAACACAATCTCATCATAGGTCATACAGCTTTTTTATTTTCCTTGAACAGTATAAGTAACTGAAAACACCCATTATCATCCTTTCTTATATTTGGTACAAGTCTTGGATTAAGAGTGTTGTGTACTATTATATTATTCTTTCTTAAGTTACTCATCACCACATAGAAGTGTTGCTGTGTCATTTGACATTCCTCTATCACCTTACCTTTGATTGTTTCACTCATAACCATACTATCAAGAATAGTAGGGTCGCTTATACTTTTTGACAACTCCCATCTTTGCTTTAAGAAGCTGGCTATAACATCTATCTCTCTATTGGTAAGATTTATGAATGGTCTGAGGAATATACACCACCACTTGAAGAACTCAATACCTGGAGAAGTAGAGATAGTCACTATATTGTTTGGCTTTGGCAGACCTTGCTTATTAACAGTATTATTCATGTCTCTCCTCCTTGCTGTTATATTCCATATCTTGAGGAATAGTCATTGCTTCCTCAATCTCACTTGCACAGTTTCCAATAAAATCACTTGAAAACTCCTTACTGCATTCAAGCACTTTAAAGAGATAATCAAGTCTCTTGTTCATAACAAATTGTTCCAATTCCTTATTTCTCTTTACAAGCTGCTTGTTCTGTTGCCATAACTGATTACAGGCATCATTAAGTTGCTCATATGTAAGTTTCTTCTGCTCTTCCATTTTATTCTCCTCCCTTAGTGTTTGTTATTACTTCTGTTTATCAGCTCCATTCTTAAATCATCCAATCTGTTCTCTTGATACAACTTTGCAAACAATAGTATAATAGAGTCTGCCTTACTGAGCCAATTTGGAAATGTAGGATACATAGCTCTGCATATCTCCCTCCATGATGGATCATTAGAAACTTTTATCTTCAGTTTATCATTTGACATTTGGAATATAGGTGACTTCCTAATGTCCCCAACCTCTTCTACATATTTATGGCCATATCTTTCTTTATACAGTTTTTCCCATTCATCAAAAGATGCTGTCTTGAAATCAGTACAGCCACAGTCCTCACAGCAATCCATACCAATGGAATCCTCATACTTTATTTTTAGGGAATAACACTTTGAACAGAAATCTACTGTGTCAAGTTCCATCTCATTTATATTCTCTTGCTTTACCATACTTGTATCTGATTAGATAGTTACACATTATTATATATACTACATTATCTATAATAAAGCATAATGAATGTTTCTTCTTCCTTAAGGATTTCAACTATATCTTCCTTCAGTATTGCACATTCAGGATAATCACTGTTATGACTATTGACTTTATTCAAAAGCTCTCTTAATGAAGATGCTTGTATATAGTCCATCTGTATTTTCTGTACAGTTTTGCCTTCTTGCTCACACATAAGCTACTTTCTTTTAGATGATGATTTTGTCCTTGCCACACTCTGTAGAGCATTAGCTCTCTTTGTAAGGTCTGCTGCCTGAGATTTTGCTACCTTAATAGCCCTATTCATTCTTGTCTTATCTCCAAGTATTTCTTGATAAGTTGCCATTACTCGGGCATCATCTTCAGCCTGCCATCTCAGTTCATCCCTGCTTCTTGTCTTTTTTATTGCCACCATAATATTTGATTTTACTTAAAGTTTTACTTTAACCAACTTTTATAACATGCTATTTTATAGCTATTTATAATCGTTGGTTTAAGTACTGCAAATATACAATTTTTCTTTTAAATTGGCATAGTAAATCTGTTAATACTTTTCATATTAACAAACTTTAAATGAGATATTTTAATTTGTCTTATTTACTTGTACTTACATTATTCAAATAATATATACCTTTGTATACATTAATTCACTCACACAAATTCAAATAATGAATTTACGTATTACATCATATTAATTTACATTTACTATGTTAAGTCTTCTCTACATTTACATAGCCTTCTATTATTTTTAGAAGCACAATTACTCCTACCAATTATTTAAATTAATAATTGCAATTTTATTGCAATAATGTTGCAATACTCCCCATTACATATCTTTAAATACATAACAAAGAAATTTCAATAAGCAAAAGAAGTTATAGTCATTAGTATATAATACAATAAAAAAATATCGCTAACAGCTTGATAAATAAGCTATTAGCGATACAATCAAATTTGAAGCATTTTCGTCTATTTGTGATTCCGTTGGGGTTCGAACCCAAGACCCACAGCTTAGAAGGCTGTTGCTCTAATCCAACTGAGCTACGGAACCTCTAAATCGACTGCAAAGGTAGTCTTTTAAATTTAAACTACCAAATTTTTAACAAGCTTTTTTTACT